TTTTAAAACAGTATTCTGTAGGTTTCCCACAGATTAAGGGTTAAGGACTGCATTATGTGGGTATTTTTTTCAAACGGAATGTTTAACAATTAAAATATAAACAACATGAACGTATATGATTTTGCACCTGACTTAGATTTGAGTAAGGAGGGAGAAGGTTCTATTTTTGGGGTAAGAGGAATAGGAGGTAGTGATGGTATAGTATATGCTAAGGTAGTTAGCTGTGCAGAAGTTAAGGATTACAGTTGTGAGGGGTGTATTTTTCATGATTGTTATAAGAATAAATGTTTATTATCGAGTAGTGATAGTTGTGTAGATGGGGACTGGCTTTGTAGGTACGAACAGGCTGCCATAGAGGGGGAGTAGGCGGCGCCTTGGACTAAGGCCTGCGGTCATAGGTGGAACGTAGGCCGGAGCCGGAATAGTTTATCGTGGAACGTAAAAAGAAAAATAAAGTGGAACAAACAATACATTACATTTGGATAGAATGGGTATCTTCTACAGGTTCGAAAAGTAGTAGGCTAATAGGTAACAGGTCTATGCCGGTATCAGATGCCAAAGGGATGATATTAAGATTGAGTGCCAAAGAAATGCTTAAATACAGACCAAGTTGGTTAAAGGACTGCGTTTGTATTAGCGTAAGCGCACAAAACATCAAGACTGGAAAGGTATTATATAGAAGAACTATAAACATAAAGAAGAAGGAGATAGCGATATGAAAAAGGCATTTAAGATATTTTCTATTATGTTTGTCATAGAAATAGTGCTGATAGCTATTTTAGATGCTATGGCGTAAGTGAGAAAAATTTCTTCATTAATTTTCTTATGCCTTAGACAAAGTGCTCCCGTCTGCGAAGATCGGAGCACTTACTTTATGGGATTCATGGTGCGGTAGGTCGGTTCGATTCCGGCGATCTCACACAACATTAAAAACAAAGGAGGAAAAAAAATGAAAGATGGTATTACATTACATCCAGAACACGGATTGAATCCGTCTATAGAAGTCTGCATGATATGTGGCGAAGAGATGGGGGTTGCTTTATTAGGGAATAACATCAAAGGGCAGGCGCCGCATTATATATGCACGGGAGAAATATGTGACAATTGCAAAAAGATAATAGATGACGGAGGTTGTTTTATTATCGAAGTCGAGGATGGATCAGATCGAAAGAATCCGTATCGTACAGGAAGATATTGTGCGATAAAGAAAGAAGCAGCAAAGAAAATACTTGGACAGGAACATAGTGTTGTGTACATGGAAAAGTCTGCGTACAGTCAAATAATACCACAAAAATAAAGAAAGATATGTTTACAAAAGAAGAGCGATTATTCATTTGGAAAAAGGTATATGAGATGATTGATTGGCAAGAGGATGGGGAATACATATGTGTTGCGTTAAGAAATGTAGTGTTTATGTATTTCAAAAAACATAAAAATATTTATGAGTTTCGTTCAGACGAAATGGTGAGAATATATTTCCCGGAATTGGAGGAGAAGATAGGTATGGCTACAGAACCAGAGGAAACAAGAACGTTTTATGGGTGGTTTGGTTGTATTAGCCCAGAAACGAAGGAGGTAAGGTTGAATATTGTGAAAGATATTATAAAAGAATTAGGATAGTATTTTTGTTAATCTATTTTATTCATCAAATTAAGTTTTTGGGTTTTGGCATGTCGGTTCGTGAGAATAGGCATGTCTATTTCTGTATCATAGAGGAGATGACGCGGCGTGCCGGTATGTATGTGTCGGTCCTGGTTCGATTCTGGGCATTTCACAAACAATAAAACATAATTATATGGAAGTAATAACATTCGGTCCGGACATGGATTTGTCTTCTAAAGAAGTAGGAGATGTATTTAGATTAAAATTGCATGGCATAGAGTATGATGTCAAAGTGGTTGGTGACGACGAAGACCCTCTTATGTTCTGCAAAGATTGTATATTTTTTAACGACTCCGAACGGTGTTCGCTCTCAGAATCGCAAGACTGGTGTTTGAAAAAGCAAGTTGTTTACTGTAAAAACATGATGGGGAAATTTAATACGAAAGACGCCAATTTCTTATGGCGTCAAATTGGTAGGATTGATGGGGTGATAGAAACTCTGAACCGTACCGAAGGAGAGATGCCGGAAATTATAGCCGGAGTGCTAAAAAGAATAAGAGACGATATAGATAAGTTTGTAGATAATAAAACGAAAGATTATGAGAATATACAAGAATGATATTATAAAGGCGTCAGCGATAAGCACAAACGACGAAAGGGGATTATTGCTGTGTTCAATAACAGATTCAGGTTTTACGTCTATAGCGGGTGTAATATCGGCCGTTAAAGACAAGTTACCAAACGAAGATCACAAGAAGATGGTTTTTGAAATCTTGAATGATACGAAAAAAAGAGTACGGAAGATATAATAATTGCGGAACAAAAGTATTGTAATAAAGAGTAGAAAACAATATGTTTATGTAATATTAGTTTTTTCATTTTTATTGAAAGGAGCGCCGGCCTGTGAAGGTATGCGCTCTTTGTATTTGTATAATACATAAAACAATAATAATATGACAGATAATAACATAGATGTGAATATCGTACCTGTAAGGAATGGTGCGAAACGAGTTGTGGTATCATATTATCATTATTCACGCAAGGACAAAAATCACATGAGTTCTCAAACGGATTACGTGTGGGAAACAAAGAATGAAGAAATGTTTAAATACTTTGAGGCCAGGAGGACAAAAGTATTTTATAGTCAGATTCGTGCCATGTGTAGATTCTATGGCAAGAAAAATGTACGTAAATACAAAAAGTTATGATATTAAAAACAACAACCAACGAATTTTGTTTCATTAACGTAAGTTTTTATGAAACAGTAGCAGACCCGCGTCATTTCTTTTCACAGGAATATGATGAGATGCCGGAATATGAAGAAGAATCAAATTTTGATTTTGATTCTTATTGTAATGCGTTCATACCTTATGTGCAAAAATGGGCGGACGAGGTTAAAGAACGTCTTTTAGTATATGGTGTAAAGGATATAAAGGTAATATCGGTAGGACATCCAAAAGATCGCAATTATGGTACTGATTGGATGGATGTAAGGATAGAGTTTTGTGATGAATGGAGGCAAAAGATGTTATCTAACATTGGTAAGATTATTAATGATGATAAATGCAAGAAGTATGCGGAGGCTAATTATCGGCCGGTATCAGGATACATCTTTTTAGGGCCTGAAGATTTAAAGGAATTTGAAAAGAAAATAATAGAAAGAAAGTCGGATTCTGGATATGATGTAACAATATTATTAAATATGTATCTAACTTTGGCTTTTGTAAAAGAATTTGGATTTAAAGCCGGAGAAGCGTGGAGTGAAATAACAGAATATGCTTACGGATGTTTGTCGTATTCCGATTTTGCAACAACAGAGATGCTTATACCAGAAGGTTCGGAGCATTTATTCAAAGACATTTACACGGCAAAGGCCGACGAATTATATCATCATGTCCTGGATAAATTCGGATGGGCGTGGCGTGATCCGAAATATAAGTCAGAAACAGAATTATGCGCGATGCTAAAGTGGGCAAAAGAAAAAGGCTTGACCATTGAAGAGTTAAGTATTTAATTGTTAAACATAAGGCAGTAGTGGTGCGTGAGTATAGGTGCTGCCGTTAAAATATTTTATAAGATGAAAAAAGAAGAGATTCAAACTATTTTATACACAATCAAAGAAGGAGACAGTATTAAGATCAAAGTACAAGACAAAAGTGAAGAGATAAGACTGCGGGATCATGTAAGAAGAGTACAGAAATACGGATACAGGTTTTGTTTGTCTCATTTGCATGATGGAATTTTCTATCTGGAGAAGTTAGAAGAAGGGGATAAGGATAAATACTATAGAGTAATAAACAGAGGAAATGGAAAGACCGGAGTATAATAAGCTACGCAAAATGGCTAAGACTACTCCAGGTCTAATAGTGGACGAGGCGCAAAACATGATGCGTGTATCGCTATACGATAATGGGGAACTTAAGAAGGTGGTAGTGGTAATGAAATGCGATTCTTTTTTGCAGTCAAAAAGTAACATAGAAAAGATAATGTTATTATCATCTTCTATAGAAGATAGAAAAAACAAAGAAAAAAATAAAACAAAATCAGAAAATGAACAGAATAACAAAAATAAGAGAAGAAATAGGAGGAAAACAGGTTGATTTAACCTTTTACGGGCGCTTTTGCGGCCTTATCGAAGGTGATAGAAAGATAATACTAAAGGCAATAAAAAACGGTCGTAAGAAGGGCGTAATCGGAGCCATTCAGCCTGGGAGACATGATCGAATTTGGACCACATGGTCTATTGCTTTTGATGATTTGAAGGTAGGGGATACAGTAGAGTTCACTACATCTGGAAAATATAATCCCGGATTTCATACTACGGAGACGTATGTAGGATGTGTAGAATGGATAAAAGGATCGGAATGTGCGATAAAAACCGGCAATGGAATGGCGGTAGTATTAATTAAACACGTGGAAAGGGTGGTAAAATGATGGATTTAAGAATGTTTATAGACCTATTTCAGGAGATTGAGGTAGAGAACTTGTTTAAAGCGTTAGATTTATGTATGGAATATGCAAGATTAGATTTACATGTGTTTAATATAGGAGCTCATGTAACATGTTCATACAGTAATGATCTTGAATCGCTTTCACAGGCAGAAGGTTGTAATGTGAATATGATAATAGAGGTGCCTCGCTTATTCGAAGCGTTCATGGAATACGCTTCACCGGAAATGAAGTTGTATTATGAAAAACTAACAGAGACAGTATAATATGAAAGAGGAAGTAGAACGGATAAAGAGGTTGGTTGGCATAGATCATAATAGATGGGAGCAGCCTTGTACATGTGATAAATGCAAGAACATGTGTAAAGTTTCTTGTATTGGTACGCCAAAAGACATAGAAGCCATCATAGATGCCGGATATGCTGACAGGCTAAAAGAGACAATGTGGATGGTGGGGTATCTTGCAGTGAAAGAAAAACCAATAGCGATGATCCAGCCAACAGAGAAAGACGGGTGGTGCGTGTTCCGCCGGCCAGACGGTCTCTGCGAGCTGCATGACTGTGGACTGAAGCCGACTGAAGGAGTTCTGGCTTCTTGTAAGGTGATTGAAGAAGACAATGCTCCAACATATGAAACATCTGTACTTAGAGCAGTAGCTCATGAGTGGGTTAAGGTGGAGAACTTCGCAACTATAATGAGAGTCGTTTTTAAATACTTGCATGAAAATGAACGTGGAAAATAAATTAGACAAAGTGGTTAAGATCCTAAAAGAAAAAGGATTTGTAGTATATAGAAAGGGCGGGAAGGAGCCAGGTGTGTTTTACGCCAAAGAAGGTGACAGTCGAATAGGATTCGTTTATCCTAACAACGGATATATATACGACAGGATAAAAATATGGTCTTTTTCAAGAATATACAAACCACATAAGAAAACCGGATCTTCGTGCTTAATGTGTGTCAGCGACGAATTTACGATAGAAAATGCGATTAAGAACATAGAGGATAGACTGTGGGTGAATTACATAAAAGACGGTAACAGAAAACGACCAGAAGAATATAAAAATATAAGAGAATTTGTTGGTAGCTTCACTAAATTCTACAGCTCTGTAGAATTAGTTGAAGTAAAATAGTTTTCCATGTAAGTCAGTTACCGGCACTGGTCTGCGAAGATAGGTGCCGTTTTTTTTATTCAAGAAAAGAGGACAAATATGGAGAAAAGAGACAAGAAGATGCCTTACGAGGTAGTCATACAGGAAAGAAAAAGAGTGGATTTGTACGGTAACGTAGTGTATTATATCCATTGGTTTGATAAATATGGGTACAATATCACAAACGAATGGAAATTCTGGAGCAAGGGTCCGAAAAAGAAATACGATAGAGTTAATCGTTATCTAACGGATAGTTGGTTGAAGGAATACTGTGGGAATAACGATTTAAAGATAAGGAGAATAAAGGAATGAAAAAGATAAAAGTAGACAAAGTGATATTATATTACATGGATCGGGTAGACCCTGACGGGAACCTATACCGGTTCTATGTATATAAAGACATGGCATCTGAAATAGAATACTTTTGCACGGAAGAGACAGGTAATATGACTATACCAATCGGAGAAGGAGAGTATGTCAAGATCGTACCAAAAAAAATAGAGAAAATACCGGTAAGGGGATATAGGAAGCTTACTGGAATATGGAATCGTGAAACATGTAACGGGAAGGGATGGTACAGGCTTTTTAATTATTTCAAATACAAGCCGACCCTATGTTATTTTAAAAAAAGCGGGACATGATGAAAATGGGAACACAAGATACGAAATATCATTATTTAATAACATTATAAATGTGACAAGGTATTTCAATCTGTGGAGAATGAAGCCAGGAAAGTATGTTATGGTAACAAACGAGTGTGGTGCCTTGGATGTTATAAAAGAAAAATTCGATAACATAAATATAGTGGAATATGGATCTGAATGAATTGTACAAAGAAATAGAAAAAGCAGAGGTTGATCTGAATGCAAAAAGATTAAAGTACATCAAAGAGGCATTAGTGGAGAACGGTGGAAGTATAAAGCTAAAATTCAAAGAATTTAAAGAGTTTAAAGAAGCTAATGATGCGTTTGACTTCGATGATCAGTTTCCGGTGATAATAGAAATTGCTGGGATTCCTATGTATTTAACGGAAGTGTATGTCAAAAAAACGATTTTCGTATAGTTCTGCTGGATTATGATGATATGACTTTAGGTGATTATGATAATACAGGGGAAAATGAACAGGTTGCTTATTTTATTAACTATTGTTTAAATCAAGACAAAGATGGGAAAGAGTAGAAAAGATTATGAGAAGTTTCTTAACTCCATATCTCCAGATAGAGACGATGAAACATGGATCATTGGAGGAAAGAACAGGTATTGCGGTAGAGAGAATTACGGCACTATGATCAAAAGGTATGATCCTATTGGTTTTAACGTAGGGTACAGGGAGTGGGCAGAACAGCCAGGGTAAGGTGGAGCCTGCCCTGCCATGAGGTCGGCCTGGCTGTCTGTGGCCAGGGTCGTATATTAGTCAGATGGTGAACAATGAAAACGATACAAATATTATGAATTTAGGCAATCATATACCTAAAATAATAGCTTATGACATTTAAAGAATTTATGAAAGAAGTAGGCTATGACCCAATGACTACCTTTTGGGAAGATTTCAGCATAGCCGACAAGTATGGTATAGCAGGTGTCAAGGATACCTACAAACGTGCATTCAGTGAATGGAAAGATGATTATAAGTTTTTCACGGAATTAACGCTTGTATTGAATCATAAAATCTGGCAACATTATGAAAGCAATCGTAAACTGGCTGCACTGTATGACCGGTTGTGGCGAGAAGCTGACGAGTATGCCATGAACAACTTTAAGGGAGAAGAACTTGATTATTATTACAGAATAACAGATTAATATTATGACAGCAGCAGAAAAATTAAGAACTATTTAAAATATAAAGACATGGAAGACAATCTTATTACAACAAAAGAAGTAGGCGATTATCGCATTAAAGTGTATTATTGCCGTGATTCAGAATGTCCTATAACTAATTGGGGTTTGTTTGGGTCATTCTTTTTTGAATACTCTGATATGCATCGATTGCATGATGAATGCAATTGGAAAACTTTCTTCTACGATAACAAGCATAATCTTAGAGATGTTATTGATGCTATTGTAATGAAGCATATAGAACAGAAAGACATTGTAAAATATTTAAAGAAAGGGGAAGCGAATGGGATCTCATTCACATACAACAGAGGTAGCAATGTATGGGAGTTGAAGCATAAGACAAGTCCATATATAGATCAAGAGTTTTCACCAAGTGATTTGAAGGACTTTGATTGCAGAGGAGAATTAATAGAGGATCTGGATGATGAAGACCTGTTAGATATCATATCCAAATATGGAAAAGATGTGGTAGTTATAGAGTGGTCGACAAGGGGTTATAATCAAGGTGATTATATAAAAGGGATAGCATACGTTACAAAAGAAAAATATGATAATGAAGTCTGCAACAAAGAAGGAGACTGGAAAGAAGATTGTGCCAAGATTATAGATAATGAGGTAAAGTTCATAGGTATGTGGATGTGGGGAGATGTAAAAGGGTACGTTCTTGAAAAGAAGGTAGCATTTACCAAGAAATACAAAGACGAATCAAGAGAGGATGAAGATTGCGAAGAATGGGAAGAGGTTGATTCTTGCTGGGGATGTTATGAGGAGACAGATGAATTGATAAAGGAAGTCATGATAGAGAATGATTTAGAAGAATAGGTTATAATGGCTGATAGCGACGGACGCCACAGGAGACAGGTGGGTAAAGTGCGAAGAGCTCCGGTTCAGGGGAGACGGGGCCTGCTTTGCGTGGCGTAAGGCTACAGTAGATGAAATTGTTGAACATTTTAAAAACAGATAATTATGGGATATATATGTACAAGATGTGGTGGAACAAATGTTGTCTGTGAAGCCATAGTAAATCCGAATACCAGAGAAATAATAGATTATTTTGATGGATCTTTCGCGCATGCTATTTGCGCGGGTTGTGAAAATGAGGTAATAATATCTAACGTTGAAGGAGTCAAACATGAAATTGATTTAAGGTTTCATGAATTTGTAGAAAGAACAGGGAAGGAGCCTGAATACGTAGAATGTCAGATTGTACGGAAAGAGACAGGAGATGAACAAAGAAAGACAATGAAACTATCATTGAGCATCAACGATGATGACAATGATGATGTTTTTTGTTACTGCAATGGGATAGAATCGTTTAAGCAACTTGCTGAATACGGAATGGGAGAATTTATCGTAACATTTTGTTGGAGTTTCTTTTAAGAAACATATTTAGTTATCATTTTTAATAACATATCTTATGAAAACACAAGAAGAATATGCCCATGAAATTGACGAAATCGTTCGTCGGGATGTGGAGAGTTGCCAGAGTGACTGGTTTAAAATCGACAAGGAAATATTTATGCAACCGAAAAACAAGAATAAGATATTTATTCTTGGAACCCGAAAGACCGGATGTGATTTAATAATACTAGGTGGCACTAATTGTGATGAAGGTAGTATGGATTGGCTTTTTGGGAGTCTTGGCAATGAAAATTTCTATGTATGTCAGCCGTTATCTTTCTATAAATCACAACGAGAAATCCAGAAAGTAAATCCGCTTTATGCTTTCAAGGTGGCCACTGCTTATTTTAGAGAACAAGGGAAGGTTCCGGTATTTGAAGATAGTAACTGTAGATTAATAAAACTATGAGCATAAAAGCAAGATGGGATTACAATCGTTGCTTTAAGGATGAATCACTGGACAAGGATTTGTTCGTAGAAAAATACGGACGGGTAATGGGTGAACATTATTATAACAAGTTTGTCCATGAATTTGACGGAAATATTCTGAAGATGGTTGGTTACTTCAGAGGTTCCGAAAAAGAGGGGCAAGTCTTCTGCGATATGATAACCGAACGTATTGAAAAATACGAAAAGAGAATGTCATATGATAAAGGTAAGTTAAACAATTAAAAAGATATTTATATGAACAATTTAATGGTCGCTCACTTGTGGGCTCATGAACAAGAAGAATCAGCATCAGGGAGCAATTTCTTCTTTGAAGGTACAAGTATTTATTCTTATGGGCATCACTTTGAAGTCGGGAGAATAGTAAAAAACAAACAAGGGAAGAAAGCATACCTGATAAATGAAGATTATTATTCTGTTACCACGAGCAAACATCAATGCTATGTTCGTAATGCGATACCAACTTGGGCAATGGTTTTCAGTGTAGGGGATAATATATCGGATACTGGTAATATGAGGTTTGTTGCCAGCAAACTGGAATCAATTAAGAAGTCTATTGAAAAATACAAAAGAGCTAAAACAGAATTATCTTATACAGATATTTGGGGCGCTTTTGGGAATATGATGGATTACATTCAGTTCTTTAACATGGGAACTGCTAAGAGTATCCTTAAAAAGAGTGCTAATGATTGGCTTGGAACCAATCATGAATTATCCAAGAGCGAAGATAGTATCAAGCGTAAGCACGTACATGAATTAAAACGCATCTTTCAAATTTTATTAGATCATCAAGGATTAAAAGTGTTAGGGACCGTAAATGTGATTGTTGATGAAGTTTGCGGGGAAGGTACATGGATTAAGTATTCAGAAAGATCTGAAAGATGGAGAAAGGGTGAGGAAGAAAGAGAAAGAATAAAATTAGAGAGATTAAGAAAGGAAGAAGAAGCCCGTTACAAGGATTTTGATGAAAAACTGGAAGAGTGGAAGTCAGGAGAAATCAATTTCTTGAATACACCTTTCTATATTCCTGGTGAAAAACCTAACGCCTGGATCCGTATAAAAGGAAATATTATTGAGACAAGTAAACAGATAAAGATTGGAATAGCAGAAGCCAGAAAACTGTGGCGGGCTGTGTCGGCAATGCACCGGGGCGCCGAGTTTCGGCACGGTCTGGTGGAGGACGTCACCGGCCACCAGTGGAGTCTAAATCGGTACGAAAACGATTTGTTAACCGCTGGATGTCATCGGATAGCATATAACGAAATGGAGAGAATAGCTAAACAACTGGGATGGGTGTAAGTAGCCCATCCTATTTTATAACAATTAAAAACGAAAAAATATGGAAAATTCAATTGTTGTTCCGTTTGATTTAAATACGGCGAGAAAAATTAAAAGCGGAGAAATAGAAGGTTTGGTATTAATTAATGATATTGAAATAGAATTTGTATATGAGTCGAAAAACTGTTCAGGTCCTTATAATTTACTTTTTGTAAAAAAAAGATGAATCTGGGATAAGTGCTATATATGCCGATACAGAAGGTCGTACTTTTTTCAACAACGATCTGGAATTGGAAGTAGAGGCTGGAGCGTATTTCAAGAAAGGAGATATATTAATAAGCACGCTTGGGAACCCATTTATATATAATGGTATTATTAATAGAGAAGGAGATATGGAGTGCATATATGGTATATCGGCATATGGCGAGATTACATCTGAAGAAGTTCCAATATGGACAAGTGTGCGTAGTGAGGATAAATCCAAGTATGTTAGATTAGCCACAGAGGAAGAGAAAAAATCTTTTGCTGAAAGAATTGCTAATACAGAAAACTTTGAAAAAGCAAAAATCATAATAAAAAAATATCTAAGTAAGTACGAATATTTACTTGACGAACAAAAGAAATACGATTTTAAGCCATTCGATCAAGTATTGGTGAGAGCAAGCAATTTGGGAAATTGGAATCTACACTTATTTGCCAGAGTAAGAGAAGAAGAATACAAATATGAATGCTTGGGAGGTTTGAGATACAAAGAGTGTATTCCATACCAAGGAAATGAGCATCTTTTAGGAACCAATAAAAACAAATAAGATTATGGAACAGAAAACAGTAACAATTCCGTTTGATTTAGAAACGGCGAAAAGAATAAACATAGGGGGAATAGTAGGTCGGATTGTGACAGAGAAAGGACGAAATAGAGCAGAAATAGTATATGAAGACAATTCGTCAAGTTGTCCGTTATTGGTTGTAATTCATTGGGTTGAAGCACAGATGCATGTCATTTGCAATCTCACTGACGGAACATGATATCGTACAATTGCTTGACGATGATAGCCGTGAAGAATCCGGAAGTGGGACATATTACGAACGTGAATGTGATGCGCTGTTTGACATTGACGGACGCGGCAATACGGAACGCCTTGTAGCCAGAAATCCAAAATTGAGAAATCTGCTGGAAGATGGCGAGTATATACCATCTCTTGGTCAATTAAATTTAATGGCCCATTATATGAACGAACTAAACAAAGCATTCGCTTATGTTTCGGCATCTCCCCTCTCCTCGACGTGGTATTGGTCCAGTACTGAGAGCAGCCAGGCCGTCGCGTGGTACGTGGTCTTCTCCAGTGGCCTCACGGGCACCGGCAACAAGCACATCGGAGACATGGTTCGGGCGGTAATTGATTTTTAAAAAGGATTACAATGATAACATCGGTAAAAATAAAAGACAATACAAAAACTCCATTTGAATATGTTTCGGATATAGAAGCATTTGAAAATGGCAAGAAATTTATTTTCAAGCCAGGAGTGAATGTAATTATAGGTAAAAACGGTAGCGGAAAATCAACCTTGCTTAACATCATATCAATGTATGCGTTATGCGAGAAGTCCATGTGCTCTGAAATGCCGGCTGAGGCGCTGGATTTTCCACCTATATTTGATGATGATGACAAGGTTCTTGATGGGATTGACATATCATCTGATTATGCAGGGAAAGTATTCCGTTTATTGCCATCGGCGGAGATGAATCGAGATAGCGTATTGAAAAACATCAGCAATTTCGATTTGTATGTGAATAATATTCGAAAATCTTATGGAGAGAAAGTGGTGTTATCATTGGAATCGCTTTTCAATTTAATGTTCAGTCAGAAGGATTATACATTTCCAATACAAGATCTTGTAGAATACAAGAAAAAATCAAATGCGTTTTGGATTAAAAGAATTGATAACCTGTTGAAGTATTATGGAAGAAACCGCATAACATTAACAAAAAGCAGTTTTGAATACACGGTTCTCATGGATGAGCCAGACAGGAATCTTGATATTGATAACATAATGCAAATTTATAATGTATTGTCATTCCATAAACCACAAACACAAATTATAGCCATAGTACACAATCCGGCATTGATTTACAAGTTAAGCAAATTAGATTGTGTGAATTTCATAGAGATGACAGAAGGATATCTTAGTAAAACTTGTATATTTATGTCTAATTAAATATTTTCAACAATGAGCTATTTTGTATTAATGGGGAGAAGAATCCCAAAGCAAGCCATAACAGGCTTCAGATTCCAAAATGAAACAGACAACATTCGTCCTTTCCTATCAATCAGGATAAGAGGGAAGGAGGAAATTATACCCTTTAAAGATAAAAAGGAGATACAGTCCGTAAAAGCGCATCTGTGTTCTATCTTCTCCGGATTTGTAAAAATAGGCGACTGGTATCTCAAGATGTCGGAAGTTAAGGAGTATAAGCCGGTGACTGCCGAAGATATGAATCCTTACATCTTATTTAAAACATCTAAGTTCGGAAACATAAAGGTTCGTTTCCAAAAAGATGAAGATATGAATGCAGAATTATTGGTATTGGATCAACTTTTTGATGTGGAATAAATTAGTAATCACCTTTTATAAATCAAGCTATGACTTGGAAAGAATTGAAAGACAAAATATCCCTTATGACGGAAGAAGAGCAACGACAAGAAGTTGCAGTATGGGGAGAAAATATGAATCTAATGAAAGATTGTTCCTTGGAGAAAACAGACGAGGATATGTACTACAACTCTGAATGGGATTATACTTGTGAAGAGAGTGAATTGGAACCGGAAGACAAGAATGACCCTGATGTACATAAGGTATATGAAGCAGGAATGCATTATATTTATTCAAATTGATTTTAAAACAAACTAAAGATATGAAACCGATATTAAACATAGAAGACATCCACAAATTGAAGATGGATGAAAAGTTAATTGAATGTATAGCAGGGAAAGTGAATTATTACAGATTCTTGTGTTTTCATCCGAGAAATTCCAATTTTGTGATTTTACTAAATCATTGTGAAGAACCTGTACGGTTTTATTATAATAGCCTGATAGACAGATTTTTTACGGATTATACGCAACGTGATATTATCACCTATCGTAAGGAATACGCCTTAAAGGAAATAAAGGAATTTGAACAAGCATTATCTGAATTAGAAGGTAAGGATAATTTAGAAGATTAAATAACAACTAAAAAGAACTAAGTCATGGATAACGAGTATGTCTACTACAATAAACTAATACCTAAAGAGCCTATTTTTGTGGATGAAATAGAAGCCAGCCTCCCGATGTGGGAAAATAGACCGCCAGCATGTAAAGGTTCTTCTTGCAAATCCGGAAGAAGCGAAAAACAGATCAAGAAAGATCGTAAGAAGAAGAAAATGAATAAACGTAATCGTAAAAAATAAGTGAGCTATGACAGCCGAGAAGTTTAAATCTATTTGCAAAGAGAAAGGAATAACTTGGAATGATCTTGTCCGCATTAGGGTTATCAAACCAAAGAAATTTCTCGGATTCTTTAGGCAATTAACAGGTATAACAATCGAAGGTGCATTCAATAGATGTTCTGCTTGTGTTGAAATAATGGCTAATGATGACAACGGTGTTTCAATGATGCACTATATTGATTACGAAGATATTATAGGAGTTGAATTAATTAAAAATTAAAAATAATTGAGTGAACAGTTTGCAAAAATCAGTACGAATGCGTTGTTAGGATTATCAACATCCGCCACATAAGAACCATCTAATCCCGTAAATATCGTGATGCGTTGGTAGTATGTGTACAGATAGCAAGCAGGCGTTGGGATAAAGCATTTGGCAAACATTCACTCTAAATAAGAAATAGTAGATATGAATACAGAATTTGAAAACATGGCTTTGCTGAATATAGAAGACTACAATGAGCTTAAAGCTAAAGCCGAAGCAACAGATGAGCAGATAAAGAAACAAGCCGAAGAAATGGCTAAGCCTGAAGTTGTCACATTGAAAGTGTGCTTTGATACATACGGATTATTATACAGGCCAAATACTTGTGTTGATGTTGAAATACCATTCTATGATGATGAAAAAATCAGAGATATGCTTAACAAAGCAAGTGCTGATATAATGAAATGGTGCGACAAAAATATGGTAAAATACAACAAAGAACTCAAAGAATCCAGATCTACAAAAAAACATTGCGAAGGGCTAAGAAAGCATATCGCAAATCTCGAAAGGCGCCTCTTAAAGCATGCATTGGCAAACGTTATTTTATCTATTATATCAGTTGCGGCTATAATTGCTCTTTTCACATTAATTCAAAACTAAATAGACATGGAACAAGAATATGCTATTCCTCTTTTTAAAGCTGGTGCAGAGTGGCGCATTAACAGCGTGTGGCATTCTATAACAGTAATTCCAGATTGCCACCGTTTTATTGTGTTTCTCCCTAAGAAATCAACAATAGGATCAAAGAATCCAATTATGGGTATATTGGAAGAGAACAAAACTTTTATATCCAGCCGTCCAGGATGTATTTTATACAGATTAGATGAAATGGAATCATGGGCTTATTTGGATGATCTATTACCCTAAGTAATTATATACTCAATTTTAAAAGTTAGAATTATGAAAAAATATTTAACAGACAAAGAAAAAGAGGAAAGAATGAATTACCTTACCATCCATAAATGTAAAAACGAGGATGAACGTAAAGAGTTAAAAGAATTATGTGATTGGTATTTTAAGGATACTCCTACATTAACTATGTCTTTTTCTTTAACAGAAGAAGATTTTCGGGTAACAATGGAAAGGGACGTGGAGTTGTCGGAGGTAGCCGGAGCGGTAAAGAATCAACACCATAAGAAGAAAATTTGAAAGGTTATGACCGACAGAGAACTTCTTGAAGAAAACAATAAGATGTTAAAGGAAATTCTAAGTTTTGTGAGAAAAGTTGACTCTGTTGAATACAGGGATCATCAAGACTTTATGGAATTTCTTAGAAATGTGGCGGCCGATATATGGGTGGAATATACGGAGCCCGAACAAAGAGGTAGATTGTTTAATTTAATAAATAAAAAGAAATGAAAACAGTTTTTGATTTAAGCAGAGATGAGATTGTGTCATTGACATGCAAAGAGATATATCTGTATATAGACAAAGAGCTTGCTGGTAAAGGTATTCCAATTGAAGCTAAAAACTGGAATATAAAGAACGAAAAAGAAGTCGTGTATCCAAGAACTGGAGTTCCAGTATTTATGTTAAAAGATGTCGGCATCGGTTTTAGAACCATAGAAGGTGCAACAGAGGTGGCTAATTTGCTTGTTAAATATAATGCATTTAAAATAGAATCAAGGTTTCCGACAGGATCGTATGAACAGTTTTGGATCATAAATGGAAGTGTTTGCCCAGCCATTACAGGAGAAGCAGGATATAGCAAGGAAGAGTTTGATAAGGTAAACAAGGAAAACCAAGATCCAGAATTGGAAAGTATAAATTCCTTCAATGATACTGTGAAAAAAGCCAATGAAATTAAAGACAGGGTGTTGAAATACGTGTACAACATAAAACAAGAGCGTTCATATAACAATGACCTGGTTGGTATCTTTGAAAGGTATAAAGATATAGCAGACGGTGATATGGAGGTAGCTATGAATTTTATTAAGGAGGCCTATCCATTCAATGAAGAAACAGAATCGTTTATCAGGAAAAAGTTTGACATGCCTATGCCGGACGAATCAAAAGAGTAGTAATTAAGCTAAATTAAATCATTTTGAATCTTTTTTATTATCAAAAGACATATCTTTGTCCAAAAAACAAACAAAATGGAAGAAAAAGAGATAAAAGAAGCTATGATTGAAGCCCTGACGCACTTAGAGGGGTGTAAGTATTTCGTAGCCACGATAGTAAATGAAGAGGAAAGAAGATTTGATATGAGCCTAAGAATGTCACAGCATCAATTGGCGTTAATTATAAAAGGCATCTTATCTAATAATGAGATGATGATGATGGATGTTTTGCAGTGGTGTTCTGAAAGATTTAAAAATAGTATAGAGAAAGGAAAGAAATCAACTAATTAAATATTAATACAATGAATCGCTGGTTTGAAATTACGGTAAAAGCCGAGATTGATAATATCGAGAACGGCAAAAAAAAGAAAGTAACTGAAAAGTATTTGGTAGATGCCTTGTCTTATACAGAGGCAGAATCAAGATCTTTAGAGATTTTCAAGGATTTATTTCAAGTGTTCGACATTATTAAAATAAATCCTATTAAAGTGTCGGAAATCTTCTTCAACGGAGAAGCTGAGTACTGGTATAAGTGTAAGGTGAATTACATTACACTGGATGAAAAGAAAGGTAAAGAAAAGAAAACGCCATGCTATATGTATGTCCAGGCCGGCAATCCGAAAGACGCTGAGGCTGTGTTAACTAAAGGTATGCAGGGCACGTTAGGAGACTGGAATTGCGAAGCTATTGCTGAAACGAAGATCATTGATGTATTCAAATACGATCTTCAGAAGGGAGCTGAAAAATTAGGCGAGAAGAAGAGTGAAGAGTAAGGCTGATGTAGTTTCCAACATAGCGCTTGTTGTGGCGATAATATCATTGCTTTCAGCAGGCGCTTTCCTTTTGGTAGTGATTAAGACAGACGAGGTATCTAAATTATTAATGAACGTACCTTATCTACTGGCTTCAGCGGGATTGTTCTTTTCAATAATATCATTATTATTCGAATGGAAAGCAAGGAAAAGAAGCTATACGTCTGCGAACGATGCGGACGAAAAGTGATGATAAGAAGTCATGGCTTATGCCAGGCTTGTAGGAGCAAAGAGTTGACTCCGAAGAAAAAAAACAGAATTACATCCATTAAAAACAGCAGCAAGAAGAAAAAGTTAGAGAACCCGGATTTATCTGGGTTTTTTCGTCTTATGTTGGAGGAGTTGGGTAGCATTCGAATGTCTATGACTGGTAAGGCTATTCATTTTCCTACAGTATGTAACGTCTGTCACATACTTCCAAAAAGGATATATAAGTCGGTTGCCACTTGCAGAGATAATATAGTTTTTCTACATGAATCGGAGCATACGGTATTCGACATGTATCTTGACCGGATGGAATTTGATAAACTTGAAACAGAATTTCCTTTTGTATGGAAGTATGCGGTAAAGAAGGTGCTGGATATGGAAAGCAGGGGGATGATTAAAGAAAGAGGTAGATTAATTATTGAAATAATTGACAGATATGAGAAAGCTTTATAAAATAAGAATAGAAGCTGACAATGAAACTATCTTTTATGCTCACATACAAAGAGAGAGTTATGGTAAGGATATAGCTATCGCAGTGAAAGATAAAGATAAAGATGAAGTGGAAACAGTGTTACATTGTATTAAAGAAGAATTGATTAGAGGAAGATCATGAAAGAGAAGATAAAAATATTGACAGATTTAGGGTTTGCGCCTATGGTAGAAGGAGAAGGAAATACGTTGTTTAGAATGAACGATATTGTGATGTCGGTGTCAGATCCTAACCAAACACCAGAGCAGTTGAAGAAGGAGGTTATGTCTTTAATAAAGAACAGAGACATAGCAGAAAAAGGTGGACAGGTTCCAGTAGTTGAAGAGCCGGCGCCTGAGCCAGAGCAGGCCCAGAAGGAGGAACCGGAAGCTCAGGCGGAGGAAGCCGCTCCTAACCCTGGAGAAGAAGATTCGAATCCGTTTATAGAAAATCAGGAAACATTAGAGCCATTTTATATCTGCGATGAGTTGAAGAAGATTGAGACTCCTAAATTCGTAAGATTGACATTAGACGATAATCGTTTTTATGTAAGGAAGATGGATGATGGGACGGCCAAGATATATGCTTCGGTAACAACTTTAATCAAAGATGGGTATGTAGATGATAAGACCGCACTTCAGGAATGGAAGCAAGAGATGAAGATGCTTGGTCGCAATCCGGAAGAGGTGGCACAGTATGAAGCTGATAAGGGAACGATCATGCACTATATGTACGGATTGTACCTAACAGGTAGAGATATAGTCTTAAATCGAAGCTTTATCATCAAAACAGTACAAGAAGGCAAGCTGAAGATATCGAAAAAGAATCTTGACAAATTCTTTGGTAGCATAGATGATCTTGATGATATGATTGTCAGAGTTATGAAGTTTGCTAAGTTTTGTTCGGAGTATAAGGTTAAGCCGATGATGATTGAAAGAATATTGTCATTAGAAGATTATTTGGTAGCTACGCCGATAGATGCGATGGTTAAAATGACATTCAAATACAAAGAAGAAGGTTATTTTGGAGCCGTGTATCAAAGGGCTACAGGGCAGTTTAAAAAAGGCGATCCGAAGAAGGAGGTAAGAGAAGTGGAGAAGGAAGAAGTGGTTATTCTCGACTTTAAATCAGGGGGAATATGGGAATCATACGCATTTCAATTAGAAGCTGAAAGAAGAATGGTTAAAGCATGGTATGGGATTGATGCACGTATTATGAACTTTTCTCCAAAAAGCACGAGCAGCAAAGGATATACGCTGAAAGAATGGACAGAAGACAGTATAGCACTTGAAAAGGCGGATTGCGTGTTCCAACAAGGTATGTTGAATCACCTTAGAAAAGATAAGAAGTTTAAAGTGAGAAAAGGAGTGCTGAATATCAATAAACCATACAATGAAGAGGATCATACGGTTGTATATGATATTACAGAGGAAATGTCTAAAAGATTTATAATATGAGCGATGTTATTATTCCTGAAGGAGATTTTGTGGAAATTGTAAAACCGATACATATCAACCCTTTTGGTGATTGTTTTATTAACATCGAAAGGGGTTCAAAATTAAGATTATCGAAAGATTTGAGAATAGGAGATAAATATGCAATATGTGTACTTGCATCTCATAAGAAATATGGCAAGACCATCGAAATAATAATGCCTATATTGGTCAGAAATACAAGAAGAGTATGAAAAGAAAAATTAGAAGAACAGGAGAGATAATAGACGTAATCACTTTCAGTAGCTCAACTACAAGAAGCGACCATGACAGAATACAGTTCTATGGTGATAATGGGAATGTGATAAGTGAGAGTTTAAATTTTTTATCTCGATACCCTTCCTGTAAATGACGAAAACAAAGATGTAGACTGGGAGCAACGTAGATTCGATCTTATCAAGGCTTATTCTATTGAGTTTGTTAAAGCACAAAATAGAAAAGGTGAAATAGATTGCGGAGTATATGTACCAGATGTGGTGTCATGGTCTATAACTATAGCAGATAGAGTCATAGAGGCAATGAGAGGAGTTAAAAATGCTTGATTTTAGAAAATACGAAAACGTACCTCGGTTTCAACTTGACCGCAGGCCGGGCAGGAGCCGACTTAAGCTAACCTGCCCGGCCTGCGGGAAAAGCCGGTGCCTCACCCCTTATATTGATGTGGCAACAGGTCAGGTTGTTGGAAACGAGTTCGGAAGATGCGATCATGAACGGACTTGCGGTTACAATAAACGACCTACCGGCAAGGATGTAGGTGACAAAGATCTTTGGATTTCGGGAAACAAGTGTATAAGAGCTTATCGTCCTCCTATAAATCCTGACGTTGTAAATTACATACCTTTTAGCGAGTTTGAGAGGACTGTAGTCCCAGACGATAGAAACACCGTATTTAGATTTTTATCGTCTCTATGGGGAAAAGAAAGGGTATCTGATGTATTCAGAAGGTATCATGTCGGAACAATGGACTTATGGGGATGGAAAGGGTGTTGTATATTCTGGCAGATAGACAAAGATTTTGTATGTAGAACCGGCAAGATCATGGACTTTTATATAAAGACCGACAGCCAGGGGAATGAGATTGATGTAAAAAGAGTGAAGGAAAAAGACGGTGACAATGAGCGGCCTCATGTTATGTTTTATCACTCGTTGCATGCAAGAGATTTCTTGTTTAGACAATGCCTGTTCGGAGAGCATCTTCTAAGCCAGTATCCGGATAAGGTGGTTAATTTGGTGGAATCAGAAAAGACGGCTATTATATGTGCCGTAAATAAACCGGATGAGTTATTTGTGGCTACCGGTGGGTTGCAGAATCTAAGGCCGGAAGTGATAGATGTTTTAAAAGATAGAAAGACTGTAGCCTTTCCGGACAAAGGACAAGCATTTGAGACATGGAGTAAAAAGATAGATGGGATGATGATGATGTCAAGGATAAAAGTATCAGACTATCTTCAAAGTGTTGAAAATGTAGGAGACGGAGATGATGTGGCAGATCTGATAATTAGCAACAAGGTAAAAGAAAAACAGTATGAGCCTGGACGTTTATATTAAAAGTAAGAAGAAAGAAGAGGATCGTGAATGGGTTGCAAACATTACCCACAACATGAACAAGATGGCACAAAGAATATTCGTATCAGAAAATAAAGAAACGCTATACGATTATGTTTGGAGACCAGAAGAATTGGGTAGGGAAATAGATACCGATGAGATGAAGAATGTACTTACAAAAGGTATATGTATTATGATCTCCAAGAGAAAAAGTCTTTTGAGATACGAGCCGGAAAACGGATGGGGGTCTTATGATTCATTTCTTAAGTTTCTTATCGAATACAAAGAGGCGTGTGAAGATCATCCAGGTTATATAATTGAAGCAAGCAGATAATATGGAAAATTACAAAAACACTTTAAACGAGGTAGTGGTGATCGAATCGTCACCAGAAACGTATTTTGTTTACGCTATTCGTAATGCTATTCGTATCTCTAAATGCGCGTATCCGACAGCCAAGAAAGTAATTTTCAAAAGAGAGGACGTAGAGGTAGAGATCTCGGAAATGGAAACTGAAAACAGTTTGTATGAAAAGTTTAAAGAAAAACAAAAGAATAGGGTATGGAACTTAATGAGCGCCAACAACGGGTTTTAAGAGGCGAAATTTGTCCTTATTGCGGAAGGGAAACCGAGCTGGTCAATGCCGATAAAATATATAACAGAAAAGGCTTAGGGATGGTTATGATGTGTAAACCATGCAATGCTTATGTCAGTGTTCATGAATCAGGGCCGAATAAGGGAAAAGCTAAAGGCCGGCTTGCAGGACCATCACTGAGGTCTCTTAAGGTAAGAGTCCATGCCGAACTTGATAGACTATGGTCTACGCCGGAAGAACGGGAAAGGATGTATAAAGATTTATCTGAATTTCTCTCTATACCGGAAGAATACACACATATAGGTATGTTTGGCGAGAAGACGATGGGAAAAGTATTTCAATTCTGTCATGTAAACAAAGAGCGATCAGGTTCGAGAATAGAATGGCATAAACCTGGAGATAAGTGCCCTAATAAAAACAATCAAATAGTGTCAGGAAGTAGCGCATGCAGAGGATGTCCTGAGTATCTCCATGATGAGAAAGATGGGTATGTCTGGTGTGATCCTGATATGAGTTACGGCAGGTTGAAATAGGGCGAGAATTGCCTATCTTTGTGCTATTATCAATCAAAAAAAATATAAGCACATGGGTAGATCGACGGAGTACTACAGGACTCATCCCGAAGCCAGGAAGAAAAAGGCTAAAAAGGACAAGGAAATAAATGCCAGACCGGAACAGAAAGCAAAACGCCGGGAACTTGGTCGTAAAAACTACGAAACGGACAAGAAAAAGGGCAAGGGCTGGAGGAAAGGCAAGGATTGTTCTCATACCAAGAACGGTCTTAGGTATAAATCAGTAAAAGCTAATAGGGGATCCAAATCGGATACAAAAGGTGACAAAAATGCAAGAGGAGATAGCAAATAGGATAGATATAAGAAGGATATTCAAGACCTCTAAACAGGTTATGGAAGAGGCGTATGAGAATATCTTGAAATACAGGCGGGGAGAGCTTATCCCCGCTAAAACAGGATACGATTATATTGATGAGGCTTTGCTTGGAGGTATTTTTCCTCAGCATGCTATTGCTATAGGGGCCCGGCCATCTGTAGGTAAATCGTATGTGGCCCAAAAGATATTGGAAAATGTTATGAATCCGATGATCAACCCGCAAGCAGAAGATTATTTTCTTGTTAATTGCGAGTTCGAAATGAATCCTCAAGATCTTCTTCTTCGCAGAATGAGCCAGGATATGAAAAAGCGAGCTCCTGAAATATTAAGAAGGCAAGATTCTAATACAGTAGAAGAGATGAGGATGTTTGAAATCCTTCAAGGTGAAATCAGAAATAATATAATATACATCGATGCTCCGTGTACGGTAAAAGAGTTTGAGGCGGCTGTGTATCATATAGCTACCAAACATAAAGACAAACGTCTTATAATATTTAAAGTCGATCATATTGCTTTGATAAAAAGAATGGGGTTAGATCCTAAGTCGGCTATAGATGATTTGGTGGCGGTTATGAACGAAGCTAAATTAGTATATAAAAACATATTTTTCCTCATCATATCCCAATTCAACAGAGAGATAGAAGGAAGGATAAAAAGTCCACAAGAGCAGCCTCCGCGTCTTTCTGATTTTTACCAGTCTGATACGCTGGGTCAGTTATGTACGTTAATGATAGGTTTGCACAATCCTCGTAGGTACGGGCTGGATAAGTATATGATATTTGGGAAAGACTGGTATCGGACTCTTGATCGGTTTAAAACTGAAAACAAAACATCATTCAGAACAGCCGGACTGGTGTTTCATCATATACTGAAAGTAAGGCAGGTTAGCATGGAAGAGCTTACTAACACAATCCACCCAGAGATTCTGCCAGGGCATGGATGGATGTACGGGGAGGGCGGGACGAAGTTCGTGAACCCCAACCAGCCGCCGACTCCGCCCAAGCTCTATACTGTGGAAGACGTTACAGACAATCAGGAACAAGAACAAGAGACAAAGGAAGAACAGTCATTGTATTAAAAAAAAAATAAGAACCATGAGACTAACAGTAGAAGAAAACGAATACCTGATAAGTAAGTTCCTTTTGGTTCTTACTGAGTTTGCAGGGGATGAAAGAGAGATGTTTTTAATCAACTCCATACATGATAAGGCGGTGGCGGATATGAATTATCGTCTTCCGTCTTTAATAAGCAGAGAACGTAAAAGACGAGTCATTGAGCTCCTTAAAGAAGGAACCAGAATAATCAAGGACTTTTCCGGCTATGCAGGTGATATGGGTATGATTAACGAATATGATCGTTTAAAGAAAGAAATAGGAACTATCCAAGACCAGCTTGGTGATGTAGAAGGTCAACTTCGGGCAGCAGGAGAAGTTATTAAAAAAGAACTTGATATGATTGCTGACCGAATAAAAGAAGATCTTCTTGATCGGGAACTGGCTAAAAGTAATGCCGAGGCTGAAAGAAAAGCCAAAGTAGATCCGAGATACGAAGTAGCTTTAGGTGATTACAAGGAGATGCTGGAAGTAATTTTTACAACCAGAAACAAGTATTCTACGGTAGATTCTGTACATGACGATCTTCGCCAGTCGGTATCTACCGGTAGAAATTCGATTATTAAAGAAGGGTACAACAGTTAAAAACAAGGAGGGAATATGGAAAAGAAGGAATTTAAAGTAGGAGAAGTATTTACTGCCGGACTTGTAAGATTAAAATGTGTGGAAGGTGATACATGCGATAGGTGTATATTCGAAAAATACAATTATTGTTCATGTACAGACATGATTATTGGTCCATGTGAACATATTGATAGACAAGATAACAAGGATGTTATTTTCATTAAAGCTGATTAAGAATGTACATCAATTTCAGACAACTTGCAGCATCAGACATGACTCCTAATGATCTTGCCAATCTTCTTGCCATAAGACAGAAGGATTCGGTTATGATCGAAGCCATGCCGGAAGAAGATGCTGGTAGATATATAGAGCTTGGCCTGGTTGAGAAATTAAAATCAGGCGTGATGAGATTGACCAACAAAGGAACGTCTTTTGTGAATTATATAGAGACACCGGAGATGACAGACGAGGTTCCGGAAACGTTGAAGATTATGATAGGAATGTACGAATCATATTCAAAAGACATAGGTGTCAGCAGAAAAGAAGCGGAATCCAGATTGTGTTGGTTTATGGGTAACACCTCATTCAAGAAAGAGGTCATACTTCAGGTAACGGAATCTTATATAGCAGAGTCAGGAGATTATACAATGAGCTTATGTAACTTCATATGGAAACCGCCTTCTCAGGCTTTTTCAGTCCATATGAACCTTAAAAACTCAAAGCTCTTTGACTTAATAGCTGAAAAATTTAAGATCGCTACCGAGCCTTATTTGGAGCCTAAGAAGAATAAGGAAATGGATTGGTTGTTTGCCGTATCTAAATTGCCTACGCCGCCGGCTAAAGGCAATCCGGATTATTTGTTTACCGGAAGTTCTGAAACAGACAAAGAGCGATTGAAAAACATAAAAACGTATTTATTTAACAAAATTAGAAAGCAATGGAAAAAGTAGAAATCAGAAAGATTATAGAGGATATAATTATTACTCAGTTTCTTAATTCAGAAATGGATATAGTTCACGAAGAAGATGTGACGTTTAAAGAACTTGGATTAGATTCTGTTGATCAAATTGAACTGGAAGTGATGGTGGAACAAAAATTCAATATTGTTATTATTGATTATGATATGGAGACCATCAAAGATATGACTGATCTTGTTTACAAAATAATAACAGAAGGGTATGGGAAGTGATATAATTTTATGCATGGCTTTAATAGCGTCATTTGCTTTTGTTATACAGTTTTTATTGTCGATATTAGGATCTGATCTGGATACGGATATTGACATTGATAACGCTTCTGATTTAAGCATGTCTTTGTCGGACATCATATCATTCAAGGGCATAACACATTTCATTCTTGGATATAGCTGGACTACCTACTTTTCGGGTTCCCATTTAGTAGGGGTTGTGATAGGGTCGTTTTTCTTTATCGTTTTGTTTTACTTATATAAGTTACTTCTTAAGTTAAAGCAAGAAATGGTGTACGAATGTCCAGAGGATTTAAATGGCAGAGAAGTGGAGGTGGTATTTAGATCAGGAAAGAATCATTATATGGTAAATATTGTGAAAAACGGGAGACAGGAACAGATGAGAGTAAGGTGCTTGTCTGGGAAAAATTACAAAAATGGTGACAAGGTGAATATAAAATACGAAGAAGGAGAATTAAGTATCTAATTTTTAATATGGATTTTGGACAAGATTTAGAACCAGAGGAACTGACCAAACATTATGATCAGTGTTATGGAATTGATTTTGAAACAGAAGAAGAGGAGGATGAAGAATATGACTGACGAAGAATTTGCATTGGATAATAAGAAAAAGGTTGTTGTAAGAAAAAGAATATCTTATTTAAGCAAAGGGGATAAAGTGTGGATCGTCTCGTCCGACGGCTACCTGCTACACACGGACGTCGTTCGGCGGGACCGGGGCCGATCTTATGTGGATATAGACGGGATACTGTATTGGAAGCGAGGATTGGATGGCAAACATCGTAATCGTAATAACTACATGCAGTTCGCCATGACGCCGGAGGACGGTAAGAAGTATGTCGTATATTACCCGGAAGGATTTAAAGACAATGACTTATGATGGTCCCGGAAACGCATTTGCTATATAAGGAGTTTAATGGCGTGAAACGTCTTGCCATATCTTATTCCCAGATAGACACGTTTCTTACTTGTCCAATGAAATGGTATAAGACTTACGTAGAGGGCAAAAGGTCTACGGAAAAACAAGAAGCTACGTCTTATGGTACGGTTATCCATAAGACACTGGAATACTTTTTTAAGAACGGAAGACAGCCTTCTGGTAAAGACCTTGGAGAAGCAATAAGTTACTATGCTTACCAGGAAGACATACCTTGGCAATCACCGGAAAATATGATGATAGCCATGAAGCAATCTGGAGAGCTTCTTGCTTGGATTGTGGATCTGTTCAAAAAAGACGGCAATAGGTTTATGATAGCTGATAGTGATCTTAATCCCTGCGAGAAACTTATTAGACACGGCGCTATAGTTGGAGTCGAAGAAGATTTTGTGCTGCCGTACCATCTTCCTAAGCCTGTTAACATAAATGGAGTAATTCATACTCATGTGTACATAGTAGGATCGGTAGACCTTCATCTGGCTATAAAAAGCAAGAACGTAGTTCACCATTATGTCATAGATTGGAAATCAGGTAATAAGGTTTTTGATTCTAAGAAGTTGGAAACAAATTTACAGCATCCTATATATTCATTTTACATCTATAGAAGATATGGTGGGGTTCTACCAGATATGAACATCTATTTCTTTACCAGGACCAGGCAGTACCAAAAGGTTAAGGTAGATGAGGAACGTAAAACAAAATCTATAGAGATACTAAATGACACTTTGTCTAAAATGTATGATTTTGAAGATAATAGTGTAAAATCATTTCAAGCGTACATCCAGGGAGCAGAAGGAGCCAGGTATAGCAAGCGGCGCGCCACCCTAAGCCAGCCTGTTTCGCAAAACAAGCTACCCTGCCCGTCGGCACTGTGTTATTATTGTGACTTTGGATTACATAACAAAAACGAATGCCCTTTCTCTTCAGATTGGGATCCGTCTAAAAAGATAAATCGATGAAATACGAGGACGTTCAAAAGTTAAGAACAGAATACCGGCAAGATCCGGAAGTCATATATCTTGAAGAGATGAGGAACGTGGCGGTACGGTGCGGAAATTTTAAAAAGGCGTTTGAGTTCCAGGAGAAACTTGAGGCTATTTGGTTTAACTACTTAAAGGAAGTGCAATGAAAGAAGATCTAATATGTGGAGTAGCGATCCTTTTGTATTTAGTTTTATTATACTTGCTCACGACAATTTTCATAAAAACAGGTGAAGCAGTAGATCGTTATAAGATGAAGAAGAAAACTGACAAAATCAAAGTAAGTCAAAGATACGAACATAAGAGCTACTTTGAGGATCCATTTGAAAGAGGCAAGCATGTGATTAAGATATTAGACATAAAAGAAGGGTACGCTCTATATGAGTACGAAGAAAAACTATATATACGTTCTTCTGTGAGTCTTGAAGATATTGTTAAAAAATATATTTTAATTACTGATATAAAATAAGGGATTATGGAAAAGAAAGTCACAATCAAAGAAGGAATGGATATTTTTTACAAAAATGCAGGGAAAGATATATGGGTCTATATTGGACTTTTTGGAAATAAAGTGCTATCCATTTTAAAAAACAAAGGTGTTATTGCATGCGAAAACGATGCTGAATATTGCGTGTTGATGGATGGAGAAGATCATTTTATAAGTATAGCAAAAGACATGAGTCACGACTATTGTTGTGAGTACGTTGTAGAAAGAGCAGAAGCCTACAGAGACTACCCCTCCAAAGGTGCTACATGCAGTGTATGCCTGTTTGAAGATAATGAGAATAAAGCAAGGAAGATGTTGAAAGAGGCGATAATAGAACTTTCAAAAAATAATATAATAGATTGCGATGGGCTTTGAACTTAGACCTTACCAAAAAGAAGCAGTAGATGCCGGGCTTAAGTTTCTTACAGGAAGATCTGAGAAGCCTGGCATAATCGTAGCCCCATGCGGATGTGGAAAGAGCCTTCTGATATCCAAGATAGCACATGAAATAAATAGACCGACATTAGTATTACAGCCCTCAAAAGAGATTCTGGAGCAGAATTATGCAAAGGCCGTATCATTCGGTTCTAAACCTACTATATATTCTGCTTCATGTGGTATAAAGGAGCTGTCGGCTATGACTTATGCAACATTAAAGAGCATAAAGAAAGATGTAGCGAGGTTGAAGGATATAGGGATAGATACCTTATTGGTAGACGAATGTCATTCAGGATATTCCCCAGAAGAAGGTTCTGAATTTATGGAGTTTATGAACGAGTTCCCAGAGGCGAAGGTGCTGGGCTTCACTGCCACGCCCTGCCGCCTCCGGACCTACAGCTCCATGCTGGAAGGGAACTATAGCAAGCTCAATATGCTGACGAAAGACGAACATAACTTCTTTAAGAAGATAGTTCATGTGACTCAAATACAAGAGCTAACTTCTCAGGGATTTTGGTGCCCTCTTAAGTACGAACGATGGTCTTTTGATGAATCGGCTCTGATGTTAAACAGTACCGGGGCCGAATACACCAACGAATCTATTAAAGAAAGTATTGTACGAAATGGCTTAAACAACTCTATCTACAAGCGCCTTCTTCAACTTATGAACGAGCGTAAAGCCATTTTGGTTTGCATGGATTCTATCGAATCATGTAATAGAATATCAGAGTTCATGAATGCCAGGATGGGAGCCATAACCGGTGTCGTAACATCGCTAACAACCAAAAAGAAAAGAGAGCAAATCATATCCGATTTCAAAGAAGGTAAGTCGAAGGTGGTTTTTAATTATTCAACGCTTGCTACCGGATTTGATTTTCCTGAACTTGATTGTGTGATGTTTGGTCGACCAACTTTCTCATATTCAACTTATTACCAAATATTAGGCCGCGCCGTCCGCATCCATCCTGACAAGAAAGAGGCGCTGATAGTTGATTGCTGCGACAACATGAGACGCTTTGGTCGGATAGAAGACCTGACAATCGAGCAATTCCCTTCTAAGGGCTGGTGTATGTTTGCCGGCGATCAACTTCTGTCTAATATAAGGATGGGTGATATTATTACCAAAGACGAGATCCTTCGTCGGGCAGCCTCGCTTAAATCTGTGAATGGAGATGGTAGGAGAGAAGACGATCTTGACAGCATAATAATGTGGTTTGGAAAATATGAAGGAATTAGATTCAAGGACATACCAGTGTCGTATTTTAGGTTCTTGGCTGAGAATATGGCAGTAAAACCAGGAGACAGGAAAGAAAAGATTATCGAATATTATAATAGGATAAAGGCATGAACAACAAGAGAAGAAAAAAAATATCGGATGTTATTAACAATGTAAATAAGTATAAAACAGATTTTGAATACATCAAATCAAAGTTATCGGAGTTGAAGTGCAACATAAATTCAGCCAAAGATGATGTTGATATGATTTTAGACGAAGAGACTGAGGCGAGAGATAATATACCGGAATCGTTACAAGACTCAGAAAGATATTGGGAATCAGATCAGGCTGTAACTGATATGGAGGAGGTGGTTGATGACATGGAAAGTGTTATAAATGATATAGATGATGTGATTTCAACCATAGATGGGAGCATTAAAACCATAAATGGTTCTATAAAAGTGAATTTAGTAGGAATAATGTGAGTCCATAAAAACACTATAAGTAAAATTTAACACTATAATTTTTTATTGATATATCATGATGCGTATATTTGCATCATGATATTTTTTGGTGTTATATTTCATGAAAACAAATGTTACAATGGTATCGAAAGATCGGGAACTGTTTGGTGTTATAATTAAACAAGACACCAAAACATCATTTATGTCCTTAACAGACCTACAAGAGGCCTATACGAGAAAAAGGATAGAAATGGGATGGAATGAAAAGAGAATAGAAAACATTCTGTCCAATAAAGAAAGTGCTGAACGAATATACTATATCCTTGAAAAGCAGGGATATACGATAGAAGCAGGATTTCCTGGTTTTATCCAATCTGTTGAAAAAGAATCACTTATAAAAGTGATGAAAAAGATGGGAGCTTATAAAACTATGGGAAGAGGAGAGAATAGAAGAACGATGTGCAATCCTTATATATGGGTTCTTGTAGCTATGGAGCTTAACCCTATGCTGTATGCTGAAGTAGTAACATGGTTGACGGACAAACTTATCTTAAACCGAATAGAGGCAGGTGATAAATACAATGTCTTGTCAAGAGCTATATCAAGATTTCCGGATGCCGATTACTCCAAGATGGCTAAAGGCTTAAATTGGATTGTATTTAATGAGCATGAAAGCATGATAAGAAATAGGGCTACACAGGAGCAGTTGAAAGAACTTGAAACCCTACAGTCTAATCTTGCATTCTGCATAGAGATGGGAACCATCTCTTCTTTCTCTAATTTAATGAACATGATGAGATCTATATATGTAAAGAAATGGGGAGAAGAGGCTGTAACTTCTAAAAACGTAAAATAATATGGGAGTAAAAGAAATAAGAGAACTACTTAGACTCTACAATCTCGAACATAGTGTCGTCCAGAACAAAAACTCTGGGCGGTATTCTATTATTCTCCATAACAACATCATAGGAACGAACGTAGATGGAGAGAAGGTAGTTGTGTTCAGAACCATTCCGGATGGAAGCAATACGTTCTCTATGGAGCGAAATAGATTCTATGAGGGGTTTGTAGAGGCTTTTGATGACGATAAGGCGATTGAAGCCGTAAAACAGTATTTTGAGAAAAACAGAAATGATAGGGTATAAGACGAAGATGGATTATATTACTATCGAAATGAGGTAAAACAACGATAAAGCAATGGAAAAGATGGATGATAATACTAAAAATATCCTTTATCCAAAAGGATCTATTTTTCGCATATTAAAAGATGATATAATCAGTGCCGAATTTAAAATCGTCAAAGGAGCTATAGCGGAGGCAGTATCAGACATAGAAGTAAATGATAAATATGCTGAGGTTTGTTGCAATGGGGAGACGTTCGTCATAGAAACGGATATTATGGATATTATTCTTACCAAAGACCCCATAGAAAACAAATCGGTGAAAAATGACATCATTGATGATAAACTACGATGGGATTTGCTTCCAATGGAAGAGATTGAGGACATTGTAAAAGTCTATCATGCCGGAGCCAAAAAGTACGGTCCTAATACTTGGCAGAATCTTGACAATGGCATTGAACGGTATCGTGCTGCAATATTTCGACACCTAATGGAATACATGAAAGGAGAAAGAATAGACTCAGATACAGGGTGTTTTCATCTTGCACAATGTGCGTGGAATTGTATAGCTATGCTGTGGTATGATAAGCACGGAAAAGGATTAATACCATTGAATAAGGAGGAAAAGGAATGACAAAAGAACAAATGATTCGTCTGTTAGACGACGAGCTTGAAGCAATGGACAAACACAGAAGTAATATTGAAAGAATTAAAAAGGATTATTTCGATTCTGTTTATGGATTCAAGAAGGGAGATAAAGTGAGCGTTCTTTACAAACGTTCGAAAGAATCTCTTGTTGGTTTCTTCAAGAGCGTTCAAATCATGAGTACTGGAACAGTTATATTTACGATCCAGGCACCCAATAAAGAAGGAAGACCTGGAAGAGGATCTTATTTGGTGTATGAAGACGATTTGAGCGAAATCAAAAAAGTAGAATAATATGATCAGAGCAAGATTTCACATTAGAAAGGATGACTGTGACAATGATTACCGTCCAGTCAAATGGCCTATAAAATACCCGTATTGGTGTAGCGCAGAATCCAGTAATTCATTTGTATTGGTGGCGTATGCTGAAGATGAAGACAGCATAAAAGAACTGTGGCCGGAGGCGTATGATATTAATGTCTTAGAGAAAGATACCGAAATTAGATTCACATTAAGATTCCCTAAGCCGGAATGGTATGAATTGTACGAAAGGGAATTAGAAGAATGTGATAGATTTATATGGGTTACGGATGCGTGCCTGAGAGACGGTATAATAAGAAAAGTAAAAGCTAAAATAGAAGAGTATGGTGGTCTTTTGTTAGCTGACATTCCTGATAGGTTCACTCCTTATGAAATAGGAAGGGATGCTTTTGAGAGCAAAGAAGAAGCTCTAAAACATGCAGAGGAACGGAAAGCGCACCTGATCGAATCTATTAAGAAACAATTGAATAAACTTGAAAATCTAAAATTTGAATGCGATGATTAACTACGCAGCAAAAGCCAGAAAAGCTTATTTGATAAATAATTTCGATAAGATTCTTAACAGTCTTAACACGCTTCATTCGACGGTTGAGACCATGACGTTGTTCGTAAACGACCAGGCTTATAATTACATTCTTAAGCTAAAGGAGGTAATTAAAACCAGTCCTATGTATAAGCACAATATCAAGCGTCTTTTAAATGATATGGACAAAGAGATAAAGAGGTACAATGCTTCTATCTACTACATAAATAAAGAGCGTAGTGAGGTTATAGCTGATATAACACAAGCGATGGAGGATTGCCTCATGCCATACATAGACGACCTGGCCGGCGCTATAAGGGCAGCCGTGTGGTCGAGGGGCGTGTCCGAGGAGCGGACGGAAGCGGCGGTACTGTCCCTAATCGTATCCTCCTTGGCCACGACATCAGGCAGACTTATCTCAAGTGGATATCAGATCATGAAAGAAATGGGTGGGGGTCAAGGTGGTAATCCATTTACGTTTATGAGCATTGATAAGATAAGACACTTATCTACATCATTATCTGATGCTATTACCGGTGGAGAAATAGCTCTTGAGGAAAAAGAAGCCAATGACATAACTAAGGCAATGGATGTTTTTATTGAGAAAATGTCTGATTCGGATATTGTTGATAAGGTGATCAGCATACTTGAAGAGGCAGAATCTAAAAACAAGGAGGAACGATCGTGAATTATTTGGATGGGTATGTAGAAGAGATTCTTTCCGAGCCGTACTATGATGATTACGGTTCTGGTATTTTTAGGTGGTGGGTGAAAGTGTCTTACATTTGCGAAGGCATAGGAGCTGTCACTACCTTAATGTTTGATACGAGAGAAGAAGCAGAGGCAGTAAAACCAGGTTACAAATTTTTATGTTGAAAATAATATGAAATATTTTGTTTTATTGATGGCACTTGTGTTATCATCATGTTCGCGTGTTAATCATGTTAATGACGGATGGGTTATATATGATCTACGTCCTTTACAGGGTGGACGTGTGATGTATTATGCTGAAGACGAAAGAATTTCAATATTTAAACATAATAGAATCATAAAATTCGTTGGATACCAAGGAGAATACAATATCGGAGATTCTATTAAAATCGTAAAAGTAAAATAATATGAAAAATAATTTAAAACTCGTATGTCCAAAATGTGGCACCCCTCACCAGCCTCATTCTCCGCACACGATGGATGCAGATGGATTTGAAAGGTGTGAGATAAGAACTGTCATGGAAGACAGGGGATGGTGCTACGAATGCTCTTTTTGGCAAAACTTGTACGACAAACACAAAGACGATCCGGGATGGGTTAGGATAGACGGTGTAAGCTGGGTGCTTAAGCCTATGGTGGAAAACGTACCGAGCGGATGGAACAGCCTTGGATGTGGTGGAAGAAAGATGTATATCAATATCGAAGGGAAAGGCATTGTTGTATCAAATAACTGCTGGTGCCAAGGTGATGTTTCGGACGCATTCAAGGATCTTATGCCTGATAATGCTACTTGGGCTACGAAGGAGGAATTTGACAAAGCTCCTGTAGTAGGATATATTGTAGAAGGTATTGGTTTAGTTTTCACAGATAGGGAAGGTCATGAAGTTAATGCTTAGAAACTTGTTTCATATTCCTCTTAGAATAGTTGAAAGGAAATTAACTAATGGGGAAGTAGAATATTGATGCCAATATCAAAACATTTTTGGGAAATGGAAAAACAGGATAAAATACGATATGTTTGGCATGTCGTGTTATGCTGTTTTTTATTCATTCGAAGATGCGTATGAATTTAATTATGGTAAGAACAAAGAAGAAAAGGTAAAGGTAGTGGATTCTTGTTACAAGAAAAGATGGTAACTACAATAATCCCCGGCCATACAATAGGTGTACGGTTGGGGATTATTGTAATATATGATTAATAACCGTCTTATCTTATACTAATACATTTTAGTACTATTTTTATATCTTTTATTATAATTCTACATAGGTGTCAATAGGAACAAAGCTGCCAATTGTACTTATCTTATATATTGAATGAATAAGGTGAGTACTTGGACTTAATTTCAGTTGAGGTACTTGATTGGATCCTTCTGTAATAAAGAAATAATAAAAAACGTCTCCAATCGTAAACTGTAACATAATATCACCTGTTACCGATCCTTCATTAAAGTAAGCCTGGATATATTGTCCAGAATTTGATATCGTACAATTTATAGGATTACCGCCCATCGTACATACCTTGCTATTATTAATTTCATCTAAAACATAGGAAGCCGCCATAGTTGCTCCATTAGATCGGTATCTACAACCAAGAATAGGTACAGGATTTCGCCATGTGGTTGTAGGGGCCGAAATCGAACAAGCAAAAACAGGGATCTTGCCGCCAGCAACTGTATTAATATTTTCAAATCTTCTTCTCATAATTTTATAAAATTAATTCAGTAAAAGGACGGACATAACGTGGATTACTCCTTGTACTTGTATCCAAATGATCTCCTTGGATGTTTATATCGTAATACCACGAATAGGTAAATTGTGTAGATTGAGTGGATGTCCACATTTTATTACTCATTATCGTACCTCCTACCATTAGAAGGCATTCGTTTATTTCATTCGCATACAATGATATCAAAAAAAACTCTCCGGCGCCACCTACATATCCATTTTGACCATTTTTAAATAAATAGCTATTAGCTTTATTAAAAGCGTAATTTTCATTACTGGTATCATATTCAAGATACGCATTCTGATTTTCACGCCCCCAATAATCCTTTTTAATAGTTCCCATATGAGAACTATCTTGTGCAAATACATTGTCTACTATTCCATCCTTACCCCAACGAAATGTGCCAATATATTCGGTGGCTATAACAAAACACACTTTATCTACAAGAGCTATTCCATTGCATAGATCATTGGAATATCCTTTATTAGATCAATTTTCTTTTGTATATAATCCTCCATCTACATGTTGGATGTATATGCCTTTATTGATTATAAGCGAGGGATTTACCCCCATCCCTATTTGAAATCTTCTTCTCATCTTTTTTTTGTAAGATACTATTTTTTTCATAACAAAAGAAACCGGTCCCCTATCATCTCTGACTGAGAACCGGTAAGAAAACAATTTCAGAAAAAAAAATTAACCTACGTAATCTTTCAAGTAAGAACAAAAAACGTACAATCTACTCTTTGACGATGCTAATATAACATATTGGAATCATACAAAAACAATGCAAGTCCGATATTCTTCGTCTACTTGTAGCTAACATCATCGTCCCCTTCCGAATCAGGAGTAGCGCCGATGAAGAACATCATTGACTTGTTGTTCGTCTGCTGCCACCAATTATAGGCGCGCGCTACGTCTTCCGGCGTCTTGATATTATACCATTGTTTGATAAACGTCTGTTTGGCGAGTTGCCTAAATAACTTAGACTCTCCTTTGTATGTGCCGGATGTTACTTTATCAAGTGAATAATTCCTAAGATCAGTAAGATCCTTAAGTTTCCGTCCCATAACAAACGGGTCGTTAATGATATCTACCACGTTAAGCTCCATAATAAACGGCATCTGTGAAGCTATTTCGTTTATGGTTCTGAATCCGACATAGGATCCAAATTGAGTAAGCCAACTTTCTTCGTTTTCATCATCATCACGCCATCCGGCAAGAAGCATGGATACGGCTTGCATGATAAGGAACGTGCCGGCATAGACACTGAGACGTTTTATATTGGTTTTCTCTACCTCATTCATATTGTCTTTATTTTCGTTCCAGGCATCTATGATGTTTTTCATACCAGACTCGGAAGCTAAGCTAAATGTTTTGGCTATCATATTCTTTAACGTAATTGACAGTCCTTCCTCTTCTTGCATTGTTTGGAAATTGAAGCCACGTCTTTTCCACAGGCGTTGAGCCGCCAGCACCAACCATCCTCGGTGGGCGGTCATGAACCTGGCTATCCAGTTGCGCGATGCGGCAGTTCGATTTTCTTCATTCAAAAATCCGTTACATATCTGCGACAAGCTACGGACTTGATTCCTGGTTATAGCCATCTGGGTTTCAACCTCCTCAACAGTAACACCTGATCCGGGCTTTGCAACCACCTTCCCATCCACGACATCTACCATACTCCATAAAGTACGATCTTTTAATGCATTCCATTCTCTTTTTATGGTACTCTGTTCTTTATTGCGTTCTTTTTCCATCTTGAAATCTTGGAACGTGTAGAACCGGCCTTTGTAATAACGAACATTGTCCATAGTAGCAATCATAACCTGCGGATCAAGAGGGTAGTTCAGGATTTCCATAAAAGCATACATAGGTGAACGCATTAAGGTCCTGGCCACTCTATTGTATCCGGCACCATACATACGATTTCGGATATTGAATATCCCCATTCTCTCACCTATGACATATAATTTGCTTTTCCTATCTATGTCTCCGGTTTCTGCTATACAAGATGGAGCAAGGCGTGAAAATTCAGCCGATGCGTATTTAAGGGAGTCTTTGCTTATATACTGTCCTACGGCAGATTCCATGATGAGGTTGACATGACCTGTCAGGGCGCCGGTAGCTGCCACAAACGGAGACAGTGCCAAGTTCATGACCGACATAAATCTTTCAACAGCCATCATAATTCTTGTAAGGTCTACCGTATATCCTCCGATGTTCACCGTAAGTTTTTTGGTGTTCATCCTAATGCCATAATAATGATCGTTGAAGAAGTCCCTGAACATCTGATACGCTTGGGTTGCTTCAGCCTTCTTACCGCCTTCAAATTGTTTATTCAGTAACATCTGCTCCAGTCCTTGGGCAAGCTCTATAGACTTCTGCTTTTCGTTATATAACGATGACTGCATCATAAGCATAGAATAAGAGTAGCCAAAATCGTGAGATACATCATCTTGGTTCTCCAATTCATATATGTAGTATTTGGGTATAGACCTAAGTCTGTCTTCCGGATCATATACTTCCCCTTGTCTGGTTTTACCGTATAAAGAATCGTCTACTCTGTCCAGGCACAGATCTGATACAAAATTACGAACCGTATTTTTGAAGTTAATACCCAATCCTTCTATACGTTCTATATCTTGTTTTGATATCTGTGGAATAGCATACAGGTTAGGGCTCTGCTCTTTGTATAGATCAAGGGATTGTCTTTTTATTTCCTTGAGTTTTTGAATCATATTCCACTGCTCTACGTTTTTAGTAGCAACTTCATTACCGTCAGCATCATACTTGATACCAAAGTCATTGAAATACGATTCGTCACGATACAGGCTTTTCTTAGGCATGCGATGACCATACCCATGATCTTTTACATAATCAGGATTACGGCCGCTATTTTCGGCTTCAGATTCAGCCACCCATGCCCTTGCAGGGTCGAAAGAAAGGTACGATATGTCCATGCCATAATCTTGGGTGGATGTACCGTTTTGTACGTCCTTAACCATCTGCGCCACATCTATCTCACCTCGACCGATTTTGTCGATCATGGTCGCATATCCGGTAGGCGCCATGCGTTTATAGTACGAAAAGACCTGGCTCCTGGCAAATTCATTAACAATAGCATTGGTCTCTTCTATGCCCTCTTCTCTTGTATTATTTAAAAACAAGCTGGCCATCTTAGCATTAACAGCATTCCTGAAATCTCTACCGTCTAATTCTTTGCTTATACCAAGCTTTTCTGACAGGTAGTTGGTTTCAGATACGGTAAACAGATATCGGTTATCAGCAGCCTTAAACAGCTTATCCCTTAAAGCCTGAATCCTTTTTGCTTTCTTCGCCGTAGTATGACGTTGTACGAACTTCCATTCCACTTCCTTGGAGTCAGCAAGAGCATTTAAATAAGACTGATTTACTTCGTTTTCGGCCTTACTGCTTTTAGTAAGGTACTTATCAATATCTTCAAGACCCACCATCTTAGCATAATCTATTAAGATAGCGTAATCAGCTTCAATAGCTTCAGATGCGGCCCTAAAAGCATCTCTTTCAGATGAGGTAAATGTCGCTTCGTTAATTTCTCCGATATCAGCCACATCGCGATTGTTTCCGATTATTTCCTTGATAATGGCCTTATTTTTTTCTATATCTTTTACAATCGAGTCCACGTCAGTCGCATCTCTATCACTTGTCGTAGAACTAATGATATCATGCGCCATTTTAAGATACGAAGCCTTGTTATTTGATTTGGTACGTGCCGACTGTTCCGATTCTACATCATTCCAAAACCGATCATTAAATGACAGGTGACCTCCCAACATAAGTGCCTTCAACGCAGCTTCTCCTCCTGACTCGTTCTGAATCGTTCTTAATTTTTGCAAAAACGATTCTGATACGGAATTAGTGGCATTATTTGATTCTTTTCTCCAAACTTCATTTATGGCTTGTATTTCTTTGGCCATCTTAAGTTGGTCGCCGGTTTTTTCAACACGTCTGGTCCCTACATATATGTATTCCGAAGCTGCTTCCTTACGTTGTTTACGAAGCAGTCCTTCTTCTTCGTAGTTACTACTCTTATAGTAGGCAACCTCATCAAAATTACCACCGCTATCAATAAAAGGCTGCCTCAATATCCGTTTTTGCCGGGATAAGGCATTAAGGTATTCTTTGGTTGTTTGAGAAACCGGATGTCCTAATTCTTCTTCAGCCTTTTTGTATATGGATTCCATTCTTGTGGCGTAACTTTCACTAAATTCCAATTCTGAATTTTCAGCATCCCACTTTTCCATCTGCTCCGTATAGATCTTTTCCTGCTCGATGGTAAAAATATCGGTATTAACCCTGTCAGATGAGGGCTTAAATTTAGCGTTTTCAGTAACCGTATTTCCGTCCTTGTCAACTACTTCTCTTTTAAATACGTAATTACGATTATTGTCAACCACATCACCAATTTCTTCTTCTGATATTTCTATGTTCATGGCAGTCGCAAACGCTCGCATCTGCGCCAGCTTCTTATTACGATCGTATTTAGCCATATCAAGAGCACTGCGAAGGTAATTAGAAGTTTTGCCATCTACTTTCTGAAGCAGTTTTTCAAATTCAGATTTGTTAAAACCATGCTTTTTAGCATATGCCAGGAAGTCGGATATGGCGGGCTGAGCATTCACCATCGCATTGTAATTGTCTTTGGCAATCATAGCTCCAAGAGCGTTATTGAACGGACTGGAAGAATGCTCTAATATACCGAACCACCTACTTATCCAAGAGACATCATGTTGAACTTTGTCAAAAAATTCTTTTGCTCTCTTTACCTTATCTGCCGGCACATGAAGTTCGTTCATTAACTTATCAAGCAACGTGCTTTCATCAAGGTCTTGTACTGATTTAATATCAGACTGAATACCATTAATGTCGGCAATGACGGTATTAATCCTATTTGTATAATCCTGCTTTTCACGTTCATCAAATTCGGTACTTCTGTTACGGATATATCCTCGAAGATCGTTCATGATCGGAAGAACCTGATTGTTGATAATATCTACGTTCTTTCGATCATTGGTATTGAAGTGAAGCTTACCATCTTTGGTATCACCATGAAGGATGGTGTTCACCACATTGCTTAAGTATCTGACCTGAGCTTCGGCTGTAGAGATCATGCTATTCATGGCAGCCGCCATCTCATTCTTGTCTATTTCGGTCTCTACCTTATTTATCTTATCTTCTATAGTCTTAAGCTGAGCAAGGGTCATAGACGTAGTTACAGCCCTATCAGAGCTTATCTGACGTAAGTCTCGTAACGTCTTTCTCAGTGCCCGGATCTTAGACTCAAGAAACTTGTTCTTGTTCATAGAAGAAAGGGAATATAATGTAAAGTCATTATCCTTTAACAGAGAAGTGTCAAATCCTTTATCTATGTCAGTAATGGCAAGATCACGAATGTTTTTAATAACGTTATTCAAATCTTGTCTTTGGGTTGATAAAGCTGATTTAAGCCAGCTTACGATTCCAGAGAAAAGCTGCCGGACGCGCCCCAGGAAGGAGGTGGGCTCTACCGGCGCCTGTGCTGTTCCGGTCTGCATCTCCCTGGCGAGGATCTTTCCAAGAATTTCTCTCCTAACCGCATTATCAAGCTCAGCTCCCTCATATACCTTACCGTATGTATTATAATACTGACCTGCATACTGGTTCCACTCTTCCGTACCTTCTACATCTTGCAGAACAGCCTCAACAGCATTCTGATCTCTGTATGCCTCTACAAGGAAGTGGGCTGTTTCTTCTACTAAATCAGATAAAGTAGCATCTTCACCAACTGCTATTACGTTATTGGCAATATCCGCCAATGCCTTAGCAGAAGGTTCGTGCCCGTATTTGGTTTGATACTTCTCTATATAGTCGGTCATACCTATGACACTAACGCCCAGCGTTTTTAATATCTCTACAATAGAATTTCGTTGGTCACGTTCCTGCCTGCTATAATCCGATACGATCTTAGCTTTAGCATCAGCATAAAGATCGTTGTCTTCTAATATGAATGAAACTACAAGCGCATCAAAATGATCGTACTTAGCATCCAATTCATTGTATCTTCCTGACTTAAGATCGTTCTTTATCTGCTCTTTGCTAACCCTTTCCGTCCCTCCGGTAGCGAGTCTCATAGTTACCTTACTATTATCCAACGAGCTTATGGTTATCATACCCTGGTCGTTCATGGAAACATCGGAACCAAAATGATTACGGAGCTCGGTGTAGGATAATGCCGAATTGAAAAGTCTAATTTGTCCTGTATGTCCTTCTCCTGCAAGATAATAGCTCCTTGTTTCAGGATCGAATATCTTGGATCCTGACAAAAGACCTTTCTTTATAAGGTAGTTAATTATCCCGCCTTTCGTTGATAAAGAAGTAGAAGCAGAAGCGGTCATGACCGGTATAAAAGATTTGGGATTATTAAGAACATACTTTCCAGCCTTGTAAGTAATGTCTGCCACGCCATCCACGGTAGATTCTTGAACGGTGCCTGATAAGAATCCTATTCTGATATCATTCCCGCCAGAGCGAAGAGCTTCTCCGTAATCTTCAAATAATTGACTACGATCGTTCATGAAAAACAAACGAGGCTCTCCGGTCTGATACGTTACACCCACAGGATTAGAATCTGTCTGTGGTAACTCTTCTGGGCTAAATATCTTAAGACCGTCTTTTATAACCATATAATTAACACCCTTATCCTGTACCATAGATACGGGAGTGAAGTCCGAAGATATAGCATCTTGTAAATACTGCCCGGCGTCTATTCCAGGTCCTTCCGGTACGGAAATACTTGACGGAACCATAGCATCCACCAACATAATATTATCACCCAGATCTTGGCTATAGAATCCGAAGCCTGATTCTTGAATCCCATAAGTTGCATCTGATTTTGATACAAGAACAGGATTACTCATCTTAGAAGCCTTATCCAGCACCCTTTCTCTATAAGCTTCCGGAATAAGATCGATGTTGGATTTCACCTTATTGTAGGCCTGTTTATTGATAGGCACTCTCTTTCTCCAGTCGCCAAAAGCCTTTAAGAACTTATTAGAAAATACGGTTTTAAAAACAGTAGTAGCCCGTTCCCTGTTCTCCATAAGGGGAACAGATGCTATTTTATCAAACAACATAGACCTGTCCCCTGATCTGGTAGAGACAGAAACAACTTTCTTTTTATTATCTCTTTTAATAATACACGTTGATGTCATAGTAAAACATTTTTGTTATGAGACAAAGGTAGTTAAAAATCAAGCATATCATAGAAAATAAAGCCATCTAACTTCTCAGTCTGATGGCTTAAAAATAATATGAAAAAAAAATTATAATCTGACGAAAAATCGTCAAGTTCAGCTTATATGTAATGCATGTACCCATCTCGGTGTATAAACCTTCCCGATTCAAAGCGCTCAATATCTTCAGGGCAAATAGAGCCCGAATCCTCTCTCCTGGCTTCAAACCAAAGCCCCGGCTTACGAAGTCGGCAAGTTATGATATAATTGAAGCAATTGTGCGTAAAATGGAAAACAGATCCTACAGGGAAATACCTATCAGCTTGAAATACGATTCTTTTTCGTTTAGTATCAAACGTGATATCCCCTACTATCTTAGCCACGTAATAGCTTCTGCCATTTAACGTTTCATCTGTTTGTGGTATCCAATAATAACCTCTTGCCATGCCACAAATATATAAAAAAATCGGACAAGATACATGTCCTACTTTATATTACTTTGATTCGTTTTAAAACCGCTTTATAAGAGAAGCAATATCATCACCACAAATAAACATCATTCGACGTTCTTCTTTTGGTTTATGAGACACTGGGATGGTTTTGTTTATCTTAATCTGATTCGCCAGACCTCTGCCTAAACGAATATCAACTTTTTTACCTTTCATGAATTATTTGTTTAAACAGACCAATTCCATCTATTATAATATGACCGCTTTGCATACGACCATTATTAGGATTATGTAGAAAATTGAAACCACTTTCTTTTTCCTGTCTTTCAAAAGAACTGATATCCTTTCCTCTACGGGCTCTTCCAAAAGCTTTCTTGAACAACTTGCCTCTAAAGGTCTTGACAAGGATCTTGGTAGCGTTATTGCTGGCTTTTACCATTGCTTTCCTTGCCTGGTCCTCCGAGACAAAACTGCTTCGGAAAATATACGATGCTGCTGCTTGTATGTCCTGCTTGGTAATCATATAATAAACATTTCTTTCAAGATACTTATATTTATTGCGTATATCAGTTTTATTTCATCTTTATCATATACGTCAAAAAAGGATTTACTTAAGTCCTTTGAATCTGCGATCAATTAAATTATGCAATTACCAGTTTGACATACTCCCATCGCTAAAGCGAATGGGATCTACCACCACTTCGCCTCCCTTACTATATTCAATAGCGGCACATTCAGAACAAAGAGGCTTGCCTTCATATCCCTTTAGCGACTTATCGTAAATACGATTCTTACAAGGTCTTATAAGAGCCCAATAACAGGATGTGGCTGTATTATCTATACAGCCACATTTTGAACAAACAAACAAACTCATCCTGCAATCTCCCAATCATTAGACATAATATCATGTTCGGTTGGATTCCAATTTGATGCTACTTTTTGACCTGTATCTACCATCAATATATTTACGTCAAACATACAGATATACTTTTTACCCCAATCAATTCTTTTTATCTTACGACCTAATTTAAGCCGTTCTAAAGCCTGTTCGAATGTCATGCCACGACGAGGCAGTTTGAGATACTTTTTAAGTCTGTCGGCAGCTTCATTTGGTGTATGGCCATCGTATTCGAAAGCGGTTTCTCTTTCAGGAACATCAAACAAATCCCAGTATTTGCTTTCATAGTGATTAGATACCTGACCGGTAGGTAGGATCGCCATCACAATAAACCAATCATCAGAACCGAAGCATTTTTCTCCATCGCTGTGTCTCCTTGATTTGCAAACTTCAACCTGTCCGTTTCTGGCTAATAGATTAAAGAAGGCGGCGTTATACAACATGCGGTACCGATACAATTCATTGAAAGTATGGTATCCATCAGAAACCTCTCCCATGTCTCCAGGTTCTGCTTCAGGTTCAGGATGATTCGGGTAGTGGTAGTCTACTGATGCCTCTAACACGGACTTTACGTGTTCCATTACCCTCGTAGCATCATCATGTTTAAAAAAATGCTTAAATCTTTCAACGAATTTAATATCTTCGTTGATTGCTGATTCGAACTCTTCTTTAGTCATTACCCTGACTGAATCTTTTAATTCCATTATTTGTAATATTTTAATTGTTCTGAAATCCTATATTTACTTATATCATCGCACAAGTTACACCCTCCTGTACATCCACAAATCAAACAATACGAGTCTCTTTCTGTCTTCGATTTGGATTGAAAATCTCTTACGGCTTTAATCCAGATAGGAGAAATAATCTTACCGGAAAATACAGGTACATCTAAGATTAATGTTTCCATTATTTTGGCAAAATATTCATATAACACGGCACATCTACCACATCTCTTCTACGAAGTCCCTTATCAAAATAGGAAACCATATAAGTGTTTTTACCTTCGTGATCAGGTCTGGGATCAAAGCATTCAAAAACGAATCTTGTTCTACCTTCAAGATGACCAAACATGAAAACAAATTCGCCACCGTATCTTTTGCCGGCTAATTCTTCTACAGTCATAATCTATCCCCTCCCAATCCTGAATTGATGCTAACGTACTTAACACGGACATCACTTCCACGTCCAAGCTGACCCCAGCCGGGCGATGGCGTTCCCTTGGCCGGAGCAGGGACAGCCCTAAGCCGAGACCAGTCCTGCTTTTGCCTCATGGCTTCAGCCTCTTTGTAATACCGGTTACACAGTTCTTGATCTTCGTAACCAACGTAATCTTCCTTATTTTCCATATAGAATACTTTTTCAACAAAAGTACGACATCCATGAATTAATTAGATTTAAAATAAAACAATATGAATTAAAATAAAAACCCGATACGTTAAAATCGCATCGGGCCTGGTATTGAAAAAAAATAGGTTCAGATCTTGGGTAAAGATTAGAGCCAATTTTTAACATCTTTATATTTAGGGTCTTTGTCTATTCTATCTTTCAGTTCATGCAATGCTGAGTCCATAACCGTATTCGGTACGCCAATCAACTCTCCTATTAAATACAATGGGGTTTTATTCGATTTAGATTCGCGTGCTATATTCATATCCAAAAAAAAAGTTATGTGAAACAAACCGGCCACGGGTATTCTATTGCCCGCCGACCGGTATAATATTTTTATTCCTTTTTTTCCAAACGGGAAAAACGGGAATGCGGGAATCATATTTTTTACTATGGCTCCCGCACCACCGGAAGGACCTGGATCTGGATCTCAGGTCAGATCCTTCCAGTTTATTTTTTCGCCGAGGTAATCTTGCACGGCAAGCCATCTTATAAAGGCTACTCCTTCGGGAGCATCCGGATCATCCAAATACATTAACGTAGCTTTCACCAACTCGTTCTCACATTTGAAGACCTTCGGAAAACCATCCGAATAGTACATTGCAAAGACATATTGGACATCGCCCCATGTCGCTTTATCCGGCTTCTTCGCTCCGCACTTTTCAAAAATATCTTTTATTTCCGGCTGCTTCCAGATCCTCTTGGATCCATCGACGTTGACCATCTTCTTTACCGCCTCATCAGCGAGAGCATTAGAAAAATGGTAGCCGTAAGTATCTACATATTTCTGATAAGCTGGATCCTCTGCGTCTGCTCCTCAATAAGAACGACCTCTGCCACGTCCGCGACCTCTACGCATCTGAGGTCCGTCACCGTAGTATCTGTCGTCTCCATAGTAATCGGTCGGGTAGGATTCGTAACCCATCCTCCGGTATTCCCGGTCCTCCATTTCATGACGACGTTCGCGCTCTTCGAGCCTTCTTTCCCTTTCTTCCAGCTCGTTTTCGCGCTCTTCCATTTCCTTCATCTTCTCATGCATACCATAATGATCGTAAGGAGGAAGGAACCCATGTCCGCACCCCATGTACGTCCCATCAGAACGCCGGCTTCTGCCTCTGCCTGCGACTTTTCAGCTATAGCTCTCTGAGCAGCTTCATACTGATCAGCCCATGCCCTTGCCGCATCTGCTGGATTAGAAAAGTCAGGAACCAAAATTCCCTTGCCGCCTGAACTTGTTTTATATTCTCCTGTTTTACGAATAGAAGGAAGAACCTCAGATGTTATCCATCGTTTAAATCTCTTAGCAGATTCTAATTTTGAAGATAATATAAGAGAATATAAACCAGATTCATTAATGATTCTTATATTATCTATGTATCTGGTTTTCAATAGGGATTGATTCACGCCCCATTGATTATCAGATACTTGCAAAAGTATGGAATCATCATCATCTACATGTCTTTTTACCGCATCTTTAGCATTTATATATCCAAGAGATTTAGCCACGTCTGACGCCACGAACCATACATCACCTTTTGGATCTACAATAATTCTAAGCTCTCCAAAATCCGAACTTTCAAAAACAGAAACTTTATCCATGATAAAAAAAATAGGCCCAAAAGAGAATGTCAGATCCCACTATGACAAACCCTAATGAGCCAAAAATATCTTTCAACATCAAACAACCAGAGGTGGAATCTCGTTGTTCATTGTTTCTGGAGCAAGGATAGGAACAGGATTTTAAATAGCAAATATTTTAATACTTTTTAAATCAAACCAGGGCCCGCATCACTGCGAGCCCTGATCTCTAAACTAATACCATGAAAAACTTAAATCTAAAAACCAAAGAACACACAAATGTATGAAAATGTATGCTTTTCACAAAGAATCTGTATCCTGTTCTTTTGTGTGATTCAAGACATGGGATATAGTTCTGATACTTGATCCGGTTTGATTTCGTATCAGATTATAAATATAGGATTTTGAAACTACAGTTCTTAATTGACCTAAATCATTCATAATGTTTTTATACATAAGATGAATGCTGTTATTACGTTTGATGGTACTGATTCTCATTTCCTACTGTTATTAGTTACGTTCGGTTCTTACTTTTTTCTTATTTCCATAATCCCTTCCTGAAACTAATATTGCAAACTTAATAAAAATAATTCATAAACAATGAAAATCTAACTTTTCTTTTATGTTATTGATATACGTGCATATATAAGAAAAGTGAGACTTTCACAAGCCTCACTTCCCAAATTATAACTATGAAAAAACTATATTATATATATATACAAAAATTATTTGCATTCTAATTTGTTAAGATCATCCAATTCAGACTTGCTTATGGTCATATCTTGCGTCAAGCCAGATCTGTTTTGGTATGGAGCGTAATCGGTTTCTACTGTCTTAGCCTTCTGGGTAGAATCGTATTTCACCTCCGATTCGGTCCCTGTCAGATTTTGGTAGATAGAGCCGGAACTACTTTCGCTTACTTTAGACCATATCTTATTACCTACTCTTATAAAATTATCATAAATACCTTCGGCTGTTATAACACCATCTTGCTCTACGATATTAGGGCCCGATTTTTCTTTTAACAAATACGGGTGCCTGGTGTAAAAATAGTGTTCAAAATCATTCCCAGCATACGAAGGGTCATACCTCTCCAAATAAAACAATTCTGATAAAGAAGGGTCGGTACTGGTCATGCTATAATCAAACAACATCAACCTGTCTTTTCCAGATAAAGATAATTCTATTGATTTCAAAATATCAGGATCATCAGAAATAAGACCCAAAGATGGACCAGGTTTGAAGTCAAGATACTTATAGGCATTATCATATAATTTTGTTTTATGGAGTTTGTTGTCAAGGTAAGATTGGTATAAATCGAATAAGGATAATGGGTTTTCGCTATCTTGTTTTTTGTTCATGTATCGACTATACTCCCGATCCACATCCACGTAAGGAACGTCAAGTACCGCAGGGTGCCCAAACGCCATCCTGGTCATTATCATGTCCTCCGTGTTCTGAGAATCCATGAACGATCTGACGTATTTTTTAATGGAATCCATGAGCGTATTATTATCTACGTTCCGTACTTTCTCTTTATCCAAAACGCCGTTCTTAAAACAAGATTCAGGATATATTTTAGTAGAAAAATGAGTTAGGTTGTACTTGGCTAACACTGTTGATATTTGATACATCTCGTTAAGATCATCTTTGCTGATCCTTTGATATAGATTATCTCCTACCTTAAGCAATGAATGTTTCTCAAATGCCTCTACTGGGTCTATATCGGATTCAGAATAAACGATATTCAAATTATCCATATACTCCGGTAATAATCCAAAATAATAATCTGTGCTATCACCAAGAACATCATCTATAGAAGATGCCAACGTTGGAGCATAATTTACATCATTATGCCTGGCCACATAAATATCAAGATCCAGCATCAAATTATCTATCTTATTCAAAGATTCTTCTGTGCCATCATAAGTTTCCGATGTCCCTATTATATCTATGCCAAACCACGTACAAGCCTCTTCTATATCCCATATCATGCTTCTTAAATCGGATTCGGTGTCGGCATTAGCCCTATGTAAATAAGCTGATATACGAGCTCTTAGGAACTCTATTTTGCCAGGATTGTAATAAGACAGATCTTGTAACTTAGACAAGGATCTTCTCTTGCCTTCTACCACATCATCCCCTTCTATGTTTATTACCGGAATCTTATTCGTAGATGAGAACTCATCAAACATAGATTCGGCAAATTCTTTATCAGAAACGAATTTCTCAACCAGTTCAGGATAGGAATTTCTCAACGATTCAAAAGCAGATGAAAATTCAGAAAAGTTTTTTATGCCGGCTACTGTTTTACGCATAGCATAATAAAGCTCAGAAGGATTATATGGTACCTTTTTACCAAATTGGTTAAACACTCCCTCCTTGTAAACAATAGGACCATACTGATAGTCAATAGACATAAAATAATTATCTTTTTCCCTATCATGTTCGTTAATAGAAGAATCTATTAACTTTCTCATGGAAGTCAAAACCTCGTTTAAAACAGAAGGATCGGATAAAATACGACTTATCTCTGTTTCATCATACAAACCGGATCTCCTTAATTTCTGCTCATTCAGTATCAAACTGCCATCTACATAAAAATCGAAGAGAATAGCATTAGACAATGAAGACGCATTGAAAAAATAATGAGTAGACAAAAGGAAATCCCTTACATCCTTAATGTCCTGAGCCGTTAAAGGATCAGCAAAATAAGTCTGACGCTTCATATACGACAGCACGTCTTCTAAAAGAGGTTCGCCATTGGGATCGGTATTAAATATCTCCCCTGGAGCCGGATTATTCCAATGACCGTAATACGACAAAAAACCAGGAGTGTAAGCCTTAGCCCATACCTGAAGAGCCCGCTCGCTGTTTCCTAATACTTTTAAAGCACTTTCGTAAAGGACGGAAGGCTCCCCGTTAGGAGCCTTAACCCGTTTTATTTCATTTTCCTTTTTTTCTATCTGACATTTGACACCCATGGTGATAAATATTTTAGACAAAGATAGTATAAAAATAGAAATTATGAAACTTCTATTTCATAATGCGAAGCCTCTGTCTCAACTATCAATCTTCCCTCTCCTTCGAACTCAACGCTATCATTTCCTGGACCAGTAACAAAAGGGAAATCAGATACGGATGTTACATAATCTCCAGAACCACCGGAGAAAGACTGACTTTTACTTTGTTTGTAATTGATAGTCAATTGTGTTTTACCTATCTGAAGAGTTCCAGATAAATTTTTAGTATAAGTAGTGGTAGTTGTAATATCCCCATTTTTATAACAATACATTATAAAGGTGGTAACCGGACTCTTTTTTATATTACTATCCGGACCTGCATGATAAGATTCATTTCCTCCAAATATGCTATAAATGTGACAATAAGGACCGACTCTTTTACTTGAGGTTTTAGCCTTATCCTCGACTCCTTTCAAAGATATAGTAACCTTACTCTTGTATTCAATATCCTTCCAATTACAGACTCCTTCACTTACGTTTCCAACAAACCTGTCATCAACATAAACCTCTATATTCCCCTGCTGATTGGTCTTCAACTGATACTGAACAAGATTTGAAACATCTTCGTATCTCCTTCTCATACTCAACACTCCTTATTTAACTCATTTATCGAATCCGAATTATCAGAACCTTCTACGAGATTCTTATTCCTATCTATCTCTTCCTGGCTCATATTACTCATCATATTTTGTATTTTCCTACCAGATTGAGATAAAGAGCGGATGAATGCACTGGAACTTATCTTAACTCCAAGATCCGGTTTTGCCCTAAACGCTTCACCGGTACTGATATTATACAAATCATACACACCTGAGTTCATATAGAATTTATATATCCAGTTTCCACCAGCTTTTTTGTACCCTAATTTGGTTAACTCGACTACACTCATACCAAATTTAATGCCATTACGACCCATTATCTTCTCTGGTATAGGTTCTACCTTAGCCGGAACAAATGTATATGCTTCATCACCGCCGTACAGGAAATAAGGAGATGTTACCCTTGATATGTGAGTAAGCGGTTCTTCGGATATACGAGGTTCGTCTTTTTCTATTTCTCCTTTTGTAGATCCAGGTAATTCGACATTTCCTTCAACTTCGACATTTGTTCTGGATTGCCCTTTGCCTTCTCCATCTCCCTTTTTATCGCCATCTTCCTCAGTGCGTACTGCACCGCCTTCTGCACTTCCTTCTTTTCCATCATTTAAAATATTATCTGATTCTGACTCTATAGACTCCACGACAGCATCATACTCTGGTATGCCGCTAAGGAAATCTGCTACGTTATTCAAAAACTCTATTTTTTCCTCGTTTGTCATATCAAGGCTTTCCACGGGCCTCCATATGGCAGGCAAGTTGTTTGATTTTATTGCAGTAGAAACATCTTCTACAGTTTTATTATCCACCGTAGGCAAAACTTTAGAAACCAAACTATTGATATCAGATTCCATTTTTTCTACTTCCTCTTTTGTGCCATATTCTTTTAGGGTATCCATGCCATTGACTCTAAGAGAATAATTCAAAGCCTTGCTCGGAACAAAATTAATATATTTCAAAAAGTTTTTCAACTCTGATATAATTTGTTCGTCAGATCTTGGCCCAACATAATCAACCACCACCTGATCTGTTTGAGAACGAAGCCAAGAAACGTATTCTTCTAAAGTCTTACCACCTTTACTGGAAGGAGTGGATATTTTATCACCTACTGTTCCTTTAGGTTCTAATCCCATTTCCTCCTTAAGGCTTTTAGGATTACCTCTCTCACGAAGAAACCTCAAATCACCTCCTACAATCTTCCTTGCTATAAAATCAAAAATATTAGCATAAGGCGGCAATCCTTCTTTTTCTATATGAGATTCTATTTCGTTTAACATAAGAGAGAAGTTTTTCCTGGAGGTACGCTTCTTGCCAGGTAAAGACTGCGTAGCTTGTGCCGCAGGAGCCGGCTGAGCTAATGGCGCCGGCTGAGTCTCCCGGGCAGCCCCTTCCTCTGGCATTTCCTCTTCATAAACTTCCACATCTTCTACCTTAGAAGTAACGGTCTTACCCTCATCAGAGAAAGGAAGATCATCCTCTATAAGCGATTTAGGTCTGGAAGATGATTTGCCAAACTGAATCCTGATCTTGGGAGCGACAAACATCTCACCTTCGAAATCTATTCCAGATTCTACTTCAGACGTCACAATGTCTTTCACATTCCTGCTTTCATCTTCTACCCACTTAACAACATCAGGAACCGTAGATAATTTTTCTATAGCCTCACGAGCTTTTCTAAGCCCTGAAATAGGATTCAAATACGATACTTGATACGAAGCCGGATCAAGACCTAACTTGGTTAGATACGCATTAAGATCTTGTATGTCATCTTGACCCATCTGTAGCAATTCAGAATCACCAGATTCAAGCAGCATATCTATAAAAGACATCCATTTCTGCCCTTCCTCTGATTCTACAGAACGTAGGCTAACTGGGAAAAGATAATTAAGACCGTTTTTACCTTTGATGACGACTACCGGAACTCTTACATTTTTGTAATTATTCCCCTTGTCATTTAATATAGAATAAGCAAATGGGAAGCCTGTGTATTTAGATCCGTTCTTAAGCACGACTTTGCCATTTAATACATATCCAACATCAGATACTTTTTCAGCACCTTTTTCGGTAATAGGGAGATTTTCTATCTGGCCATATCCTTGACCGTTCACCTTCATGTTAAACACCGGTCTTCCGGGAAGGGTCTGGGCAACAACATGCGTGCCGACGCCGATGGTAGCCGACCGTCCGGCGTCCTTCTTCCACTTGTTAAAAGCCGTTCTTCTTATTTTACTTATATCATCTATGCCTCCTGTATCAGCTTTTACGACAGAAACGAATCGGTTCCCACTCATGACCTTGATAACCATATTGGACACCAGTTTATTCTCAGCAGATTCTATTCTTTTTTTATCGCCGGACTGAACAGCATCATTGTATTCGGCAAAAAGAGACTGATTATAGGTATCATTTACATCTATTTCGAGATTAACCTTATCTCCTTTTTTCAAAGAAGATAATGCTTCCTGATCTATTTTATCTACCTCATTCTCTCCGAATCCGACACCTGTTCTGTACGGAACCAATTCATCTGAATCAAGACGCTTATAAACCAAAGAATAGGAATTACCCACGTCCTGAATAGACACGTCTGTGTAACGGTTAAGAACACGAGCCGATTCTTTGTCTATAGACCATCTCGCATGATAAGGCAATTCAATTATAGTAGCCGTTTCTCCACCTATATTAAGAGAATACCTTTTAGTGCCATTAGCGTTCGTTTCAGAGCTTATTTGAATAGGAACCAATGATTTTATAGAAGATATAAATTTATCGGCTCTAAGCCCTGCAATTTCATACCTTTCATTGCCGTCATTGGATATTCTTCTTACCATCAACGTCTCTGGATTCTGGGCACTATCTATGTTAGCTCCAGGTGTATTATCAGATTCGTCTAACTCATTTACAAGAGAATCTATATTAGCATCATCCTCCCCAAAATTACTTAACGTAGATTCGGAAATACGACCTTTATCAATAATCCTGTTTTGTTCGATATAAGGAAGGAGATCTGTGATGTTTCCAACCTGGCCAAGATCTTCTATGGTAAATACCGAATCGGCAAGCTTATCTTCGTCAACCTTCTCCCCTTTATCCCGTCTGTTCATTATATCAACATACGAAGAAATAGCATCATCAAGTTCCTTCCTTTGATCTGGTTCTAAATTGGATTTAGCCATATCAATAATAGCTTTATTATCCTCATACACAGATCTCGGACTTGTAAGCCTATCAGCCTTTTCAGATAATGATTTTATGAGATTAACGGGACTGTCACCCAAAGACGATACATAATCATCAAAATCTTGTTTGTATTTATCATACACATCTTTTTCTCTCGCAGTAAGAAGATCGGCATTCCCTGTATATAGTTTATCAATTATAGACTGCCTTACGACCGGAACCATAATAGGATTATCCATAGCATCCTCATAATCTTCATCCGATACAGACTCCGTAAGCGGTGACTCTTTTATATCATCTTCTGCTTCCTTCATCCTATCTTCCCTTACTTTATCAAGAGCATGCATAAAAGCCTTGATAGTCCAAGCCTCGTCTTCCGAAATCTTACCTTCTGACACAGCTTGATCTACTACCTCATCAGTGTCATATTCACCAACTTTATTAGGCTCTGCAAAATCAGGAACCTTGTCATCCTCCTTATAAGGAGTAGACCATAGAGAAGACAGCGCTTTTGAAAATCCCCTGTTTTCCTCAGCTAAGAATCTTTTATCAAGCATCTTAGACAAGAAGTTATTCATATTCCTATAGTCCATCAAACTCCTTCGGTATTCATTTACCAAGGATCTCATGGCTTTGTCTTTGGCTGTAAACTTCTTTTCCTGTCTTGATTTTACATTAAAATAATCATCAAAAGCCACAAGCGTATCATAGGCTTCTATCACATCTTGTGAACTTATGGGAGAAAGAGGAGATGATAAAACAGATTCGGTTTTACTTACCAGCTCTTCTATCGAAAACTCTTTTCCTATTAACGTTGATAACTCAGACAACGAATTGTTATAATTGGTTCTAAGGCTTTCCAATTCTTTGGTTTTTCGTTGTATGGATTCAGCTTGTGGATCTTTCCCTTCTACGTTGCGAGGGCGGGTAGCAAGATCTTCTATTTCGGATTCAAGTTCTTCTATCCTTGACCGTATGCCACGAATAGCCATCGCCCGCTCCCTTGCCCTGTCCGACAGCCGGGAGAACGTACTTAGTGCATCTGCCACGCGAGGCTGTCCTGAAAGCGTTTCTATGACAGAAGCTATGTCTTTCATTCTTGATTCTGATTGAAGACCAAGGAAGGCATTACGAGCCACGTATTTCCTAAACTCAATCTTAGAATCATCACCTATAAGATCTTCGGCAAAACTCTGGGCAGATCTGAAATCCGAAAGACGATTGTTATAATTATCAATAATAGAATCCTTGTATTTCTTTGCCTCTTCCAAAGACATTCCATTAGCTTCGGCTATTTCCGAAATAGGCATCATATCAATCATCTGCCGGAAATTTTCAGCCGAATCCTCTAAGGTTCCCATTTGGTTGTCAATAGACATCTTTTCAAACATAGCATCATCAAGCTCCTTGCCAGTCATAGACTGGGCATCGGAACGAACTTGAGGCCCTAAACTCATTGATTTTTTCAACGTATTCAAAGCCGCCGTGTTAAGATTAGAAGATGCTTTGTTGTATTCATTCACTTGCCTTTCCAGCAAGATCTGACTATTGCTATACTTTTTAACCCCAAAGAAGCCTTCCCTCATACCAAACAAAAAACCGATAATAGCACCGATTCCTATTTCAGTCCATCCTTCTTTAGACGTATATTGCTTTTTAAATCCTTCAGAAATAGCGTCAAGAACATCAACGGCTCCGTTCATGGCTACATTATCATATCTTGACTTAACATATTCCTCAGCCGTATTCTGAACAGCACCTTGAGTTCCTTCTTCCCATAAGCCTTCGGATGCCGGTCTTTTCATGATATTGAAAACATTGCCTGCTATCTTCTGTCCTATATTGGGATTGGTTATTTTAATAGCCATCTCTCCCGGCTTCGCAACTTCCGTCCTTAATCCAAATAAATGCTTGTTGAGCCTCTTTTCCAACCCAGGTATAGCCTTGCCTCCTGACCCTATATACTTACCAAAAAGAAGCCAGTTAGATAATCCTAATATACCCATATTGGCGGCAAATATAGCACTACCTACATCAGCATTAGAATTACGAAAAACAGCCATCTCCTCTGCATTGGGATCACGACCATAAATCTTACGATAATAATCCTTGAAATCAGACTCGGATTGCTTCATAAAAGAATTTGCTTCAACCGATGACTCGAATCCGGCACTGGTAGCCAACAACGTCATGGTCTTAGCCGTCTCCCCTATATTTCTTCCGGTAGCAACTCCTTTTCTTACATAGTCGTTAAACACACCTTTAAGGCTTCCTATGCCCCTATTGGCAGCTTGCCTTGCTGCTAACTTAGCTCCGATTCTTCCACCTAATTTAGCGCCTATATTACCCAATGATCCAACTCCAAGTCCTCCGGTTATGTACGCTGATATCATGGCTCCTACGGTAAAAGACATACCATTACCAAGGACGTCATTCCACAAGAAATTACCGGTATCCTTAAAAAGCTTCTGACCAAAATTATAATCTTCTACCTCTTTCTTGTAATAATGGGGAAGAAGCATGTCTATTTGCTGGTCAAGATCACCTACAAACTTATCCATGTTAGTGTTTAACGCAGCTTTGTAACTTCCCTCAGATGCCATATTGATAAGTTTGTCAGGCAATGACACAACTCCTTGTGCACCGTACAATGCGGATTTTAAAGCGAATTTGCCTACACCATTCCAAAACTTACTCCATCCGCTCTGTCTCCTGGCATAATAATCTTCATTGTTTATACCCGGAATATAGTTAGAATATTTTGTACGCCATACCCCATCATTACCCATCTGATGACTTTCACGGATACTTACCTTTGGTCCATAGGGATTAAGAGGCGGCGGGGCAGGTGTAGCCCCCCTGTAGCTGTTACGAGCCAGTGCCTCCGAGTAGCTGTTGCTTATCTCCTTGGCTATATACGGTTCTTCGTATTCGGCAGCAGCTATCCTTGATGCGTAATCCGGAAATTTAGGTTGGGCATACACACCTTCACCAGGCATATAATTAGGAACCAGAGGCGTTGTCGTCTCTGGTAATGTAGCCGGAGTGTAATTTTCTTCTTCGGCTAATTTCCTTTGCCTTGCCACATCTTCGTAAGTGGTTTTAGCAGCAGGATTATATCTATCTATATTATTATCAGCCATAAATTTTTTGCAAAAAATCGTTCAACTTACTAAACTTGTCATTCATGTTGGGCATGATATTTATTCCTCTCATATACGGATCTCTCATCTGATCAAGACGCTCTTGAACAGCCTCCTTCACGTATTTTACAAAGAAGTACTGAGGACACTTCTGGTGAATGCTATTCCAGTAATCCGCATACTCATCATTACCAGGATCCAAAGGAACAAAATCCGAGAACAACAATGCAGGATTTTTAGAATTTTTAGTCCTTTTGTCATAGAAATTGACCGCTACCTCTCTCGAACCCCTGTCATCCATTCCCTCCAACTGAACTGATATGTTATCAGACATGTCAATAAAATTATCAACAAGGGTTTTAACAACATTCATTTCTTCTGGCTTAAGGTAAGAACCATGAACCTTTACTATATCATAAAGATCATTCTTAACATCAGCCTTAGAAGCCAAACGGGGAAGACCATTACGTATAAGATACTTATCATAAGAATAACCTTCCTTCTTTCCGGTATCTACAAAATCACAGGTTCCAAAACTTGATTTGTAACCATCCACCGGATAATTACGCTCCTCGACCGAAGGATCTATACCTGCCTTAAGAAGCTCGTCATTCGTAATCTCAACCCTTTCTGTAACATAAGAATTTTTACCGGAACCTACTTGAGCAGTCAAGAATCTTCTAACAGTGCCATTATCTATCTCGGCATCCATATTAATGGCATTAATAGCAGTAGGATCCAGATTATTTACCTTTCCTGCCATGTAACCAGACAATCTTCTAAACTGAGCCTTCTGCAAAGACTTTTCCGGTGAATCGGCATTCCAATTGTATCTTTTGTAAGAATCAAGGTAATGATACTGAGATAACTTATCAGAAATCTGATCAGGAGATACAGACATTTTTATCTCATCCTGCATCTGACCTGCTATCATATCAGACACTCTACTGTTTTTCTCAGCATATCTTAGCTGGGTAATAGTTAATGGTTCACCTTCCTGATAATCTTTTAAATCTATATCACCATCCTTATCTATGGTCATATAATCTGATATATTAAAATCAGGATCGCCGTTGAGTTTCTTCATTCCATTAATAAGAGCCAACGTACCAGTAGAAGAACCATTATCCTCGCTTGTAATAGCATCAGATATGTTTTCCCCCAACTTGCCGGCACTCGCCTTAGCTCCTAATGACGGAGATGTAGCACTAAGAATATCTATTCCTCTTGAAGGGTCCATCATGTACTCTCTAAACCCTACGGCATCAGATACGCCAGTTGTTATGGCCGTGGCGAGCAGGAAAGCTCCAGCCTTATCATCTGTATCGGTAAGATTTATAAAAGAATTTCCTTTCATAAACTTAGCATTACGAACTTTACTGATAATATCCTTATTTTTTTTAGTAACTATGTTATCGATTTGATAATCAGTTATGTTATTTATAGCCTTTGTGGCTCCATTTGCCTTAGAATCAGAAAGAAGTAAAGCATCATAAGCTTCAGATAATCTGTTATTTCCTTGTCCGAAATATCCGTTTTTCTGACCTCCATTGTTTTTCAAATAAGAATATATCCGCTCTTCAGGAGTCATATTAGCATACAACCCTGGGTCAGTCTTTTCTTCTTCGTATGATGCTGCAACGATATTGCTTCTATCTGTAGGAGATAATGAATTATACAATTTCAATAAATTGGCTTTACGATCTGTAGAATGAGATTTAAGTAACTCATAAGGAATATTAGCCAAGTTAATAGATCCTGTCTTACCCGTTCCAGAGTTAATAGCCGTAGGCCCGTCCATAGGAGCCATCGGTACTCCTACACCGCCTGCTCCTGTTGTGCCTCCGGATGAGCTTTCAGTGCCCATCTTGGAACCGTAAGTACGCATGTATTCGGTTTCAATCTTAGCCTGTGCAAGTTGCTCTTTTGCCAACGATATTTCAACCATAGACTTAGCATTATCAGTCAAAAACTTTTGCTGAGCCCTATCCTCTGCCAACCTTGCAAAATAAAGATCATCTTTCTTCCTTTCAAAACTTGTATTGTTGTATCTCCATGCATCAGTCATCTTATCGAAAAGATTATTGGTAACAACAAAATTAGCAGCCGCTACCGGATCTGATGAAGCTATTATCATATCTGCCTCCCTCTTGGCTTCTGCTTTCTGATTTTTAGCTTCCTGTATCTGACTGTCAATACGATCAATAATATCCTTATTATCCCCTACTGATTTCTTTTTTGCTTCCAATGCTCCTATGTGCCTATCGTATCTTTCGACATAAGACCCAATGTATTGACTAACCAAATCCGGATTACTGAACACCGGATTGGTAGCTGCCATGTATGATGCTTCTATTCTCATCTGATTCCTCATGTTTTCAGATAAGTTAGCAGACACAAAATTCCTTATCTGGGAATCAGTAAGCTCATCTACGTTGACTTCTATGATTCCACCAGTAGGATTACCTTTAACATCATATTCTGTTGTCTGAATCTTCTTGCCTTCGTTGTTTTTCCTAAAATCACTGACCAGCTTATTTATCTCCTTAGTATAATCGACATAAGGAGAATAATGAAGACCTCCCAACCTTGATCCTGCTTTACCATCTGACCTCCATTTGTAATAAGGGTCCAAAGCATGCCATTCATTAATAGGAGAATAAAGTTCAGGATGATTCTGTTTTATAGATTCTATTTCCTTCATAACCCTCTTGCCTTCTTTTGTGCCGGCAATCGCGTTAATGACCGTATCATCTAACACCGAACTTATCTCTCCTTGTATGGCTCTCGTAACACCACCAGAAGAAAGATCCACGCCTTTGAATTTTTGATTGATGTTAGCAATCACACCTGACATCTTATCTTCCATATAAGCGCGGGCTTCAGGCTTATCTATCTCTTGACCCATAAGATAATCTACCTGGGTATAGATCTTTTCACGAGCAGCATCAACCTTCTGCTGTTTGTACCTCATGACGTCCTTAACAAGATCTATGTTGTAAGGACTAACATACGGGGCATATTGCCTTAAAATACTATACTGTGAAGCCACTATTTGGTCCTCCTTCTTCTTTTAATTTCATCATCTTCTTCATTTAAACTTCTCAAGTAAGGTGTGGAATAATCACCCGTATTCATCACATCCTGATTACCTTGAACGTAAATAATTTGACCACTTGGAAGCATTCTCATATTTGGAGCTATGGAAGCTATGGTATTCAACGATGTACGAACATTGAACTTATTCTGTATCTCGCTGTTTATGCTATCATAATAACGAGCAAGATTTTCATCCCTTATAGCCATAGCTTTCAACAACCCAGATTCATAACGTTGCCTTTCTGCTATGTTCTTATCATCTGTCTGAACATAAGCCATTTCATTGAATCTATCAGCTTCGTTTATTTGCCTTGCGTTATTGAAATTTACTTCGTTAATGTACTTGGCTATATTGCTTCCGGCTATGGCGTTCATATTAGCCAGAATAGCGGAGCGCTGGGAGTCGGGCACGTCACCTACTGCGTCCAACTGAGCCGATGTCGCACGGTTGAGCTCGTTGATATACTGATCAGCAGATTGAAGAACCGGGTCTATTCTCGGAGCCTGATGTCTTTCCAGGCCTTCTATCTCCAAGCCAGTGTCAAGGGTTCTTAGCATTTCCGGGAAGATAGGACCGAACGCCGCCGGTCTGCCCTGTCCTTTAGGTCCGTTGTCTTCAACCACCTCCTCTGTATCGGTGTCGGTTGCAGTCGCAGGCGTACTTGCTTTCGGTTTTACCTCTATCCTTCCAGGAGATCCAATCTTAGGCGGTGTAAGGTCTGGTGCTATGGGACCGGCCTCAATAGGCTTCATTTCTGGTTTAACAGACTCAAGAACGAAGTCTATTTCCGGCATTAACCCACTATCTCTTAAAGCAACAAACTTATTATAATCGGAGCCCAGAATCTTCTTAGCGGCATCAGATTTATCACCAAATAAGTCAACATAATTCTTTATCCCTTTTTCGTTTAACAATCTTTTTTGCTCTGCCGAAACAACGTCCAATCCATAATAAGAACGGGTGGCTGTTGTCTGACCAAACTTATCATCTACGGCAAATGAATTATAAGCCTGATTACCTCCGTAGCTTCCGGCATCCTGGCCCCAGAATCCGTACTCATCTCTGAATTTCTTGGCTGCATCAGCATTCGTGATAGCACCTACATCAGCTAACGCCCACAATGCATTTAATTGCCTGTTGTATCCTTTCTGGAAACCTTCTGTATCAAAATCACCATCCGTATTGTACTTGTTAGCCCATCGGTTTATGTCGAGCAAATTAGATACCGCCTTATCATTTACCCTGCCGTATCCTAAATTGCTTCTATGTTGGAGATTCTGGTTGGCATTGACACTGGAATCAGGATTAAGAATCTGCTCACGACCACTAACATCAGATACAGTCATATTAAGAGTTCGTCCAAATAACTGATTGATAAGCTTATTGTAGCCGATAGCATTCTTTCTAAGTTCCTCCAGCTCCTTCTGAGTAGGTCCACCTTCAGCCATTTTCCTGGTTTGCTTAACATACTCGTCATATATCCAGTTCTTAGCATCTGATTCTGCAATATTAAAAGCCTTAGCTTGTTTCTTTACCTGATTCAGATCAACAACCCCGCCATCCCTGAAAAAAGCATCCATCTTCTCGTTACGCTTAGATTCTTCCTGTTTGCCATAAACGATTTCAGCGAAAGAACGAAATTGTGCTTCAAGCTCGTCTATCTCTTTCTGGTTTTCATTGACGTACTTGGAAAGAATAGAAGCATTAAGATTAGATGTGTTTTTGTCTTTTACATCTTCATTTTTCTCTAATCTCTTATATACACGCTCCTGATCTTCGTACTTATCAGACAAACCAATCTTCTTCTTATATCGATCAAGGAGTGTAGCATACGTATCTTTTGACGTTGCCTTAATACCATAATTTTCTCTAACGTAAGAGGCAAACTCATCATCTATCTTACGATAATCGGAAACAATATAAGCCTCTGGCAAATCAACCGGAGTGCCACCATTTTCATGTCTGTTCCCTTTGGCTTCCATAGGCCCTACGGAGTCAGGAGTCAGCACGTACTCGCCTTTCTCTATCTCTACATTCGCAGCATCTTCCATAGACTTGGGAAGAGGATAAATATATTCGCCGGTCATATCAGACGTATCCATCTTCTGACCGTTACCTAAATTCACGCCACCACCTTCACGTTCCCACTTGATGAATTGCTGACGACGCTCCTTGGCAAGTTTTTCCCTCGCTGCCTGCTCGTCTCTGCTGGCTGCATACGCAGCAGATGAAGCTCCCATGATATTACGGGTAAGACCTAATCCTAAACTAACACCAGATAAGGCAGCTTGAGCCACGTTAGCGCCCACCTTATTACCAGCTCGTATCCTGCCAAGGCTGGATCCGAACATCTGAGCTCTGCTGGTTAGGTCGGGTGAATAATATGGGGTAGTCATAGGATCAAGAGGATTACCATCTTGGGAACGTTTTTCTTTAGAGGAATCAGCATCAACACCACCTACATTCATTGTATTATCAACGACTGATTTCTCTACGTTTTTAACCATACCCCTATTATCAGCGAGATATCCTGCATATCCTGCATCATTGTTTTCAAAAAACGGATCGGATGTAGGCATACTACTAAATGGATTTATCTCCCCCTCCTCTGTTTCTAAAATCACATCAGAAGGCATATATATATTCTGAATATCAGATTCACCCCATTTATTAACAGGCGTTCCATAATCAAGAATAGACTGAGTAGAGGATACATTAATATCCTGTTTCTTATCCTGAACACTACCGCCAGGAGCGAATATCGGACGATTTTTTATGATTCGTAATTTCATACTATCTTTTTTCACAAAGATAAGAGAAACGAACGAGAAAATCCAACGTTATGGGATACGTTTAAAAATCAATCATGTACGGCAGACAAACCACCCGAATCAGGATCGTACTTAAGACCGCATGCCCGGCGATAGTTCTTAAGCGCTCTCCTATACAAAAACAGCACCGTCTTGGAAACTATTTTCTTCATAGATTTGGTTAAAACCTCTTCTGTTGAAACAGACATCAGACAGCTATTCAAGAACGACCTGACATTGGAACCGAACAAGGTCTTAACCATTTTTCTAAACGTTCTAAAAAGATATGATGCAGAAAGAGACTTTAACCCATTGCGAACCAGTCTCTTATTCAAATACGAAACAGCCTTTTCAGATAGACAGAGCCTATTCTTTCCTTGACTGTCCACCTCTGACGAGAACCACGAATATAAAGTGGTAGGATGTTTCTTAAGGTGATTGATGAAGGAAGTCATTATCCCTTCTTTTAAAGCCCTTTTGTGGGCTACGCATGCAGCAATCTTCTCTTCTCTTTTTAAAGAGCTGTCAAGGCATCTAAACACCGTCCTATCGTCTCCGATGAAATACTGAGGACGTTCTTCCTTGAACTTAGCCCGATAAGCGGCATATCCTTCCTTACGAAGCATATCTATCTGAGACCGGATATAGAACCTTACACACTTTTCTTCAGCCTCTTGCACGCTTTTAAGATAAGGAACTGACTTTCTCCCATATCGAAGATAATCATAAACCATAGCCTCAATAAAGTCATTGTACGGAAAGAATCTTCCAAATCCAAAGTTCCAAACTATGAAACATCGCACTCTATCTTTCCAGTAATCAGATATGAGAAAATTACTACAATATCTCAACTTCCTGTTTTTCTGATAGAAATGATGAGTATGTTTGTCATAAAATAGATCAAAATATCTCAAATTGCCTAAACACTGACCGGCTGGACGGCGTACTACATTGTACCCTAAGTTGCTGAAGCTATTGTATATAACTTCTATCGGAGAGACCTGCTCTTTCTTGAAGAGCTTGTCGTGTAACTTGTGAGGATTCATTATTTCAGTTATTTTTGTCTCCATATTGGTTTTATTTTTTAGTGCAAATATATGATTTTATATAAAAAGAAGAAAATGCACTGCCTTGTATCCGGTTTGAGAGAAATAGGATACAAGGTTTTTTGTTTTATGACGGTTTGGATAAGAGACGGGAAAACGACTCTGAACGTAACCGCCTGACCGTCAGGGGTGGGACAACAAATCTTGAATTAAAACTACGCCTATGAATAGTCTCCGTTTTCCTTAATATTAAGACCATTTTCAATGATCTTACTCATTATATTATTTATATTATTTTATATACTTTACCATTTATTCATATAATTGTTTACAGTGAATGAACTTAACGACCGAAGGGAGTTAAGTGAGTGAACGGATTGACAAATTACTTTTTCCGTCATTGTATTGTTCGCCTAATTGTGTTAAAAGATTGAGTATCGTGACCGAAGGGAACGATGCGAAAGAACTTATAATATTTAAAAACGACTGAACCTATCGACTGAAGGGAGATAGGTGATGGAGTGACGTTAATAATTATATTAGATAGCCAGTGGAGAATTAGGCAGGCTGGTAGGCGAGACGAGCGCCCATGCCCGTCAGGACAGTGGAAGTACGTAGGTCTGTTCTGTTAAACCAAGGCGATGATAGTTCCATCCTTCACGAAATCGCACAAAAAAACCGGATTATCTTGATATCGTTCTTCAACCTTCGGTATCCGTGTAACGAGTCTCAAATCCGGCTTGAATTTATTAATGTAAAAGAAATACAGTCTTGTTCTAATTGTCAGTGACGCCTTTAATGCGAAGCTGTATATTGGGAAGCACGGCATTAATCAAAGCCATTTTCTTATCCTCTTCGCTTTCTTTTTCATGCTGTCTATACATCATGCTGTAATCACTGTCATCACCATCCTTTTTCCCGTCTAACGTCAGTAAATGATTTATGATGTCCTTACCATACGTTTCAGTCCATGTACGGAATCTCTCTTCCTCGGACTGTCCCTCCTGGGACGGGGCTTCTGGGTTAGGGAGGGCGGCTGCCACTTCTACCTCTGGAAGTGTTACCGATGCTGCTATTTCACCAGCATCTCCGAATCCCATTTGACCATACGAAGATACGGAATTTTCTTCAATATCCAAACCAAGATTTTTAGCAACTTCCATAGCATAGTTATAACGGTCATCGTTTCTTATAACACTCTTATGAGGACGTCCTGCTCCCTGGTTCCAAGCTACTACAGCATCTTTAAGGTTATCGGCGTTCATAAAGTCCTGCCGGCTGTAATTGTAATACCCTGGTCCTTCTTTTCCTTTTCTTGTGTATAAGAAATTAGAATATCCTGTTTTCCCTTCGTATTCGTCAGCTAAGAACTCAAGTTGGTCTTTGAATGTTGGTGTAGAATGACCTTTCTTTTTAGCGTGCTTGAATAGCTTATCCATGCGCTCATTATGCCATTGCTGTATGCCGTATGATGTTCTGTTGTCTCCGTATATGTCATCTTTAAGACCGGATTCAGCCATGAGATTACCTATGATGGCAAGCGCTTGTATCTTAGACATGCCTCTCTTATTAGTAAAGTATTCATATGCTTCACGTTGTTTATTTACAACACCACCTTCTTCGTATTTCCTTACAAACCTTTTAGGTAAAGCCTTGTCATTATTTCGAAGAATACTACCTTTCTTAGGATCGTATTTGATACGTTCCCTTATTCTAAGAGGGATATCCCTTTCAGGTATGATGTCTTCCGCTATCTTCTTTCGGCTAAAATCATAATCATCCTTCACATCTAACATACCAGCATCCGGATCCCATCTTACACTGAAATTCTTCAACGCACCTAATCCGGAAGCTTCGTTCACTTTTTCAAAATTGTCACCATATACCTCTTCTCTAAATGGACTTACACCTTCATTTACTAAAATCCATTTTCCTGGATTTTCAAATATATTTTTATTTAGTTTATCAAGGACCTTCTTATAATCTCTTATTTTTCGTTTACTTTTTTCATCAGCGTCCTTATATGCCTCATCAAGCATGTTGTTCATATACTCTTTATCTAATAAAGATTGTATCAAAATAGCTTGTTCTTGAGGCAATCCTACGTACTGAGCATCATCATCATCGTCATCAAAACGATACTTGCTTGCCGGCAGCCTACTTATATCCCCATCCGTATAAGCCTTCCACATCTTTTCCTCGAAGTCAGTAGCCGTATCTTTTCCAGATCGCTCCCTATTAGGATCCAACATACGTTTCATAGTAGGAATAAAATCGGCGATCAAACTAATAGGATCAGTGTCTAATATTGGATTAACGGATTCATACCATTTATTAGGATCGGCATTATTGGATATCCCTACCGACTCAATAATAGAATCAGATACTCTAACCTTCTTGCCATCATAGCCTCTACCTACATACCCTGTATCACCGTATTTTGCGGCTACATGGCGAGCGTCTTCATACTTTGAATCATTAGTATCTTTTTCTATAGATTCGTTCTCTACAGGCTTGTCTTCAATCAGGACATAGTTACTGTCATCATCCACCGTCCAGGGCTGGTATGTCGGCGTAGAGAACACCCGGCGCTCGAAGGCACGGCGCTTCTTCTGGCCGCCCATACCTTTCTCGTTTTCATTGTGATTTATTTCTTTCACTGCCTTATCATAATCACCTTCTTTAAGGTATTTGAAAAGCATTGGGTTTTTAGAATACTCTGGTCCTCCTGTATTGTAAAACAAACTAAACAAAGCATCTCGCTGATTATTGTTTAGATTCTTGAAATTAGGAGTTCTTCGTATAAATTCCGGAACAAACGTATTAACTACACCTTCAAATTCCTTATCGGCCTCTTCTACTGTTATACCATTCTTGTATTTTTTAAGAAGATGAGGAAGATGAAATCCGTACCCGATTGTTATATTTCCCTTCTTATCGTCATATAATTCAGGCTCAAACTTTTCCCACGATTTCAAATATTTTAGGATATTTTCTGAGGGCTTCCAATCTGATTTATTCTTCTTTGCCATCTTTTTCTTCCTCTAAGAATCCAAACATTTCACCTGCGCAATTACCAACAAATCCGGCTATGTAAGCTGCGTGTTCATCTTCTCCCACCTTAAAGCCAAGAGACATATTACAATGTTGGCATACCGACATAGCTGCATGAAATGATTCATGACATATGTTTTGTATAGTCATATCATTCTCACTTTGAAAATTCCATAATAACTTAAAAGCTCTATCATCTCCCTTATCACGAACAAGATTCATAAAAGAGACTTCTGAATCTAAATCGCCTTCATCTCCCCATTCTCCTTCATGATCCAATTCTGCATTCTCAAAACGATCACACAATGTTTTGTAATCTAACCCTATGGTGATAATCAACTTTAGTGGATATATCACAAAATCAAATTCTTTTTCTTTCATTTTTCTTCCTCCTTCTTAAATTTGTGGTAAGCATCACAAACCTTGTCAACCAACCATCCCATTAGATAGGCAGCGTGCTCATCTTCTCCGGCTTCAAAACTGTAGTTAATGTTTAGATACTTACAGTAAAGAGAAAGACCATGCAGACATTCGTGCCCTATGGTTCTCACATCCATGTCAGACAGTGAATGAAATAAGAAACATATTTCTTTCCTGTGATTGGTTCGGTTTCCTACGAAAATAGTTCTGCCACCATAATCATCAGTCCACCCCTCCCAGCTCTGATCTTCTACTTCCAGGTTGGCGAACGTCTTAACTATATACTCTTCATCTGCTCCAAGCAACACCCTTACATTATAGGGGTATATGTCATTTTTATATAATACTTGTTTCATAACAAACATTAAATCACAAAATAAAAACTACTTATTTTCAACTTATTAAATATTGTAATTTATCTATTCTTAATCTTATCTTCAGAAATCAACCACTGGAATATAATCTTCCGGTTGCTAATTACTTTCTTTATCCTCATCAGCATCCAACTTCCTCTTAACCTGTCCAGCCATGACCGTCTGAAATTAAGAGCATCAGAATTAACCGACTTATTTATATCGTTATCGTCCTTGATCCAGATAGGTGTTTCAGATCGGTCATCGTCAACCCTGTTGAAGAAGTCATTTAACTTATGTCTCCTATATACCTCAGTATCCAGGACCTCAGTATGGTCACCTACGATCTTCGGATATGATATACGTTGTGCTAAATTATTCTCTCCTTCTGGAACAAGATGAATTTCACCTGAGTTGTTTGTGTCGTTGTAGATAGTTATCGTATCTAAACCTACTTTCCTGTCAAGAGTGTAATTCACATCATCGACGTATTTCCTTGCATCAAGCTCATACTCAACAGAAGCCAGCGTAGAACCGTTATATTTCTCTTTTATCGGCACTTCTAATATAAATGGATATGTTGCTCCGTAAAATGTCTGAAAGCTCTTATTCGTCAGCAAATGGCTCCATAAGCCACCTTCTTCATCCGATGCCGGGAAGTTTATTCCTGTCTGGAAATATTGTTGCTGTTCTATATAATAGTCAGGACAGAACGAATAATAAGAAATCCATTCTTGTTTCAGACACGAATATCCGATAGTGAACGACACGTCCTTGAAATATTGTTCATCCTTTAAAGATATTTCCTTATCGTTTGACAGCACCTCTGTTTCATTGTATAAGAACCTTCCACCATCATATTTATAATATGCCGGGTTCTTAACAGGTATATAATCTTTTTTCGTGATAAGTACCCTCTTATACCTGTTATCCCATCCAAGAGACAGACCAAGACCGATAAATTTATTGTCTGTATCTTCTTCTGTCATCTCTGTACCGGTTAAGATATTAGTTATTCCATATCTAAGAATCTTAAACGGAAGATGACGCTTAAGCCAATGTCTGATACCTACACTAAGTTCCTTGAGATTACGTCCGTTCGGATCAGTCATAAACACCTGTGCTCTTTTAGTATCTACCCAGAAGTGACCAAATTCTGAACTAATTATTTCAGTGCTCTGGGTTCCAGAATAACCGAGGTCGGTCGTGTTGTACTCCAGAGGCCGGGACGCGAACAGACCGCCGGTGCCCATCTCGGCCTGCCCTGGGGAGGTACGCTCCTTGATTACGTCTATGGCGTTATGGAGCGAAACCTGATCCTCGAATCTGACAAGAATCTGATTGGATTCGATGCGTTTCATATGAATCAGCTTGCCGTTGCTTGTAGGAAACTCATGATAATCCATAGGCTTGTACGTCAGCCACGGATCTGTTTGACTGTTTTCAGATACATCAGCCCTACTCCATATAACACCATTAGGACGTTGGTAAGCACAGTCATAAAAACGTCGTTCGTACGTTGCCGGCAATACATTTGGTGTTAGTGTCATCCTCGACGAATAGATAGGACTTATCTTGTAATCATTATCCCTATGGATAGATACGTTCTTTTCTTGTGTCCACCAAACAAAATCTCCTACTTTTGGATAGAATAGTTCATGAGGCTGAGGGCCCTCTAATCTGAAATTACAATTTATTTCAGACTCTACAAGGAACTGAGGAATGCCATAGAACCATGTATAAAATCTTCCATTAACGTACCTGCCGGATGTGTCACCATTTAATTCGTATAAGCTCTTCCTGTTTGGATAAAAAGCGTATCTTCCTTTATTAGATGATGTCCAGCTATTGAAACGTTCGTTATCTATTGTCTCAAGAGCGTCTTCTCCAGTATCATAATTAACAAAATATCTTGGATACCCTACATTTCTGTAATCCATGTATGGGAATGGTATCATGTCTCCAATACCAAAAGCGCTATTATAAAAAACAGGGAATTTTCTTTTTAATGAAAATCTGGTTATCACCGTATCGCCACCGAATATCAGTTTCTTTTCATTAGTGAAAAATCCACATCCACCTATGGAAATCCATTTTATATCTTCTATCTGTCCATATTGATCCGGCCTATATCGCATAAGTCTCATATACGGAGAACAGATGTACGATACTGTTTTGGATTGCTCGAATGTTCTTCCTGCTACAACATCACTTCCAGCAATAACCGAATCATCTATGCGGCTACTGTCGTAATTGTAAACATAGTTCGGATATTCCAATAAATATTTCGATTTACCATCTCCTTTTTCACCTGGATCACCAAATGATAAAAATAACGAAGATTCACGATCTATATTATTAACGAATAAGAAACGTCCCTCATTATCATTTCTACCGGTTCCCCATTTAGAAGACATACTGGCATCCATCATCGGATATACGCCAGACTTAATGTACTTAACAGAAGATAAACCACGGGCAAAATTTCGTTCATACTTATCCTGATCTGTTATGCCTATCATTGAATTATATAATCCCACAGAAGTATAATACCATGCATGATTACGTCTTGGTCCATTGTTTATAAACGTATTAAGCCAATCATAACGGTACTTACCGTACAATATCGGGCCTTTAGCAAGAGTCTGACTGATGGTTGACACCATTGAAGAAAACAGCATGGCCACGCTTAAATTAGTCAGGAATCCTCCTCCGGTAAGACCGGCCGACCCTCCTATGTATCCAGACTGCGCCCTTATCTGAAGCTCTTCTGCTATCATAGCTGCTATTGTAGCACTTGATTCAACTGCGGCAAGCGACGCAGCCATCGTGTATGCGGCAGGACCTAAGATAGTCCATTTTGGATGATCTTCTACAGGTACGAAACTGCCCACAGACATTCCTCTTTGAAACCCGTCTATACATACTTCATTTGGAAGTTCTGGCTTGTTGAAATAAATATCAGGTGAACAGAATGAATACCACACGTTTCCTCCTTTGTCGAAAGGATGGGATATAAACTCGTCTCTTTTGCCAGACGTATAATTATATTGATCCTGTGATAGGTCATTATATGGGTAATTAGGATAGATATTTACATTACCATCGTCTCCTATGTATCTAAGCATATCATAGGCTAATCCTGAAGCCACAACCGACCTATTTAGTCTCCTATCTCCACGATACAGTTCATATCCTACAATCGTATTTCTTTGTTGTTGCGTAATCAAACCAGAATCCACTGCAAAATCCAAAAACACTTGTATGGTGTTCTCATCTACCATAATACCTACCGGATATATTTCAGAAGCTATGTCATATCCACGTTCATCACTGTTCATGAATGGTATATGCTTATTATCTGGAAACCGGTAATGACGTATAGGTTGCTGGCAAAATACGGTAGAAGTATCTACCCCTCCATAAGAATGACCCTTGAAATAAGATAATCCATTTTTGTCTGACAAAGGAGCACCATAATATTCTGTTAACTTATTCATAATATTAGAATAAGCTTCTGTTTTTTTTGGATCATCATAAGATCTGCCTGTGTCTATTTTCATCCTACTACTATCATAAAGTTCAAAATTAGCAGGATATTTCTCAGATGATTCCCAATATGCAAAATCCCCGTATTTATAAGGACGAGGCTTGCAATTGATGGGCCTATCTCCGCATGTCTGACATTTTGATGCAAATACTACCGTCGATCTTAATATTATTGAATCAACAGACAAATCAACCTTATTTATTTCTTTTTCTCTTACACCAAAAATATAAGGATATATGGTTTTACCTGTAGCAAAAGCGACTCCAAGAATAGCACGGGAAGGCTTCTTTCCTTCTTCTTCCTCTTCTTCTGGGGTATCATAATTTTTATAAGAACAAAATTGAATTTGTCTAAACGTCATTATCCAAGGAACTGCTACAATAGGAGATTCTATTGTAACATAAAAATAATTTTGACCTATAGAATCAAAAAACTCTTCATTTATTTCTCCGAAAGCCGGTCTTGCTATGTTAACAATAACGGAATGAGATGATTCATACTCAGGTCTATCAAATTCAACTGGTACTATTCCAAGAGGGGACCATGTTTCAACATCCTTCCAAAAAGAAACACGAACGTAATTGGTAGACACAGCATCCATTATGCCATCTACCTTTCCAAGAGCTTCAAGATAAAGAACTTTGTTCTCGTCTTTATAACCTCCTATGTCCCACTCTTCTGGTCTATTGATTCTAATAAATCTTGCATTTGTCATTACATTTCTGACAAACTTCCATACCACAAATTCAGATGCGAATCCAATATTAAGCTTATCCCCTGTAGGATTATTAAATGTAGCATTGTTTACATACCCTTCAAATTTCCAATCAGTTTCATCTATACCGGTATCCGAATTTTTATATATCATATCTTGCAACTTCTCAGAAGCTTCAGGCCAAAATTGCTCAATACAATACCTGGGTCCGTTCTTTGATCTATACTGATTATTTATGACTGTACTGGTAGATCTACCGGCTCGCCAATCTCCTACATCATTTATCTTTTGGCTCCATCCATCTATATGAAGAATATAACTTCCAAGAAGATAATTATAATTCTGAAAGTTGTTATAATCAGTTCTTGACACAGTAGGATCAGAGCAATAACTCTCAATATAACATCCGCATGTACAAGGCATGGTATCTAATACGTATATAGCATCAGACACGGTTTTTAAAACAGATCCAGGTTGTAAGTATGGATAAAACTCAGAACAAAGGTGTTGATTGCCATCACCTGATATGCTGCCAGCGCTATACCCAAAAAATGCTTTCTCCATCCATTCAGATAAAGAATCCATTGTCTCGTAATTAAACAACACAGAATACTTATTCTGATTTTCTCCTCCTGTGGTATATAGATAATCTGTAGAGACGTGTTCCATTTCGCTAAGAACCTTATAGATATAATCTTCTACAAGGCCTGTTATTAGTGGAACTGGAGCTGACAATATAGATTCTTGACGATGAGGGACTTCGCAGTCTCCTTCCATTTCTGGTAACCTAATATGATCAATTGGCTCCATATAATCCTGTGTTCCATCTTCTCTGTATTTGGTAGCTATATCACATATCTGTCTTTCATTGTTTCCATTCTCCTTATTATTACAAGCTACAAGACCTATATTTTCAGACAAATAATTTATAGGGGTTCCTACAATATCATCATAATCGATAATAAATCTTGATTTCCCTTTAAAAGTAGCGAAATTGCTTTCCACTATAACAGTTTGACCTACAGTAGCCGGGTTGTTACACTCTTTCTGTTCTTCATCTATAACAACCGCATCGTCGTCAATCAATACCCCATCTCCTGCCGTATTGCTATACTGCCATACATATTTCCTATTAACACCTGAGCAATCCGGAGCATATGCGTTTATAGACTGGTATGGGATACTGTCTTTGTTCATTTCCTCTCTTGCCTTATCAGAAGGTGGGGGGATAAGAACGAATGCTGGAGTTTTATAACCAGTAGATGTCTTAAACGAGATAGAAAACGGATACACTTCATTCCTCATATATCCCACATACAACGAACAAGCATTACCATCCTTATATAAATCTTCGTGGGCTACAGACGCCTGCCATTTCAAGAAATGACCCATGAGGGAAACTACAGGCTGTAAATTCCATTCTTTTTCTGCCGTAAGACCATATTGAAGAAGACGGTTTCCAACCGATACTATTCCTCTTGATGTATTATATATGGCTCTTTTTAAAGAAATATGTTCAAATGTTGTCCTCTTATTATTAAGATCAGAATAATAGTATATGGTCTTCTCTGTAATAGGATGAATACCTTCTATAAAATAATCAACTACAGGTTGTGTTTCACCATTGTATCCTACAGTATTCTGAATAACAGCCACCTTGTAATGGCTGACTTGCCTATCCAGATTAGACACCTTAAGTCTTATACCAAGATTAGTTCTTTCTCCCCATTTACCATCATTTATCCTGATATATTGCTCATCAAATACATGAACAGGGTTAGTTAATGAAGTATAGTTAGTTTTCTCGTTACCAAATTCATCGCACAAGGCCACAGCAAACTGATACACGCCCGCACGCAGGCTGCCCCCGTACTCTATCTGTACCGGCTCTACACATGGCTGGTCCAGTAGTGGAAACACCCTAAGTTTCTCACATGCCAGAAAACAACCATTTTCCTGCATGAACTTTTTCCTATCGTATTCTTTATCGCATATCTTATACCCATGATAATGATACCATATATCACCTTCATCATCAGGAGTCAGAGCCTTGTCTACAATAACATACCTGGGAGGATTATAATCGTCAGTCCAGTAAATACATTTCCCACATTTCTCTGTCTTTATTTCTATGGTTTTTATAGGATGGTAGATAGAGAACTTAAGGCACGGATCTTGCTCGTTGTCTTCAAGCAGGGTTTTCATGCCAGAACACAACGACTCCGATCCTTCTACCATAGATTCTATATCAGAATCAGACAAGATACTTGTATCGGATTCAGGCTTGAAATAAGTTATTTTAGATACGCCTGTTTCAGGATTTGTTATAAAAAAATAGATATTGCCCGAAGTAAGATCATTCTTATAACCAATAACTTTAAACCCATCGAAATCAATGCATTTAAGATTACTGTGCTCGTTAGATCTCATCCCAACATTACCATCCTCGGATTCTATGTTGGCATTCAAGGCAAACGTATAATGCTGATCCGTAAGACTCGACGGATGCAGATCGCGGTTCATGCCTGTTTGAGGAACCGCTATGTTTCTGTTATCTTCTGATGCCATCTTTGTAACTGTTTGTCACAAAGATAACAAAAGAGATTTAATCATGGGCTTTCAAAGCGAGCGTAAAATGGCAGATAATCACCCCGTCTTATATCTTTTACCCCTAATCAACACAGTGCCATCACCGCCGGCTCCGGCATAAACCATAGAGTATCTGACGCCGCCGCCTCCGCCGCCATAACCTCCACCTCCTTTACCAGATCCGTTTGTTGATCCTCCTGTGCCAGATCCTTCACTGTAATCAGATATTCCTCCTTGGAATACTACTCCAGTGTTAGTTTCTCCACTTCCACCACCGGCATTTCTTTTACCGCCGGATTCTCCAAAATCTCTGGTAGTATGACCTTGACCTTTGATTACTCCATACTTTTCTCCATTAGTGTCTCCACCATCCGAAGCACCATCTTGCGTATATGACGAACTGCCGGCACTACCACCATCTCCTCCCCTCCACTTATTAGCTCCCTTTCCTCCATTTGCTCTATAAGACGAGCTCATGAATTGAGAATAACCACCATCTTTACCAGGAGAATTTTGTTCGGCTTGATAAACTTTTGCTCCTCCTTTTCCTACTGTTATAGAAATAGATTGACCAGGTTTTACAGCAATAGCTTCTCCGTCTTTCCAGCCTTTGTTATCAGATTTGAAGGTCTTGGTATAACCACCTCCACCGCCGGCAGAGCTACCGCCGCCTCCGCCTCCAACTAAAAAACGTCTACGAGAAAACAGCCATCAGGAACTATCCATGTGTAATTGCCAGCCGGATAAAACCTTATAAGAAAGTCTTCAAGCTCCCTGTCTTTATATTCGAATCTCCTCCTCATAATTTACACAAATATATAAAAAGAATCATGGTGATATATACTACTCTCTGTTGCAGAAGTAATACAATCAACATCTTCATCTGCATTATTAATAAGATCTCTCATTCCATCGTATCTATTAGAAAACATAAAAACGTACCTCTGGTCATTTATCTGAAACTTGTATATAATACCCTGTTGTTCACTTGTAGGATACGGGTCAAATCCAATCCATATTGTCATTGGTTCGTAACCGGTAGAGGTGCTTGAAAACGAAAAAGAAACTGAACTATGAGTATGAATATTAAAGGCTGTTCCTTCTCTAAGTTGATTCAATACGCTATTTATCTTATCCCGGCTAATTGTATCGGATTTGATTTTATTCATTAAATTAAATAATCTGATCCTATCTCCAGGCTCGATTTCTGTTTTTACACAATGATAAATAGCTCCATTACCAGATCTCTGTTCCTCAAAATATCTTCTCCTACTCATAATGATACTCCTTCCTATAATAACCGAGGAAACTAAACCCTTCCGACTCCTTCCTCAAAACATCATGCCGATTCCAATACTTTTCTAAGTCGAAAGCCTCTCTTTCGAATACGATATTATGATATGCCTTATCATGATCGCGATATATGCACAACCTAATCAGGTACTCAATCAAATACCATGCATAGTATAAAAATACCGGAATAAGAGACAGCCACAGCATCCACCATCCTATATTACCGAATAAGAGACACAATCCTATTGTAAGCAAAGACACGAACATACCAAAATCAAATAACGTATGATACTGATTGCAATGTGCCTCCTCATGATATTCGGCTCTCAATGATATACTATCACGTTCGGTAAATACGGCTCCAAACAACATAATCGTTTTGTAGCCGTCAATGAACGTAAATAACTTAGCTATTTTTGATTTATAATATATTTTCATTGCCAAAAATAATTTTAAACCAATTACACAAAATCAAAAACTCAATAGGAGAATTAACTCCATCCCATTCCCATTTTTCGAGATAAGATCTTAACTTGCTTTTATCAACGTCTTCACCCCCTCTAAGAAAAACAAGATGCGGCATAAATAGCTCTCCCCCTTCCAGAGACTTATTAAACTTACTAACCAGCCTCTTTCTGAACTTAGGACCATACCATGATTTTTCATTTGTGGATCCAAGACAATAATAAGAATTATTCTTAACCTTAATACCAAACCATTTACATATGTATGGATGATATACTCTATCTGCTAAGAATATAAATGGTTTATACCATAGGCAATGCCAGAATGTACTGCACTCGCCTCCAAACTTCTTAAAAGCCCATCTGAACCCTCCAGAGAAGTACCAATTGTTAGCCCCTCTCTTAACCTTAACTTTGTATTTAAGATTCTTGTTACGGTTGCTAACCCTATCCCACGGCTTGACTTTATCAGTGTCCATATCAGGAAGGAATGTCCAATGATGAAGCAAGGCACTGTAATAAGGATTGTATATCTTGTGTCTGTTTCTAATAACGTACTCAAAAATATCGTATCCTACTTGCCTGGCTCCTTCAAATCCTTTTTCTGACAAGAAAGCTAATATAGGAGCCAGATTCCAGATCTGATCTTGTGAAGTGAATGGGGAGAAGCATGGATCTTCGTCTTTTAACTCTATACCATTAGTGTACCCGGAACTTATTTTGGAAAGACCAAACTTGTTAGCATCTTCGCTATGGATATCGTCTCTTAAGAAAAATCCTTTTTCGAATTTGAAATAAATACCTTTATTGCTATTAAAAAATAGATCATAAGTAGTATCGGCAAGACGAGTAAGCACCAGTATGGCATTACGAACATCATCTTCTGTCTTGTTGCCAAGAATCATTTCCGTGTATAGAAACTGGAGATACTGAGCCAGGTTAATGGTTCCGTCGCCGACCCAGCCTACCCTGTTCTTCACCGACGACAGTGGGATGCACGAGGCCTGCTCTGTGTAGCTGGAATCATAAACAAAATCCCGGTAAAACACCTCCTTAATCCTATTGTATTTATCCCAAAGACTTTCCATCACCTTAACCTATAACAATAACACAATCACGCTTTTCCTTATTATAAACCATCGTACCCATCTTAGTGTACAGACCTTTTATATTTTGGTAATTGGTTTCACCATGAGCCGAAACGTTGGTAGTGATGCTGTCGGAGTAAACTTCTTCACCGCCTTCGTTAATGAAGTTAAATCCTTGTTTAACCATCTCTCCTCCAAGGTAGGCTGTAAAAGACACAACAACATTTCCTCGACCTCTATTTCCATACCAATTACCATAGATATCAGCATTAATATTAGGCTCCGACTCATCCATTCCCGGCGCTGATAGCAAGGTCTTCATCTTGATAAGTGCCCCTTCAAGGCCGGACTGCATGTTATCACCACCATAAATAAGGTAATCACCTACCTGTTGTTGGGTAGTAGCCCACTGCTTACTCCATCCAACGTACTTATTATCCACATTTGATATGCCCGTGTTGGTAAAACCGGTTGCAGTATCAAAATCGGAACCATCTTCCGATTCCCATCCGTACCTAAGAACAAGATAATCGAACTCAGGAATTACAACAACCTGCTCTCCGGCAGCTTGTGTGATTGTAACACTCTTACTCTCTCCACCAGCCGTTACCTTAGCTACGCCTCTACGATCTTCAGCTACCGGATTAGGGCCGGCTGTGAAAATGATGTTTGCCGGTCCTACGCCTCTCATTTTGTCGGCGGTTACTATTTCGCTTGCTTGAACTTCCAACATATTATTTAATCTTTAAAATTTCAAATACATATATCCAACTCAACAAAAATACTACCGGGCAGTACATTGTTTCTACCAAACTCGCATCTCCTTTAAATTGTCTGATTGACCAAACAATCATAGATGCGATAACGCCAGATAAATATATAAATAAGGCTACCTCAATCATACCAATTTAAGTATGTTGTCAATTACAGGATACGCCTTAGTATATATCTCAAACTCAGCACGGCGCCGCCTAAGAGGTTCGTACATGCCTTTCAATGTCATACCCATCATCTTAAGTTCGGTCTTCGCATTTTTCAACTTAACCAAATCTTGTTGTGCATACAACTTAAATAAGTCGGCTGCACCCTGAGCTTCTGCATTATACATCAGTTCCTCAAAGAATCTCATCTTCACAAAATTATCGACATAATCCAGGACCAGACCCTGCGGCGTGTCTGGTATGATTATGTTAGATTCTCCGTCAAAAGGAAGAGACCGGTACTGCATGTAAATAGGACCATCGAAATTAGCATACAGGAATCCGTTTACGATGTTTATCTCATACGGACTATCCTTTATTACCTTATTCCGGCATTTACTCAAACAAGAATCACGAAGCATAGGCTTAGCAAGACCTAACATTATCGGTCGGTCATAATAGCAACGAACTTCATGATCGCGATCATGAACATTGATATAAAATTTTTCAACTATCACTTTCTCGCATTCGTCTTTACAACATTCATCGCAAGAACACCACCTATAACTTCTTTCAGTGCGTTCTTTCCAAGCTATTGTATTTTGAAGCTCTGGTATTACCTTATCACCTTCCGGCACCTCATATCCCTTGAAATCGCATTTAAATGCCAGAATAAGATCAAAGTAATCTCCCGGCATACGAGCCTGTCCTCGCTTGACGTCCACTACCGCCTCTTTGCGCATAGTAATATCGCCTCCAAACTTCTTCAGGGCGATCTCTACCCATTTATAGATGGATACCTCATCTATCAGATCACGTTTGTCAAATGATCTTAAAGACGATTTTAACTCTATGATATAATCTTCGACTGTCATTACTTTTAAAAAAAATGGAGGACAGGAAACGAACCTGACCTCCACAAAGATATTAATAATCTGATTAATGCCCTATTTTGCTGTTTTAAAAGTTAGGATCTTCAAACTTACCGTACTTTAGAAACGTGCTTCTACATTTCCCTTTTATACCATTGAGCGTAACTTCATATCCGGCACCAGTCATGTATATTGTTTGCTGATTGATCCTTTCACCGGAGTACTTATCCACAAAGTAAGATCGATAAACACCAAACTTATTTTTAACGATATCACTGTATAGTTCCCATTTACCCTGCCCGTTCCTGAACATGAATTTCATTTCTTCAAGAAACATACGGAGATTCTTTTCGGCAATAATGATCCCATTTTGTTCAAGCTTCTTCGCAATATCTCTAATCAACCACATGTTTTCATGATCAACCTTCTTAAATGACTCTGCAAACTCCACATCAGGACGCTGCTCTTCTATGGTCTTAATCGCCTGCTGTCTCTCCGTCTCTGCTTGTGCTCTCTCGGCTATGGCTCTATTTTTTGGCATCAATCTCGTCAGCTAATGCTCTTAATGCAGACGGATAGTCTTTCGGTGTTATAGAATAGGAACCGGTTTTTCTTATAGAGGGAAGAACCTCTGATGTTACCCATCGTTTAAACTTCTTTGCAGACTCTAATTTGGAAGACAAAACAAGAGAATACAACCCGGATTCATTGATTACCCGTATGCTATCTAACTCATTGATTTCCAATGGAGCCCAAAACGAGCCTCTCTGAAAATCAGATAGTTGCAAAAGAATGGTATCCTCTTCATCTACGTGTCTTTTTACTGGATTTTTAGGCGTAGCATAACCGAGCGATCGAGCTACATCTACAGCTACAAACCACACGTCACCATTAGGGTCCACTATAGTCCTAATGTTTCCAAACTCTGAATTTCTAAAGATTGTTACACTTCCGTTAGTTTCCGTTTCGCTGGATTTTTGCGTCAAAATAATGCTACTGTTCTTCGCATTGTTTTGAAAATTGTTTACCTTTGTCTCCATAGAACTTTGTCTATATAAAGATATTTGATTAACATTATATCCGCCCGCTTGAGAAAGTAGACGGATATGCAAAAGTAGCGATTATTCTATATACACAAAGGATGATCGCTACTTTTTTTCTACTTATTTCTATGACCTAATTCCTTGTCTTCGAAAACTCTCTTAATCTGGAAATCTTTAAACACTCTTCTTTTAGCAAGTATTTCATTGTACATAAATCGATATCTTCGTCCTTTATTCATTTTAACCCTTAACTTCTTTTTCAAGCTATCTTGTATTACAAAATGGTAATATCTTTTGGAGTCTGCGAAATCCATAACCAGGTGGTTGTAGAGGTAGCCGTTGGTGCCGAGCCTGCTCACGATGTCCAGGTCCCGCCTGACGGCAAAGCGCTGCCCCGGTATAAGCACATGGCATAAGTATCCTACGTTATCTACGTAAACACCGGCATCAGCTTCCACATAATGTTCTGATACGGTTTTCCATATAATAGATAACAGCCTTAAAACCTCTCCTCTGTCTCTTATCATACCTTTCTTAAAACCATTCTTTCTCTTCATAAGACGATGGTAGTAGGCTACAAAATACGGTGATTGTATCGATGTTCTTTTCATGTCACTAAGTTTATATAAAAATGGGTCTTGGTTTCACAACTAAGACCCAAATAAAGATAAATAATATTTTGTTATTGAACAATTTGACTTTTCTGATTGGAATCAAGATTCGGATTTTCATCGATAGGAATCTGTAGCCTGAATGCTACTTCCTTTATCGTCTCTGCCACTACGTACTCAATTAACTTAACAGGGCAGATAAATTCGTATTCCCATTCAGACTCACACCCTTTAGGTGTAGGATCGCAGGCCATTAACTCCAGCGCCTTCTTTCTTCTTGTTGTAAAAAACTCTACGTTAATAAGCTGTATATGAAAATCCGGTATATAAATATAGTCGTTTTCTACATAATAAAAAGGACGCCGCTCTTTAACGTATTTAGCATACGGTCTTTTTTGTTCATTACGATACGACTTTATTTCAGCGAACTTAAAAAATATAGTGTTATCTACGTTAGTCACCTTAGTAATAGCCGGTCTAAGAGCAGAATAAAGAAGCCCTGGAAGTTTATGCTTTGACCGCATCAAAGTATTGCATAACGCAAATTCAGCATCGCAGCAAACTATCTTGTCAACTTCAATCATCTCCAGGCAAGTAACGTAAGTTAGGAGCCGGTGATCGCCGAGCAACGTCCCATCATCCCACCTCTGGGCTGTATAGGATTCAGCTTTTGTACGACCAATATTCAATATCCATCTCCGACTAACATGCGAATCTTTGTCAAGGGCATGAATACCGTTTACGACTCTTGATACAAATTCACCATTGGTAATCATACTCCCCTCCTTTCTTTTGCTCTTGATTCTCTTGATTTAGCATTCAAGATCCTCATATAAATATCTCTTTCACTCATGCCGGATATGGTTTTTATAGCCTCATCCAACATAACTTTCGTATATAAAGGTTTAGGAAATCCCTTTATCTTAACCGGATCAGGAACTAACTTCGCCTTCCGATATTCATAAAATCTTTTAGAAGTTACATTAAGATAAGAAACAGCCTCTTCTCCGGTATAGTACTTAGCCGGATTAGCAAGTTGCGTCCATGTCTCAAGATCGTTGGCTGTAAGATGATCGCATTCCCCGCTTAAAAACATCTCCTTTATCTTATCGCATACCGCCGCACCGCTTTTACGCAGCGTCTCTGTCAGAATTTCTTTCATTTTCAAAACATGTCCGTGTTTTTTTATTTAATTCCATTTGTATCATAAAACGTTTACACCTTGATAATTTCAACTTCTTATATGTGACATTCTTCTGGTTTTTACCATCAATATATCGAATGTCAAAACTACCGGTTTTACGCCTTCCAAATATAAAGTAATAACTGTTTTCAAACATAACCCTATCAAACAAACGGAAACCAAAAACTTCAAAAGGAGATTGATTTAGCCTCTTAATCCCTCCTTTTTGAATCTTTTGTTTATGTATCTGACGATTATGTCTTCTTACTAATCTTACTTTATAATAATATCCTAATCTTATAGCATTAAAATTCTTAGAAATAACAAAAGCATCGGAAACATGAGATTTTTCAAAACCATGATTAATCCTATTGTATTTTGTAACATAACCGAAAGTCATAGAAACTCTATCATATTTAGACTTCATTTCTTCATACAATCTCCATTTCATGATTCCCATTACGGCTGCGTCGCGAAGCGACTTGCCTCTCTTAATTTTTAAATCTATATTACCTTTATGGTATTCCTTATGACAGGTTTCACATAAGGTAATAAGATTAGAAGGGGAATCACCTCCCGTTTTTCGGGATTCAATATGATGGACATTAAGGATCTTATCTTTCGATTTTCCTTTACAATACTGACATTTATGCCCATCCCTTGCTAAAACATATTCCCTTGTGTTCCAAAATCCAAGTTGATCACCTTCCTGATATTCTTTACCCGATATATTAGGATTCTTAATCTTTTGAGTATCAAATTTAGCCACTTCAATAACAATACGAGATATTGGTAGTATAGAGCAAACATTTTCAACAACGCGAATATGGGCGTCTATTTTGTACTTCACCGAAGGTGCTACCCATCCAGGACGCTTACTTTTTATTCTGTTATCGAAACGAGGTTTTCTATACCTCAATCTATTCCGTCTTGTTCTTCGTAGCTCCCTTCTGGTAGACAAAAGATCTACGATATCATTTCTAAGGATAACTTCACTACTGTAAAGTTCTTTGCTTTTCGTCGTTGCTGATAAACCAACATGTTTAGTACCAGCATCAACGCCTAATACAATTTCTTGTTTGTAATCAGATGTTACGTACATTAATTTGATGGTAAACGGACATAGGTTTACAACGACTGCCTTTTTGTCTTTAAGCAGTCTCCTAACCTTACCATGCCTCGTTGTTGGCATCAAAGGTTTACCATTTATGTCTTGTACGTACACCATATCTACAAACGTTTTTAATGTTTATTCAACATAAGTCAGAGTAAAACTCTGTTAGTACCCATCGCCAATGTTATTTAAGGTTTTTCGTAAGCAACACTATAGCTCGAATACAACCATTGTTTAATCACTTACCTTAGAGCTACGAACTTGGGCAAACATCCGTAGGTAACTATCTATTCTTAAATAACGTAGTGTTTGTTTTAACACTTAGGCTAATAATCGGAATAGCTTTTGGCTATTATACATAATACGATACAAATGTTTATGATTTGCATAAATTATGTATTATTCGCGAAAATCCTGTTTTAAATCTTAAAACAATAGAGGCAATGATTATCAACAGAGTAACAGCCATAACAGACCACACTACGATATTGTGTTCAATAGGCATCTCAATATTAACCGTAACCCATTCTACACAGATATTAAAAATCATGCTATAGATCAATAACCTATGCCATATACAAAACCTGAACATTCTTGAAAAAGCCAAGAGAAATAGGTCCCATGATAGAGAATGACCTAATATCGGATGCAGCCAATTAGTGATACTAAAAGGATAAAACTCATCAAAAATGCTGGCTAACATAACAACCTGCATCAACACAGGATAATACTTCACAAACGTCACACAGACATTCCTTTGCCCTTTACTAATAAAATTGTTGCTCATAATATGTTGTTGTTATGTTACTAAAATGGGGAAGGTGATCAGCACCTTCCCCTGGTTTTCAATCACTTTTTAGTGCTCGTCTTCTTTCTTTTCATCTTACCGCCAACACTACCGCCTTGACGCATTTTGGGTTTGTCCTTTTTATCAACTTCCCCACCCTGACGAGCTTTCTTTTTACAAGCCATGATACTAAAAATTTAAAATTGAATGATGTGCAATATTAATCATTTTTATTCTAATAGACAATACTTAAAACACAATATTATAATCTAAAATATTCAAGGGGAGAGAACTAAATTCCCTCCCCTTGCTAATTATGCTGGATTAAGATTCATTTGAGAATAAGCGTATTTCAAAGTACCTTTTTCATCACCACACTCAGCTCCATCTACGATAAAGTTGTAAGAAGCAGGAGATTCATTATATACATTGAAAACACCACCTTTCTTAGAGATATTTTGTTTTTCATACTGCCTAACAGTAGCGGTCTTATACACTTTGCCTTCGTAAGACACGTTTATAGTTCGTATATACCAGGTAGTATATCCATTCTCATCTCCAGAATGAACATATCCGGCTAATATTCCTCCATTAACGGCCCCGAAATACGAACAAGAGCTTCCGGATTGTCTTCTCTGGGTTGTTGTTCCGATGCTTATAGTAGCTCCTGATATCTCACTATAATTAGCATCTACTACCTTAATATCACAGGTGTAGATTCGGATATTTCCATTTTCATCACCAGTCCATTCGAATCCGGCAATACACTTTCCGGCGCCAGGGGTATAAGAAACATTATTCCTCTTATATGTAGCCCAAGAGCCGTTTTTCAATGTAATATGCGCCGGAACAGGCTTAGCCTCTGCCTTGCCTTCTTGGTTGACTGTTATGTCAACAGTCTTCCCAGACTCATTTTGCTTCAATGTCACAGTGCCACTTCTGGAAGATGAAGAGCTGTTTGCAGACGAGATTATCATAAATGAATAATCATAACCTGACAAAACAGGACAACTTGCTCCTGATGGCTTTTCTGTAACTTCTGTAACCCAACTTGGTTTAGATAATACAGCGTATCTTATCTTACTTCCATTCTTTTTACTTTTTAATTGAATACATAAATATGGGTTATTTGTACCTCCATTTGCATCGGCATTCCAAGTGCTTTGGTTGGTACTAAATTCGTAAGTAACTGCAACATCTTGCATGATGCTAAGAGTAACAGTCTTTCCAGATTCTTTTTGAACAAAAACAATGTCACCAGATCTGGGAGAAGATGTTGTATTGGCAGATAATGTCACCACAGCCTTCATGCTTTCAGATGTCTGGTTTCTGTAATCAACAGAACACCAAGAAGGTTTCGATTTAACAGAATATCCTATATATGAATCATTCTTAGTACTTATGATAACTTCTTCAATATTCTGAGATTCTCCAGTTACAGACCTTGACTTGCTCGTTCTTCCATCATGGAACTGAAATTCATATGGTGCATATCCGCAACTTCCAATAACATACTCTTCTTTAGTATCAGAATTTCCGCAATCATCGTAACGAATAAACTTAGTTTTGGTTCCATTACATCCATTTTCTTGCCAAGAACCGTAAGATCCGCAATTACAGCAATTTCTACAACTTACGGAATATTGACGATCTATGCTACCAGAGCAACTATCACGATAAGCATTGTACTGAGTATGACCTACGCAGTCTCCTGTTCCATAGTAAGACCAGCTAGTACAAGACTCTCCACCTCCATTAACCCATCTTGTGTCGTTGTAAGAAGAAGAACATGGATTGGTGTCACGTTGTTGCTTCTGAGACGTACACCCGTCACAACGGGTGCTTCCGGTATCCGACCAAGAAGGAGTTGTGCTATCAGCTACGCAATCACCGTTTTTGTTAGCTACTGCCTGACCTTGGGAATTTACAGCATCTTGAGCCTTCTTATTAGCATCAGCTTGACTGATATTGGACGTAAATGGACCACCTACTTGATCTTGGGTTACGGTAACAGACGAACCGTGCTGACAGCTTCCGCAATTGTTTCTGGTGAAGACCTTACTTGCCTTACCGGTCCAGGTACAAGTTCCCTGCGCGTCAGCAAGAGCCTGCCCCTGCTGTTCGACGGCAGCCTGAGCCTTACTATTTGCGTCTTCTTGACTTACGGTAGACGTAAAAGGACCGCCGGTTACATCATCTTGGTCTATAGTAACCTCAGATCCGACACCTCCATCAGCACACTGTTTTGTAAATTGCTTGCTATATGTTCCGGTCCAGGTACATACCTTATCTCCACCTTCTACCCAGCGTTCATCTGCTCCACCATAACATTCGTTGATATTGACTTGCTTCTTATAAGATTTACCTCCTTCACATTTGGTTTCAAGCGGTTCAGAATCTACCCATACAGGATCGGTGCTTAATGGTGTACAAGTTCCGTTCTTGTTAGCGTAAGCCTGACCTTGGGCTTCTACGGCTTCCTGAGCTAATCTATTTGCCTCTTCCTGGCTTTCATTAGAATAGAACGGTCCACCTACCATGTCTTGTGTTACGCTCATCGGAACGCCATGCTGACATGATCCGCAATTGTCTTTTGTAAACTGCTTGCTATATACGCCTACGAACCTACATTTGCCTTTTTGGTTGGCAATATTCTGTCCTTGAGCCTTAACAGCTTCCTTGGCCTTATTATCAGCATCCTCTTGACTTACGAAAGAAATAAAAGGATTGCCTTCAACATCAGCTTCACTTACTTCTACTTCCGTTCCTGAATCCGGTATTTCACAGTCGTTCTTTTGGAACGTTTCTGAGTAATGACCGGTCCAGCTACAAACTTTGTTCCCACCATCTACCCAACGTTCTTGATTGTGAGTTTCAGAACATTCGTTGGTATCACGTTGCTTTTTCTGAGACTTACCTTCATTACATCTAAGTTCTTCCGGTTCTACGTCCTCCCATACAGGATCGGTGCTTAATGGTGTACAAGTTCCGTTCTTATTAACATAAGCCTGACCGCCTTCTTCTACAATCCTACGAGCTTCTGCGTCTGCTGCATCCTGGCTTTCTGTTGATGTAACAGGGCTTCCATTTACCATCTCAGCCGTAACCTCCATCTCTACACCTTTATGACAAGCCTCGCATTCTGGAACGAATCTCTTACTGTAATGACCGGTATAGACCGTCATATTCTCACAATTACCCTTACTGTTAGCAATAGCCTGACCTTGCTCTTTGACAGCAGCCTGAGCCTTGTTATTGGCATCATCTTGACTTACGGTAGATGTGAAAGGAGCACCAACAACATCTTGTTCGGTTACGGTAATCTTAGACCCCACCTGGCCTTCATTGCAATCGTTTTTGGTAAATTCCTCACTGTATTTACCAGTCCACGTACAATGGCCGTCCCGGTTGGCTATGGCCTGGCCCTGCTGCTCGACGGCAGCCTGAGCGAGCGCGTTAGCCGCCTCCTGGCTTTCGTATGAAGTAAAAGGACCACCAGTTACATCGTCTTGGTCTACCGTTACCTGCGAACCTACGCCTTCTCCTTCACAATTGTCTTTTGTGAATACCTTGCTATATACACCAACAAATTGGTTTTTATCTATGCAAGTACCTTTCTTATTTGCAAGATCTTGTTTCTGTTCTTCCATAGCAGCTTCAGCCAAAGCATTAGCTGCCTCCTGGCTTTCCCTTGATACAAAAGCATCTGGGTATCCGGCAAGATCCTTTTCAGTCAAATCAACGAAGCTTCCGGTCTGAGATTCGGCATCGCAATCATTTTTCTGAACACGAGCCGAAGCCTTTCCTATAAAATAATTAGGATCCTCAATGCATTCACCATTAAGGTTGGCTTGTTCTTGGCCGTTTCTCTCTATATCATCAAGAGCTTTCTTATCAGCATCTTCTTGACTTACGTCTGATGTGTATTTACCGGCTTCTACTGTGTAAGTATAAGGTGCTCCGATAAATCCATCTTCACAGTCATTTTTATAAAATACTTTTGACTTCTCTACGTTATACCATAAATTTGTTTCACATGTACCATGCTCATTAGCATAACCTGGACCTTCAGCTTCCAAGGCATCCAAAGCCTTCTGATTAGCATCCTCCTTAGAAACAGAAGAAGAGAAGCGGCCGGCTTCTACAACGTACTCTACCATAGATCCAACTTCAGTCACCTCACAATCTGTCTTTTGGAACATCTTGGATTTCCTGTCGTTGTACCATTTTATGGTATTGCAAGTACCATGAGAATTAGCATAGTCTTGACCTTTGGCATTCAACTCAGCTTCAGCCTTACGGTCGGCATCTTCTTGGCTTATGGTAGAAGAAAATTGCCCGGCTTCGATTGTCATCGTAACCAAACTTCCTTCTTCGGTATCAGGGTCGCAATCGTTCTTTCTAAACGACTTTGATTTCTTGACATTGTACCATAATATGGTTATACAACGACCATGCTCATTAACCCAGTTCTGACCATTTTGTTCAATGTCTTTCATAGCCTTGTCATCAGCATCAGACTGAGATATGACAGACGTGTATTTTCCGGCCTCAACAACATACTCAAGCTCTTCCCCTTTCTCTGTCTCAGGATTACATCCTTCTTTTGTGAAAAGAGCCGATTGTCTTTTATTTCTATAAACTACCTGTTCTTTTTTCTTATGAACTAACGTACATTCTTCAGATACGCTACCGTCCCTGGAAGACACCCTTATCTTGACACTTCTGTTGGCACCAGTATCATTTTCATCAAAGTGAATATTAACCTTACTGTTAAGACCGCCTTCTTTCTTATCTATGTTCGCCCAACAATTATCTACTTTCATTCCTAATCCTCCATCTTAAATTTTCAGGATTTGTACTTACGTTGATTACCTCCGGTGATCCATCTGAATCAAGATCAACAACATCCTTGTCCAGGTGAATCTCCTCCTTATCCACAGACTCGCATTCAACTATTTCAATAACATAATCTTTTATATTACTTTCTATACTTAACTGCGTGCTTGTTTCATCACCCTCAATTTGTTCAAATTCCTTATCCAATTTAATGTAAGGAACCTTTCCAGGCTGATAAATAGGAATCAGTACACCATTTATAGTTATGTTCTCATTAACTTCATTCCCATCCTCATTGCCAGGCATGGAAACAATCATCGAAACCTGGAACGTGTCTTCAAGACCCGGATCACCAGGGAAACCATAATCAAGCCTAATATCATTGACGTCAATATTAAGACCGGAAGCGGTAGTAAATGCTTTTATGACACCCTTTATATCTTTCTCACCCGTAATAAGGGCATTGATCGAAGCGGCGTTGGTAGTAATAAGGATCTGCTTATCTCCACCAGATATAGGGAACTCCAGCCTGCTAACCGAGACTTCTGTGATTTTAATGCCTTTTTGCCTGAAAGTAATAGCTTTCATACTTTCAGTATCGGATTTTTTCACAATTCGGATAGTGATCCTATCTTCCCTTCCTTTCCAAGATGGAGCATCGAAATTCATTTTATCACGACCGACACCTTCCTTCTTGTCCGAGGTAAGCCAAGAACCATCATCCATCTTATATATTTTCTCTCTCGACATAATTATCCTCCCTAATTTAAAGTGTCAACTCCCATTCAACTCCATCATCGACAACCACCTGAACCGTAGCCGTACCTCCTGTAGCTTCAAATGTTATGTCAGTAGGAATAACGTCGAATATCTCTTGTACACCTACACATCCTAAGCCGCAGATAATGTCCTTAAACCATTCCTCTTTAGCATATTTTTTAAGAACCTCTTTAAAGAACTCACGAAGCCAATCCGAATCAATGGATTCCTTAAGTATGGTTTCTATTATTTCCTTAAGCCAAGATTCGTGCATTTCCTCTTTCAGAATCTCTTTAATAAGCTCGATAATAGTTTCTTTATCTAACTTATCAGAAGGCACAGAGCCATCAACGAGATTACCCCCACATATAAATCCTTTGCATTTTTCTGCCATTTCTCATCCTCCTAAATTAACAATGGAACCCATAAGAACTATTTGCCTCTTCTCGGTACACGACCCTCACTTCAGCAAATTCATCCTGTTGACACATATCCCGGCAGAACCTAACAGTACGACCCTGGACTTTATACATATCAGAAGGCACGACACCCCCGCAATAAGATACAAGCAAAATCTCTGCCGGATCTTTTTTGAGAACCACATGAGAAGTACCGTCAAACACTTCTGTATTGACAGATCCACTTACGTTAATACCCCTTGAAACGTATTTGGCTAAATTAGCCAAAGCCCTGTCTAAAGGCATACCATGATACAAACCAGCTTCTTCTATAGTTTCCCCATCATAGAATATTTTAGAAGAAGGAATATCGCAATGATGCGGGCGTTCGCACCCACCATGACTGCCAAAACAACCGTTACCTGTTATTGCCATTGTTACTCAAAATATTTATTTTTTGTTTTAAAAATTCTATTTCCCTATCCTGGTATTCCATACGGCATGTCATTGCATTGATTAAAGCCGTAAGATCAGATTTCTGAGCCAGACTGAAGTAGCCAGCGTTAATGCCGTCAGCGCAGTACACGCAGTTCGTGCAGGTGTATCCGTCCGGGCATGGCACCGGCGTCTCGTCCACATGTGGAACATATACGTGTTTGCCACTTAAGTCCTTACCAATTTGTGCACTCTTTTCCATTTTGTAACTGTTTTTCAAGTTGTTCAACCCTTTGTTTTAGAAGCGTATTTTCTTCAACCATCCTATCCAAAAACTTATCTATGTTTTCAAAAACCAGCTCTATATTATGCATAACCTCATTATAAGGCATACCTGGAGTTAATTTGGATATGAATGTCTTGCATCCTGTATAATGAATGCAATGATCGCTTAAATGACCATACGGGCAATCGCATTCTTTTGGAAGAATTTCGCAATTGTCCGTACAGTCATTACACGGATCAGACCCGATACAGATATTAGATCTCAGAATATCAGGTCTGTCATCTTTACAAGTGTTACAATTCATGACTTTCTTTTTTTTGGTGCAAGATAATAATTTTCATTCACACCATCACAATAAGAAGTCAATCAATGTATTCCAAGCGGTTAGTGCTGCCTTTAAAAACGTATCCGCATCTGTTTTCTATCTCTACATCGGTAATAGGGAGAATAGCATCTTTGCCATAAGTAAGTTCACATTTTGAAATAAAATTTACTATACCTTGATAATTACCATGAAATTCCCTTGCGAGTTTCCTGCCAGTAGGAATCCCTTCTTTATTGGTTTCAGGAATACCTATCAAGCACTTTATCCAGTTTGGTTCATTCTTGTTATTGCTTCGTATTTCGTAGTTCACGATATCAAATACAATACCTTCAAGGTTTTTGACATCAATGTTGTCCGCATCCATTTTCTTACCAATACGAATCGTGCTTGTTAAATCTCGTAATTTCATGATATTTTCTATTTTTGACATTAATGAATAACTGTCACAGTGTTTTAAAAGACCGAAGTAAGAAGACCAGCTTTCATTTGTAATACACTTCTTCGCGTCTTTGGCTACCCTCTTCCTTATTGTCACATAACCTTTATTGTGTTCAGATACGCCTTTGTTATTACGGTGGAAAACATACCCGCAAAAATCAAGAGGTCTATCCATGTCTGTTATAATACAAGTATGCCTTTTAGATCTTATCTTAAGCTCATACCACCAATAATTCTTAATCCTCCATTTGGCAGTATTAGCATCCTCCTTAGTATAGAAAGCAAGGAAATTATCGTCGGCATATCTCAATGAAAAAGGAGCTATTCTCTTTGCAAGATCATCAAAATCTTTCATAAGGAGATGATGAATAAAAGGACTTGTAGGGGTTCCTATAGGTAGCTCTCCAGATACGAAACTTACGTCTATTACAAAATCTATAAACTTTTTATTTGAAATAAAGTTCTTAAGTACTTTTCTAAATACTTTGTCTTTTACATGGTTATAACATTTACGTTGATCTATAACCAAACAATACTTCAAATCAAGTCTATCATAATAAACATGCTTCATCTTTTTAATAAGAGACCTTGATTTAGACGATGCCGTTATGCCAAATCCCGGCTTACAATTAAGACCATTCATATTATCCTTCTCATAATACAAAGGACCTAACTTTACTAAAACAAGATGCTGATAGATTCTGGTGGTAAGATCCGGGCTGTTTATTTCACGAACCTTACCATTCTTGTTTTCTTTTACAAGTTTGCGATATTTGATTTTGCTGACATAAGTACCATCTAAATACCATTCATACAATTTTAATGAATTACCATCAAAATCAGAATTAAAATTAACAACATCATTCTTTTTAGAATGGTTTTTAAATGCCGCTTCGCATGCTTCTCTAATATCATCCAAACTTACATCTATATAGTTTGAAACTGATTTCAGTTGTGGGCTAATGACGGGCTTACGACCGTCGCGCATCTCTATCATATTTTTATCATATAACCTCGTACGCTTGTCTTTTATTGATTATCCACTCCTGGGAAAGATTAAAAAGAATATACCCAATTTTTTAGCCCACACAGGGCAAGGCCGCAATTGTTGCGATTCGTATTAGAAGTGGCGTTATTCGCATTCAGATTACGAGGCGAGCAATTGCCATTGTTCGCATTACCGCCGAAACGAGCAGCCAATTCTTTTTAACCTTTTTCTCAACCGTTATTTGCTATTTCAGAGGTCAGATCCCAATGTAAGACTTGTTAGCAGACTAACGGATTTCATTGAATAAATTTTTATTGTTTATAATGTTAACTATCTCTGTTGTCTAATGACATTGCAAATGTATGTATAATATTTTATAGCTACAAAACAATTTGTATTAAATATTTTAAATTTTTGTTTTGTAGCTATAAAATATTATATTAACAAGATACGGCTGCGCCGTGATATAGTATATAAGGCTGCGCCTTATCGCTGCGCCTTATCGCTGCGCTTATGATGGCTGCGCCATCAATGGGTTACACCCATCAAACCTGCGGTTGACTGACGTCTAATAACAACTGGGCAAGGCCGCAAGGGGCGCGAGACATAGTAGAAGTGGCGTAATACGCACTCAGAGCACGAGGCGAGCAATAGCCATGGTGCGCATAACCGCCGAAACGAGCAGCCACTCTGGACTTTATACCAACAGATGAAGCCCAGTAGCAATCGTCCCATGTATAAAAACATTCTCCTGTTCCGATACTTCCCCCTTTTTTATCCTTCCATCCGGTATAAGGAATACGGTGTAAAGCAAAACTATCTCCTAAATTCTGGGTAGTTGCTATCTTTTTATATTTAGATTCAAAATTAAAAACCTCACCATTATTTATAGTAGACCTTTTCTCATATGTCCATTTCTTTTGATCTGGCTCTATATAAATATCAATAGTATTACCTATTCGAGTGACATCAGGATCATTTAAACAAGTCCCTACCTGTTCGTATCCTCCTCCGCAATACCTAAAGACGTCTCCAGACAAATTCATGCCATCATACAAAGACATCCTTAAAATAACTTCCAAATCAAATTCTGCCGGTTCGTCATTTTCGTTTAAGGCTGATATAGTGCCGGTCATTTCCTTAAATACAATAACATTCATATGACCTTCAGCCATACTCTTGGCTCCCTGGACGTTCTTATACCAGTATTTTCCTCCATAAAAATCAAACTCTGATCCTTCTTCTACGCCTGTCTCGAATGCAAAAGAAGCCGCCATCTGGCTTTCCATGCACTGTTCTTTAGAATGCTCTGAATTTACGAGGTAAGAAAAATCAGTTTTTTCAGCAAGTCCATAATGTATAATAGAAGCATCTGTAGCCCATCCTCCATACAACCACGACTCTTCTCCTTTTTTACGGTATTTCACTCCTCCATATTTGCGATAATTGACATCATTACCTACTCCGCTATTACTTGATATTCCTGAGCCGAAAGTGTCTGGATTGACTAAGTATTTAGTACCGTACAGCATTTCAAGATATATGATATACGCATTCAAGGTCAAAAACCCACCTTCTGAAAAAGGATAAGAAGATTCAGGATCTACGTTATTAGCCCTCGAATACTTAGCTATATTGATTTGATTTACATCATCGCATCTCGGATAAGTTCTTCCATTTAGAAACATCGTGCAGGCGTTACCAGCTCCGGCTCCGGATTTACAATTTGTTTCTCCTTCATACAAGAAAAAGAAAGATCTTGCCTTGGAGTCTACTGTACATACCGGTCCAGGAGATAAGGCTGTGGGCGGCAGCACAGGGCACGTCTGGCGCAGGTCAAGTCCGTCCAGCATAGGAACCGTGTCTGCGTCGTACACACCAGACCATATTTTCCCGCTTTTGCCAACTACCTTATCAACTACATACAGACTCTTGCTACATCCTAAGAATATGCTATAATTCTTTGAAGTAGTCTCCCAAGGTCTTAAAATCCTTACCTCTGATCCTGATACATTATAAAGTTTTTGACCAATACCATACTCTTCGTAAAAAGCCTTGGCGTCAAATGATCCGGCATCACAATACTTATTTTTATGACCGTTATCCAAATACAGTTCCACATCGCATTCGGCTCTCATTTCCTCGGTTATACCTACCGTAGGAGCAAAATCTCCGTTTTTAAATCTAAGGAGATTATTCTTACGAAGCTTTCCTACCGGACGCACTTTGTCTCCGGTATTTTGAGTCATGTCTATAAGATAAAAATCCCAAGAAGGGAGAAGGCTTTTGTCGCCAACTGATTCCGTGGCTTCTGGAGGAAGCTGATCCTCAGCCCAAGCGGATGCCGATCCTGAAGCACCTTCTTTAAGAACGTTGAAAGTATTACCATCAGACAAAACAAAAGGCTCAGATTCCTCCCCTTTCTTCGATAAAAACTTTTCCCTTTTACCAACTTGATTAACGACGATGTTCTTCTTAACCTTATTCCCTTCATCGGAAATAGTGTAATTCAAAGTCGTATCAAGACCTTCATTTATTTCAGAAAACACCGACACCAGTTTGTCATTCTCGCCTTCTGTCGGATTAAATTTTACGTTGCTCATTTTAAAAAATCAAATTGACATTCATCAACAACGGGCTCGCATTTGGTATTTTCATTAACCCATTTCATGCCCTCTTCTTCCAGTATCTTCTTAGCCTTTTCATTGGCATCATCAACGCTAATGAAAGACGTTACGGTACCAGCGTATATCCTCCTGTATTTCTCAGGAGCCTTCCATCCTTCCTTACAACGTTTACTAAACCAACCATGTTGATCTTCGTTGTAATAAACGGTTTTACATACTCCAGATTCGTTAGCGGCAGCCTGCCCTTCTTGCTCAAGAATCTTCGCAGCTTCGTAGTTGGCTATTTCGGTACTGAACTTAGACCATACACGCCCGGCCTCTATCACATGATGTGTAGGTCGTTCTTGTTTTTGACCATCAGGACAATCATTTTTAAAGAAATCCCCTTCCTGTCTTGTGTTATAATATACCTCGCAACAGCCACCTACTTTATTAGCATACAACGGACCTTCTTTCTCCGCAAACTCTTCCGCTTTCCTATCTGCATCATCTTGGCTTATATCCGAACAAAATTCAGCCTCATGAACGATAAACGTTTCTTCAGAACCAAGATCTTCCGGACAGTCCGATTTCTTGAAAGCTTTTCTGTATTCTTTGTTGTAATACATCTTTTTCATGACAAGATCTTATTAAGTTCTTCTTTGAATTTCTGAATCTCGTCCGGGCACAACCCGCATTCCCCTTCACATACGATTCTTCTCATACGATCTATTTTAAGAACCATATCCATATCAGGCTTAATACCTACCTTATACTTATGATATTGTAGATACTGATCAGCCTTACATGCTATAAAACGATCAGCACACTCACATAAGTAAGATGAAGGGAAAAGAATTTGCTGTGTACTTCCGGTAGCTGCCATATCATTTCACGGTAAAATACCTGGCGTATTCTTTATTTATGTATTCAGAATAAGTAGCAAGATCATCCGGATCCGGGCACTCGTTCTTCAAATTAACAATCCACCCTCTTACCAGCTTTTGAATATCAGCATACCTTTTACTTACACCTCCTACAAACCTGAACTTGCGATGAAGGTCTATGATTTTCTTGTCCAACACAGCAAGTTCATCATATTTCTGAATACAAGCCGCATTAGAATCAGCTTTAGGTGTCGTATTCGACTGAGGCTTTATAGCCCGACTTTTATTAATAGAAGCAATGTTGCTTCTTCCACATCCGCATCCCATAACTTATTGATATTTAATTGATTATATTTTACAACCACAATTTTCACAATTATTGAGAACGTAAATCAATTTAGATGCTTTTTCATATAATTGTTTTACGTTTTCAAAATTCCCTAATCTCATATTGGCTTCAGCCGCAGCCAGCAGAAACTCTATTTCTTTTATTTTGTCAATAACGTCATCATCCTCATGATCACATAACACAGTTGACCTGGCCCATATCTTATCTATGTTAAGACGGATCAGATCTGTTTTTAAATACTTTCTGTTAAATGAATAAGAGGAAGGACTGCCTTTTATGGTAATATCGTATATACCATCTTTTAGGTTTTCAAAATCATTTCCGCGACCCGGATTTATGCCAAGAGTCTTACTGTTGAATACATTCAACTGATTCTTACCAAGATAATAAACATACTTATTCTCGTCTTCAGGTGGCACGATCTCTATAATAGCCGGTCTGTCTGCCAGTATCCCCCATTCCGACTGATCGGCTATACGAAGCGTTTTAGGGTTGTTGGTGCTTATAACCTCAAAATCAAGATGAATGTTGTTCATACTCTCTTCCCATCCCATTCTGGTAAGGGAATCATCGTATCTGGCTGTTATATCAGCTCCCTCTACTTCAGTGCTATTAACACGTACCTCGGTACCATTTATCTTGACTCCTACTATTTGGGCCACCAATGACTTAGCCATACCAAACATAGGAACAATGATTTCCCCGTTATAATCAGTTCCTTCATTTGGATACTGTACTACTTCCGTCTTGTACAGGCCATCATTTCTTCTGGCTACTATTCTAATAACCATCTGATTTTCCACATCATAGTCGGTCATTACTATCCTGACATAGAAAATGTTATTTCTTATCTGTGGTAAAATATCGATATAGTTCATACCTTATCTTTTTCTACAAAGATAAGTAAATGAGATGATAAAAGTTTAAACTATTGGACATTAAATAAAAGGTGAGGTGATTGTCACCATATCCGATAATAGATTCCAACGCCTAAGTAGGGGGAGAAGCCCTCGCGCCCGACCCCATACCCTGCCGTCAGTCCTATGCCCCAGCGCCGGCTCTTTTCGTATATTATTTCTTTTTTGTGGTAGATGATCATCGTGTCCAAATTAGGTCTGTATCCGCTTATAACAGCCCGATAATCATCTGTGTTGTATGTTTTTCTTTGTATAGGAATATTGATATAAACAGTGTCTTTTATCGTATCTTTTTTAACTATAGCATCCATAGGAAAAGGTATTTCTACCTCCCCTACGTCAACTATATACTGAGGAACAGGAATAGGTTGGATAATGGTATCTATTACCGTATCTATTTCTATATCGTGTATTATTTCTTTCTTCTTGCATGTTTTACCAAACAAGAAAGATATAAAACACAGTAGAAGAACTCCTAACACATGCCTGGCTCTCGTTTTTTGCAAACACATCTTTTACCCTCCTTATCTTCGTCTAAAAGCTCTTGTATATCACCGTTGTTAATACCTTCTTTAAGCTCTTCTCCGAATGGAACCTTCTGCCACCAACTTACTTTGCTAAAGAAATACTTAACACCTTTTACTATCATCAAATCAGGTGCAAGGTCGCCGAGGCGTTTGAATGCCATTCCACCGTATAATATTAAGGCGAATATCGTAATCCACTGAAGAAGCATGTATATAAACTCTGGGGATTTATGCCCTCCCATAGACATAATAAGATCCATTCCGGATATGGTAAACAGCCCGAAAGAGCAGGCCGCGAACTCAAGAAGGATTTTCAAAACTCCAATTTCGCTTATGCATGTCAATATCTTAAAAGGCCTCTTTCTCTTTCTTCGGATATAGCAGTGTTTGATACTTTTTATAGTAGCTAACAAAAGATTTATAGCTAATATAAACAATATAGAATATATAAGGTGGTGAATCTCCTGGAAATTCATCCACAATGCTGATAATCCGGAAATGAGAAAAGCCCAGAAACTTTCTAAATTCATCCTTCCTACAAAACGATAAGCCATATTAGAACATAGTTACTTTCTTGCTACTTCCAAGAGAGTCATATACGTCAATATGGACCCAATTGGTACCTGATTCTAATCTAATGGGACAAGGAAGTAAATCCTGCGACTGAATTATTTTATTCCTTGTCTCTTCTGCCGTCATACCCTTGGCATCAAAATCGATGGCTGCCCCAAGCATATGAGGACTGATATACAAAGACCCTGATACGGTCTTGGATTTTACTATATCCGAGATATTGTTCCTAAACCCACGCTCATCAAACCTTCCACCCGACTTCCAGGTATTAACCGTCATCGGAGTTTTCAAGATGTCTTTCCTTAAAACCAGTATCGTGTGAAGCAACTCAGTTCTTAAATACCTCCAGCAAAGATCTTTGTCTCTACCGTATTCTTTAGGACCAACTAATTCAACAATACTAAAATACTGACTCAATTCTTTTATAATATCTTTTCTTTCCATAACTTAACCTTTTTCACAAAGATAATCAGAACCTTACCAAATATTAAAATAAGCGGAGTTTGGATTAAAGAAAAACCCCTGCATAAATAAATATACAGGGGTTATCCATAACATTAACAACAAATCACGACCTAAACAACCCTCACGTATCCTGCTGATACAAGATCAGAAAGATTCTCGTAAGCCAAAGGGATGCCTGAATCTCTTATGCAAAGATACTTAATTTCTTTGTCAATGTAATACTTTCCATTCTCTAAAATAGAATTATATACCCAAGGAATAGGATCGTCTATCGTACCTGAATGCTTTTCTTGAACAACCATATACAGGCTTTCAGTTCCACCTCCCTGACCAGGAACCCAGTCGGCTTGGAGATTGTGATTTTGCCTTACTTCAAACAGAGTCCAATCCAAATCCGAAGGTTTGTTTTTGCTACGGAAACGCTGCCCTTTTACAACAGCCGTACCCATAGGAAGACCTTTGTCTCCGTAAACTCCATCCTTATCCCAGATAGGGTACAATCCCTTTATCTTAAGAGCAAGATTCTGGTCAGTGTTTTCCAACATAGCCGGCGTGTTGATCATCGCCCTCATGTACATGGCTGTAGCCTTCTCCGGATCATTAGCTTCAAGGATCTTATTTTTTTCTATGATCTGATCCTTTGTTCTTACCAACTTCTCAGGATAGCCTTCATCTACTTTCATAGACTCAACTTCACTCCTGTCGGTTTTAGAAGCTATTTCCTTTTCTATGGCAACAGTACGATCGTTGCACTCAGATTCATATACATGCATTTCATTCATTGCCGTATTAGCAATATCAAGCTCGTATTCTGAATCTGCTACGGATACGGTGTATATCCCGCTTCCTTTTGCTACGTCAATATCGTTTTTAACCTTCTGTCTCATGCTGCTGTTATACCATATCTGTTTACCATCCAAACTATAAGAACGGACAGCATCAGAATAAGCATATTCCCTGGCCTCAGAAACCTTCTTGTCTTTAGCCTTGGCAAGCAACTCCTCTTCAGTTGGTCCAGGAGGTTCCGGGTCAAGCTGCATGGCAATAACTTCTTTCACACTCGCATCAGGATTGTCTTGATGGAATTTTTCTTGACCAGAATCAAGGAAAACCCATTTACCATCTAAGAAATCTTGGTAAGAATACCCTACTTCGTAAGAAGAGGAATCCAACTCGTATCCTTCCCAATAAAAACCTTTTATATTCTTATTTACATAAAGCATATTCTATTCTTTCTATTAAGCTTGTTCACCTACTCTGATAACCAACTTATCATTGATATACCAGATACTTAATTCTATAAAACTATTTTTAGGTATCACTACGCTATCGCCTGACATACTCTGGAACAGACCGGAGGTAGGAAGCGGCTGTGTGATGTCCGTGCCGGTGGTGTTGTTAACCCGCACCTGCCATTCCCGCCCAACATCATCGGAAGATACGGCCATAGACAGGTTCGTAGCGGAAGCTACGTTAGCTATGATATTATGAGCATCTATTGGCAAACTTGCTAATGTTGTAACAACCTTAGGAGTCTTAGCCATAAACTTCAAATAAGACAACATGGCATTAGACAACGTAGCCGTATTAGCTATAGCCCTATATGTCTTATCTTGGGCAACAATATAAGTTACCATCTCAATATCTATATAAGATCCAGATACGTCTTCCTCTGAGTTGGTGTTATTAAATAAAACAGCTATTATTTTTAATTCAGAATTATCATTATCTAAAAAATAATCCAAAGAAAAATAATAAAAACTAAGCTTACCTAATGTAATCCTGTTATTGTAAGCATCCATAACTTTTGCATACGAATCCTCATCAAGAGTTCCAGAAGTAGAAGTACTGGGAAATATGGATAGATCAAGATAAGTCGAATCTACTCCGGTACTTACCATACCAAGTGATTCAAGCACCTTATTTCCACCTTCTTCAGTAACCAAAATATATTCGTTATACACGTTTTTGGTTTCTGTAGATGCCACATCGTCTTTTACAAGATACATGACATTATCCTTCGCCTCTTCAACAGTAGGAAGTTTGCTAACAATCTGCTTCTTCCACCCTGCTGCCGATACAGCATCATCTATGTACTGTTTTGTTACATGATCTCCCCATGTCATGTTACTAAGAAGAGTCTTGCTACCGTCCTGACTTCCGGCAGGGGGAGCCGGGATGAGGCCTCCCTTCCCCGACTCCGAACCTGTTCCGGGAGCGGCCTGCACCACATTCTCAAGTCTGGAATCAACCTCCAGACCTTCGAATTTACTATTATAACCTACTTCTACCATTTTTTTTATTTCTTGTTAATTTTATCCAACAACTTCTTGATCTGGTCTACGATGTCCATCACCGCGCCAACCTTATTTTTTACGTCCTCAACCTTCTGATCGATCTTAGAGTCCAAAGCCTTTAAACGGTCTTCGTTTTTACGATCTTTAACAAAGCCCCTGCTTTTAAATAGGGGATCAATGATTCTTTTGTTTATATATGTATTTTTAATAATTGATTCTAATATACACCCAAAAGTTATTATTATATTCACGCTGTAAATGTAATTAAAAAAAATGATTTCATACAAATACAACATCTATCATTCAAAGAAAACAAAGTATCTCGATAAGATGCTGCGTGAATGCTGTTTCGTATGGAATCATGCTTTAGCTCTACAACGTAGATACTACAAACTGTTTGGGAAATACATACCAGTTGGCAAGATGCAAAAGCATTTTGCAAAAAGGGTAAAAAGAATCCTACTTCATTCCCAAACAGTACAAGAAATTCTTCAAAGATTAGATTCTGCATACAATCGTTTCTTTAAGAAATTATCTAAACGTCCACCTAAGTTCAAAAGGATAGATTGTTTTAACTCTTTTGTTTTCAAACAAGGAGGGTTTACCCTAAATGGTAATAGTCTAACAATTAACAAAGGAAAGAAACGTTTTAAGTTTTCATACAGTAAGGTCTACGAAGGTAATGTTAAACAAATTAGAATAGTTAGAGAAACCTGTTCACGTTTTAGTTTGATTATAGTTACAGACTATAATCCTATAAACTCTTATAGAAAGACACATGATGGTGCATCTATAGGATTGGATTTTGGTCTGAAAACTTATCTGACTAAAAGTGATGGTAGCAAAATTGGGTCTCCATTATTCTTCAAACGATATCAAAACAAGATTAGAAAACTAAACAAACGGTTTTCTAATGCAAAGAAAGGATCCAATAATAGGAGAAGGAGACTGTTTGAACTACAACAAGCGTATCGTAAAATAAACGATCTTCGATCGGATTTTCAATGGGGATTAGCTCATCAGTTATGCAAACAGTATGATTATATTTTTATTGAAGATCTAAACATTGAAGGAATGAAGCGTTTGTGGGGAAAGAAAGTTTCCGATCTCAGTCATTCTTCTTTTATTAACAAACTTACGTATGTTGCCTTAAAGTATGGAGTAACGATACACAAGATTGACAAATGGTATCCTTCTTCCAAAACTTGTGAATGTGGCTGCATTAATAAAGGACTGTCGTTACGCGACCGCACGTGGGTATGCCCGTCGTGCGGCGCAGTTAACGACCGTGATGTTCTTGCAGCCCGTAATATACTTCGGAAGGGCATTTCCGAATTGGAGAGCAAGAGTAATTCCAGCGATAATAATATCGGGGTTTCTTGCGCTTGCATCCAAGAATCCCATTTGCTTTAGCTATGGGAGTATGTCAAAAATATAGCAATTGTCCCAACTATAACAAGATCAAAGATGTTCGTTATTAACATCGGACACCCATTCTTTAGATGAAAGAATAGATTCAAACTCAGAAGAAGAGCTGTCATATACCGGATACGGATATTGAGGTTCGTCATCAGCCTGCGTGTCTAAAGACTTAAATAGAAGGTCATAATGTTCTACATGTAAAATAACTTTAGAGCCATCTACGCTCGCTCTTGAGCTGCCTATTCCTAATTCACGTCTCTTTTCTTCAGATACGGAATTATATACTTCTTTTGGTATGATAATGAATTTCATATTATTTCGATTTTATAGTTTGTAAATAGTTGTAGGCTTTGATACAGTCGTCTTTGGATAAAGTACTACTATAAATTCCAGCTAATTTAATTGCCGACTCAGCAAATTGATTACTTCCATCAAAGCCTAAATTTACCATTGTATAATTTGATGATATATTGCCAGACACAATATTGTATTCATTCCAATTTTCATCATATACTTTACCCTCTGAAGTTACGGCTCTCACTACATTTGATGGTATCAAGGTTTTATTTCCCCTTAATACGACATACACACCACTACCTTGAAGATTTCGGATTCTAACCTTTGATGATAAGTCAAAACCACAATAAGATATCTTTTTAACGGGGAATTTAAAATCTAATATAACAGTAAAATTTTCGCCAAATTTAAACTGTTTACTAACCGCTTTATCATCCACCCCATCCGTCAACAGGTATCCTTTGTATTCGGGGATTTGCTCTATGGTGATATCACAATCACCCGTATACGAAACAAATTGAAATCCTAAATTAGATCCATTTTCTACAGCAGGAAGAACATAAATTCCGTCTGATGGAATATTCGTTAAAAAAGTATTATTACTCCCTCTATAAATCATCTCTTGACCAGACTGTATACCAGTAACTTTTATTCTGTACGATGGAATGGTTACATCTCTCGCAGATTCTGTGAAATTAACCCCTGCTGTTATAGACTTTGTAACGTGAATCGATGAATTGGTTTTTGTATAAACAGCTCTGTTAGTAATGGCGTATGAAATGTAATTTTGAGCATACAACCCATACCCACTCCCTTCTGCAAACCCAAAATTAGACAGCACAAGATCATTACCATTGCCCGTAATGTTGGCAATAGTAGCACGATCTTCGTCCTCGTTGGTTTTACCGGTGACAGTCCATGCTTGGTCGGGGAAGAGCCAGGGATAGGTTTTAACGAAGTAGTCTTTGATCTTGGTCAGTTCTTCTTCGGTGGCATCGTGGTCGAGAAATACAAGTTCCCAGATAGCAGCGTTACAATATCCTGCTAATTTTGGAGATAACTTTCCAACATGTAGCACATCTGTTCCTGTAAAATTGCCAGCTTCAATCGAAACACCGTTATAACTTTTAGATGTCTGATAAGTAAGGACGCACGGTAAATCTCGTTCTTTACCTACTGCTCCAAAAGAAATCGGACGATTAAATTGGTTGACTGCTATTTCTCGAAATTCTAACAAGAAAGCACCATCTTTGAACCAATTCTCTATATTAGATACTAATCCTAAAGGTCCTTCATTCCTTGTAATATACTGTCTCAACGCCACAACCGTATATCCCTTTTCCTTAGTCAGAATGGGGAAGTTATCACAGGTACCGTAATCGTCTACTCCGTCAAAGACGAGTGCACCTGGGTAGAGGGGTAGTTGTTCGATGGTGATGGGATTCTCCAATTGCCCCATATTACCACCAGGCACATAGAAATAAATCCTACTAGCCCCTTCAGTAGCAGTATAATTTATTTGATATATACCATCTTTATTATATTCCTGAGCATGACTTGAGCCTACGTTATCATAAATCTTAAAAGAGCTACCGTTAGCTTCTAGTCCGGTTATTTTAAGTGTTATATTGACGGTATTTTCCAGTTCATTTCGGATCGATTTAACAAGCTGTATTGAAGTTCTCTTGTTAATGATAACAATTTTATGACTGAGGACTACACTTAATTGATCAACATCTGCACTCCAATCATTAGATAAAAAATCGTATTTATACCCACCAACCCCGCTCATTCCAGCCCAGGCTAAGTTTTTCAACTGTAGATCGTGTCCATTGCCCGTCTTATCAACCCATACGGGATTAGCAGCCATCTGCTCATTAGTGAGACCGGAAGCGGAATATCTGGCTACGATACCTTCTATATCTGGGAAGGAATCTACCTTGCATGGCAGGTCTAATATCATTTTCGCATACTCTTTAAAAGGTACGGAAGTAGGTACATCATACCCTTTGGATATAAGGGCTTTCCTTATATCCTCTTTGGTATTTATGATCCTCATTAACTTATCTGATATGGTTCCCATTACACTTCCTCCCCATTTATGTAATCTAATACCTGACCTATGTCTCCGATGTCTGATTTTATTGACTCTCCTTGAGAATGTATTTCAATAAGTTTCTGATATAATGTGTTATCCCCTATACGATTCTTATCTGTAGCTTGTTCTTCGATTTTGGCTATCGTATCAGGATCTTCGTACTTAACACCATCAGGGCCATACCATTCGTCTGTTAAATTCGTGTATTTATGACGAACTGGAGTCGATTTAGACTCCAGTGTTACTAAAAAATATTCGTTACAGCTCATGACAATAAGATTTAATGGTTACAACAATTGCATCTACAAACTGTTCTCACGTAGCCAGAGGGAATAGCCGCCAGCTCCGCCCCTACGGCTATCGCCGGGTCAGTGCTTTCCATGACCGTCAGCGCCATCTTGTCCACGTCAAGGTCATTGTCGTAAACGATTTCTCCCTCAACGTAGATGCTCCCCGCATCAGAAACGTAGCAGTTTTTCACCTGTCTTATATGGCGCTGTGTAGCAGACGCAAAATCACACTCGATACTTAACCACCCTACCGGTATCTGATCGATATTGGATCCGATATTGTAATCAGGGTCGGTTGTTTTAAGAACCATATGTCTCAATTCCCTTGTATTTCCGTATCCGTCCATTGTTATGTATGTTCGGATCTGAACCTTACCCTTTTCCGTCTTATAACAGTTTTCTACTATTTCTGTATCGGATGTAGTAGCATCAGGGAAATCACAAACAATACGCTGCCATCCTTCTTGTATTTTGCTGAATGTGGCGCCTCTTTGTATATCAGGGTCGGTCGTTTCTAAAACAATAAGATACTCGTCCCGGACACCTATTATGCTATCTACCGACCTGTATCCACCAAGATGTATTTTACCACCAGGAGTAGTATAACATTCATCTACGGACATAATATGTCTTTCCGTAAGATCAGGAAAATCGCATTCGGTTTTCGTCCATTCGTTAGGTATCTTATCTATTCTCGTCCACTGAGGATAGGCGTCGTCCGTTGTCTTAACAATATAATAATACTGTTCCCTTACACCAAGAACGGCATCAATAGCTTGATAACCTTTTATATTGACCTTACCGCCATCAGTCTTATAACATTCGTCCACCTCAACAATTTCCCTGTCCGTCATGTCAGGAAAATCGCAGACCATCCTCACCCAATCTTCGGGAATGGAATCCAGCACGGTTCCTACCTTAATATCAGGATCAGTTGACTGAAGAACGGTATAAACCTCTTCCCTGGCTCCAAGTATGTTATCTATGGCTACCAAACCTTCTACTTGCACTTTTCCTTTTTTAGTAGTGTAACATTCAAGAACGTAAGTTACGTCTCGCTCTGTCATGTCAGGAAAGTCACAAACCATTCTAACCCAATTTTCCGGAATTAGCCTGAAAACATGGCCGGCGGGGAAATTATCGTCAGTCGACTGAATAACGGTATAAATAGACTCCCTAATATTTATCTTATCATCTATGGCTTCTAATCCTTCTATTTCAACCTTACCATCCGGAGTTTTATAACATCTGTTGACGAACGTAATGTCGCGTTCTGTCATATCAGGAAGATCACAGTCGATCATAACCCACTCGTCCGGTATTTTAGCAAGAACCTTACCTACCGGATTATCCATGTCAGTACTGTCGGTAATTCTATGGGTTTCTTTAAGAACATCCATCTGATCGTTAAGAAGATACCAACTCCATACTTCGACCTTTCCACCAGGTGTACGGTAACAGGTTTTGAAATCTTTGATAACTTTCTCAGCTATGTTAATCCACTCCCATTCGGTTGTGGCCGGAATACCAGAAACAGGATGCTTCTTACCTTCTTCGTCAAGATACCAATAACAGCCATTTAAGGACACAACCACTTGGTAGATTTTGTCCCCTATTTTTATACCGGATTTGCTGTCATCTACCGGTTGGGAGGAACCCCATTTTCCAACTATGTTGGTTATTTTATCAATGCCCCTACCAAAGGCACCAGATAAAAAATCCACGCCATTCATATGAAACTAACTTATTTCAAATTGTTTTATTACAAAAAAGGGGGTAGAGGACCAGCCTCCTCCCCCTTGGGATATATAGAAAAAAGGAAAATCAAATCTTGCAGGGCTTGATATTTGCCGAAGCAGCTAACAAGTCCATAAGGTCTTGAATACCTTCGTGAGCGCCATACGGTACATGGAAGTGTACTGTAATATGATCATCAATTACCCTACCGAAGCCGTTAGAGTAACGTGCCGGCTTCAACGTTACTGAATAATCAGCATACGGAGCCAACAGGTCTAAGCGGGTTTCTTCGTTGGTAAACATCCGTTCCATAAGCTCTTGGTGAGTCTTACGGAAGTCGAAGAACATACGTTGTTCGCGTTCCTTATCCAGCAATTCAGCGCCGAGGTGAGTACGCGGAGCCCAGTGCTGTTTATATTCGGTATGGATCGGGTTGAAGTACGTGCTGATAGCCTCGCGCTGTTCATCCGGATAACCGCCATTTACAGCAATACGAACAGATCCTTCTTGGAATGTCAGACGGTCAATCAAACAGTCGGACGGAGAAATCATGTAGTCAATACCACGGAACAAGATACCGCATTTGCAGTTCTTAGGAATCGGATCGGCGATAATGGACTGATCTCCTGCTACGGCACCCAAACGTTTCCAGTTACGTCCACGATAAGATTCGGGAGCTTTAGATACGAAGAAGTCTTTGAAAATTTTATCGCATTCGTCGCAAACCATGTTAGTAACGACCGTTGTTTTGAATTTATGTTGACATCCACCAGGTGTACCGTAATCTTCGATTGTCAGATACGGGAATGCTGCCTGCAATTCTTCTTTAGCACTGTTACCACATTCATCATCCGGCAACGTGATTTCATAAGCTTCTTTCGAAATCTTACAAGAACCACATGCTTCCCAGCTAACGGTAGTAACAGTAGGATTGCTACACATATCTGCTGTTTTAGCAACGAACGTTACTGTGGCAGTCGGATTGGTTTCTACAAATGCATCGATATCAGCCTTCGTCAGTTTCTTGCTTACGGCCACAGTGTACATACCTACGCCGCCATCTTGGGCTGCTGTTTTCTCGGCAGTGCTACTAACGGCATTCTTAATGCTTTCTACTACAGTAGACTGATCAACGCCATCATCCTCTAACGTTACGGCATAAATCAAACCGCCGTCTACCTTAGTATATCCTTCAGGACACTCTTCGCAGCCTTTCATTATAGAAGACAGCTTTTGAGTATAATCAGCAGGCTTACCACCTTCTTTCATCACCTGATATTTGGAAGTAGAAAGATGACGTCCGACTCTCTTGATATCCAAACCAGGATAAGCAGCCTTAAGCTGAGCCAGGGCATAAGCATCACCGGTATCACACATTTCCATACAATAGAAATTCATGTCGGTTTCCACCGGAGTTTTTTCCAACTCGTCACAAGAATGGATAGGATGGATTTCTACAAAATCACCTACCTTTCCACCACCTGCAATCGGCTGATTCTTGATACGTTCGATTGTTTTCAAGATAGCAGCCAAAATATCAACATCTTCGCAAGGATCACATTCTGAACACATATCCTCACGACCAGGACAGTTTTCGAAAATGATGTAATCATCGATATTTACCTCACCCATCGGATAACCACGAAGCTCAAACAAACGTCCTGTTAACTTAATATGGATAGGAATACGATCGCCTTTTCTTGCTGTAATAGCGGTACTGTCGTCAATTCCGTTATAACCGAAAATAACCTCATCTACTTTAATTTCTTTACTCTTCGGAGCAGAAGCATACACTTCTATAATTTCATCAATAGCAAACGTAGGTGTAGAGAATGATTTATCATCAGATACACGGTCGTTCACCATCTCATTACGTCCGATTCTGATCTGGAAACGTTGTTCGTCCTTACGATATCCTTTCAAGTCTTTCAACGCTTTCAAACCATCTTTAGTCTGCTCACCATCCAAATCATAGATAGCGATCTGACCTTCTTGAAGCAACAAAGAGTCTACGTCCGCCAACTTAGCGTGCGGAGGACAGATAATGTGTCTGTCATACGGTTTATGGATAGCCATAGCCTTATAATATTTTAAAAATTAGTATTCTGTTATCTGTCTCAAAAATAGCGATAGTCATATAAGCAACAAAAAGCATTAGGAATTAATTAATTCTTAATGCTTTTTGATAGTCTTTAATTTAGGATATGCCTTTCTTCTGCTACAAAGGAGATTGGACGTTGTTTGAATCTATTTGATAACGTCCGTATTCGCTTTCATTCAAAGCAAATTGTTTTTCAATCATGTTAAGGATAATACCAATTAATTTATCATCTAATTCAGGATCTATATCAGTTGAATTAGAACCATCGGATTTAATATATCCTTCGATGTCAACTTCCTTCGGATAGCGGTAATATGTAAGGTAAACGGTGTCTACATCAAAACCAGACTTATACACCCTTACCGAATCTTCTCCTATTGTATAGAATGTTTCCCTAAAATCAAAATCAGGTTTGTTAAAAGAGTCGGCAAGAAGCTCATGCGGATTTTCGTTCTTAGCCTCCCACATGGTAAAATCAGTGACCGTGCATTCACCTTTGGTAAATACGCCTGATATGTTTGAAAAAGAAAAGAAATCAGAAGGCAATGAAAACAAAGTGCTTTCCGGATTATCTTTATCTCCTCTCTCATCAAGTTCTTTCGAATACACAACCAGCTTTTGGATATAACGTATATCCTCTTCATTTTTCTTATCAAGGATATAACGAACAAGGCGGTTTTGTTCGTCATTAAAAAGCTGAACAAAACGTGCCTTGTCAAGTTTTATACCACCGTTGGTCATGTTTTCTTCAGCCTTCTGTAAGGCCCGGAGATAACAATCAACGATTCTCATAAATTATTATTTTTTGTCAGCGTATTGATCAACATCGAAACCTTTCTCATCTTCCTTTTTCTTCTTGTCAGACTTAGTGCCTTCTATTTTTTTATGCTTGTTCTTTAAAGCGTTATACGCTTCCAGGACACGTGACTTAGTTTCTAACATCGACTTATTGGAAGCAAGAGCCATAGATGCAGAGATGGCGTCGGCGCCCAGGAGCTCGCCATTCAGATACAGTCCGTCGGTGTTGACGGTGACAGCCAAGCCCTCAATCATTTCCCTGATCATACGATGGAATTTAATCACCTGCATCCCTTCGGAAGATTCGTCGTCAGATAAGAACCTTGAGCTTGCTTCTTTATACATGTCAACGTTTGTATTCTTGGCGTCAATCCAATTAGTGAATATGTATTGAACCATGCTCTGATCAAGCTCTACGCTGTATATGATGTCAAGATACAAAAGCAGATCGTAGATGCTTTTCCTTTCAGCCTCTGACCCTTTCAGCTTGTTCATAAACTCATATAAAATATCAGCCTTGTCAATCTGACGTTGTTTCCTGATATCTACGGCTGTAGTCTTGTCTTCTACACAATAATAAGATTCGACATACATCGGATTACCATCTTCCTCTTTAGGAGTAAGAGACTTGGACAAAATAGCTATATACAGCTCAAATAAATCACGAACGTCATTAGTGTAGAACAAACGACCATCATACAAGTCAATTCTGTAAGAATCCCAGAAATCGAAATTCTTTTGGTCCAGGTCCTCATTGACAGTTTCTTCAAACGGATACCGAATATTCTTAATACGCATATCCATTTCATTCTTCTTGTCTTCAAGTGAGTAACCTTTATAACATGCTGAATTGATGAAGAAACCGGTATCATACACCCTAAGATCCTTATCCCATCCACAACAAGATACTGTCTTGTTCCCAGGGAAAGGAGTCTTGGAAATGCCTCTTTCCTGATATCCGGAAGGAGCTTCTTCATCCATCTTACCTGTTATAACATAAATAGAGTCGGAATATATCTTCATTCCTCCTACGGTAGCCAGCAGTTTCTTAGACTCATGGCTTTCTTCAAAAATCTTTTTTCCCATCTTTTATATATCCTATGAAAACAAAATTTGCGGCCGGTTTTAAAGCCGACCGCAAGTTAATATTAAAAGTTATGATCACAAAGAACTTGGTAACAATTCAATTGTTACAAACCGGCTGGTATCTTTTACCCAACAAGCCGATACAGAGTGGCACCAGAATTGTTCTGACATACGAGGATGGCTGGATACAATTTCTTGAGCCGATACCCTGGATGACCATCTACCTTGTTCGTAACCCCACCACATAGAACCAATATCAGGCTTAACGTAGAATACGTTGCTGTTGATATTACCAATACGAGCTTCGGCTGAAGCAGGGATGCCGGCGAATGCATTAGAATATTCAGGAGCGGTCAAGTCTTCCATAATACATGAATATGATGTGATAGGAGTCATACCGTCTACCAACTGGCTTCTATCTACCATATCAACGTAATCCAAAGAAGGTTCGTGTTCTACAATGACCTTACCAATACCTGGAATAGTAACACCCTTGATCTTTACAGTTCCTAATTCAAGAGCATCGTTTGATCCTGTTACCGGGTTATTGATGATACGTTCTGTACCCATAAGCGGAGCCAAAGCACCTAATTGAGAGAAGAACTCATCACGGAAGATTTCAACGATGTTCTTATAAGCCATAGCACCTACCTTGAATTTCATTACACGATTTTCAATCGGCATATCGCTACGACCACGGAAAATATAGTCAGCAGCAGCCAGGAAGTGTTCACGCTTGATACCGCCCGGACGTGCATATGAGATAACGAAACCACGGCGAAGTTGATGGTACAAACCTTCGTTTTTCATCAAAACACCATTATGACCCTTGACTCTACCTCCACGCATGAACATAAGTTCGTATGCTTCCATCTTAGCCAATTCAGCCAAGCAGAACAAAGACACTGTATTGGCTACACGTGCTGTACGCATATCAATGCTTCCGTCACCAAGACGGGAACCGATGATAGCATAACTTGCATCACCTCCTCTGATTTCAGAAAGCTGACGAACTTTCTGGTAAGCTTTGTCGATGAAATTCTGTGTGCGTTCGTCCGCATAAGCCAAAGACTTAATACCAGCGTACATAGTCGTTTCACCTTCAACACCACGGTGTCCACCAAGCGTAAATTCACAAGTCATAGAACCGGCCTTAGAAGCACCTCCTACACCAGAGAACTGAGTAGAGAACTCACCAAGAACGTTTGTTACCTTCCAGTATTTAATACCGGCACGAAGCATGTCTTTCGGGAAGTATTTAGCACGAGAACGGCCCCACAGCTTACACCAGTATCTCCAGTTTTCACCTTCTTGTTTAGGAGGACGCTCTGTAGAGATAAGAGCCTGGCAACCGTTAATCACATCGTAAGTAATAACATCTCCTTGTTTAAATTGTGCATTCAATACAATTTCGAAGAAGCTTTCATCAATACCGGGTTTTGCATATTTCAAAGACGTATCTTCTACTGTAACCACCTCATACGTCTCTGATACCGGAAGATCATAACGGAATGAACCATTGATACCATTTACGGTAATAGTAGCATCCTGTTTGATCATACCCATATACATAGGCAGAGGATAGTTTGTAATATTAGAAAACAACTCAAGCATACCCAGATGGTTCTTATCCGGATCTTCGTAGTACCAATCTTCTAAAGAGCTAAGATCGTGTTCTACGATACTTTGCTTAACGACTTTAGCGTCGGTATATCCAATCACCGTGTCACCATTCATGGTGGCCGGGAAATTTTTTGTTAAAAGTACATTAGCCATGAACGAAAAAATGTTTTAATTTTTAATCTATACTGATTTCATCGAACTTCACACCTTGAACTTGATCACCTTTATCATCTACCGGAGCTACCCTCTTGTCTTTATTTGTGTGGCTGATGAGCTTATAAATTTTCTTCTTCTCATCAACTACAGCTTGATTCGACTTCTGTTTTATGAACTCTCCTGGGTTCATAAGAAACATAATCAAATCTGGCGCTTCTTCCGGATTCATCATCATCTCCCTTACCCTATTAAATGCTTTGGTAATTCCGGGATTCGATTCAGAAGGTTTTAGGGCAAAATCAAGAGCTTTAGATACCATAGTGTCATTTAGCTGATACCTTGCCTGGATAGAAGACTTAAGGTCTTTCTTATACCTTCTAAAATCTTCTGCATCCTTCGCCTTCTTTTCGGCAGCCTCTTTAGTACGTTGCTGGATAATATCATCCATTCTCTTATCAAGCTCAGCCTTATACTTTATAGCCTTTGCTTCAACATACTCTTCTCCTTTATTGATAATGCCTTTGAAAAACTCATCAGCTTCATCTTTAGGCAACCCAAGAAGATCAACATAATGGCGAACAATCTTTATCTGATCTGCTTTGTTTTCAATGTCAAGCTTTTCTATAGGAGCGACATTCGTATCATATTGCTTAAGAATATCAACGATATTCGCGCCGGCCTTATCAGCCTGGATAAGCTTCTTAGTAATATCAGAAACAGAGGTAACATCTATCTTATCCTTAACAATGTCCTCTTTCTGGCTTTCAAGGACTGTAGATAGTATGTCACACAACGAATCTTCTTTACTAAAATCAAGATCATTGATAGTAATCTCTTCGCCGTTTTCACCGCTAAACACCACATCTTTCAAATCGGGAATGATTCCCCTTGAAGAAAGGGCATCCAATACTTTTCTGTAATTGACAACCGGGGTCTCTACCGGATCCTGTTTAACGTCAACCACATTCTCTTCTCCTTTTTTATCCTCTTTAGGATCAGGAGTAGGATCAACAACCGGCTCTTCTTTAATTTGAGAACCTTCTTCTACAGGCTTCTCATCTTTTTTAGCCGGTTCATTACCATTAATAGGCAGAATATCTTCTTCCCTATTATAAACATCATCAACTGGACCGATACTAAAAATATCGTCCAATTCTACTATTCCATTTTTTTCTAATTTTCCCATACTGCAAAAATATTTAAATACCTATATTTCAGATAAAAAACTTATAAGTGTTTAATCTTCACTAAAAATTAAATATCCCCAAATTTTATTAGAGATTTTCTAATGAAATTTGGGGATATTTAATCCTTAATTCTTATTGATTCCGGCTACATACCTTTTGGTGGCATCTTCCCTCGCTCGTTGAGCAAGCTCTTTGGATTTTAATTTTAACTCTTCCATTTTCATTCTCATTTCATCATCATGAAGTTTGGAATCGTTTTCAATTTTCTTATCCTCTATCCTTTCCTTGCTTTCTATATCAGCTTGCCTTACGGTCTGATCTGAAACAGAAGCCAGGAAGTTGAGGGAGGTGGCGTCGCTCTTGGCGTCTGCCGCCCTGCCTGCCGCCTGAATCTTCTCTTGAAGTATCCTGTATTGACCTTTCTTGTCTTCCAAAGCAAGTTCATGCTGACGTTGCTTATCCTTCTCAGCAGCTTCAGCTTGTATCTGTTGCTGGTTAAGCTGCATCTGATTCTGTTGTTGCTGCTGTATCTGACGCTCATTGTATGCGCGAGTATTCCTTGCATTCTGTATAAGCTCTACCATAGAATCTGATGTGAAGATAGATGCAAGATCGTAAATATCGCCTCCGGCTGTATTTAGCTGCAACATGAAAGTTTTAAATTTCTCAAGCTCATCCCTTTTCTTGGAATTAGATAATGCCTGAACACCAAGATGCCTTAGACTAAGACCGTCGGTTCCTATAGATAAAAACGCTCTGGTAAGATCACTTTTTGTGTACATTACAGAAATATCCTTTCCTTCTTCCTGACATTGTTGAGCAACAGCCAGATGAAGATCCAAAGCGCGTTTCTTGAAGTAACCGAAATTATCAAAGTATATCTGTGTTTGTAACATAGATGCTGTAACGCCCTGCTGGACCCCGGTGGCGGTCTCATACCTGTTGGGACCGTTAATTACTTGAGGCGTGATACCAACCATTTCAAAACACTTCATCCTCGACCATTCAGCAAGCTCCATTCTTGTTTTAAGCTGCTCTGTCTGCGACAAATCATAGACGGCAAACTGGTTGAAAGGAACACCGCCTTTCGTGTTTTGAGATGAGGTATCTAATGTCAGAGCACCTACAGACTTAGCTACATCAAGAAGATTAGCCCATATATCAGCCACATCTTCACCCAAATCTTTGTATTCACTTGGAACCAGATTTATATCTCCTAAGAAGAATTTACCGATCTCCTTTTCAAGAATATTGTTTATCTGATTTATGGAGAAATTATAAAATATTTGATATGGCTGAATCCTGTTAGCCATAGAAGTACCGATATATCCGGCAACGGGTAGAACAAAGTCATAGATATTGCTATCCCCTTTTATCTGGTGATCGATAGGTTCTCCATCCAGATACAGGTTGTCCTGAGCGATAGCACCGCCGCTGATCTTAACTCCGTATCTTACCTGTGGAACGTAATCTACGAAATAAGTATTAATCTCTGGGTTCTCCATTCCTTTACTCATGGTTCTGGTAATTTTCTTAATGCCATTTTCCTGTAAAAAGCCTTGAAGAAGCTCGTCGGTTACCATTTCGGTAGTTACTAATCCAGTTTCAGTTTGGTAGGTAATTACATACACTTGAGCCGGGGACACCCAGTATGATTCAGTTACCTGATACAAATCACTACGAACATGCTCGTCGCTCAAACTCTGGGCACGGTTATAATAATTACCATGCTCTAAATTTGGCATGAATCTGGTTCTGTGATATTCGTTGCCATTACTATCGTATCCGGTATATGTACCGGCTGGAATACCGTAATAATCCTCATAAGCTTTTATAGAGGCATAATCATTATATCCTTTCCAGGGTATTACCTTATTCTGATATAACATCCCTACACTCGCCGATTTGGATAAACTTACATAGCTTCCATTATCACCATTATGATAAGTGCCATTGAAATTATCAGCACCTCCTATAAGCTTTTGCTTGTCTTTTGCCGTAAGAAGATGCCCCCACCTTACTATAATATCATTGGCAGTATAATAATGAACACGACCAATATAATCCCCATATTGAGGATACTTGCTATCTAATGTCTTAGAATAAAACGTATTCAACGGAGACCATCTTTCCGGCTTATAATAGTCGTATCCTACATGATAATTTCTAAAGCAACGACCGGTAAGAAGATAGTCGATGAAATTCTCAGTGTCTATCTCATCCATGTAAAAACGCCCCCTGTCCGCCTCAAGCGTATGAGAACCCCATATAACCTCGGCAGTCTTCCATTTTGTATTCATGAAGTTCTCTATCTCAGGAGGGGTCATAGATGCTTTCACCTCTTGTATCTGTTGAGCATAAGCCTGCTTTTCTTCTTCGCTGGCAAAATTATTATAATCCGGATCCAATCCTCTATTTAATAACTCTTGCCTAACTCTTCTGTCCAATTCCTCTCTAATGTAATTATAAAGAAGATTTTCCTTCGTGGCAGAATACTGATTCACTTCAGATTCGTCCAATCCAACTACATTATACTTGTCAGAAAGGTTGCCCAACCATCCTACAAAAGCGTTTACGATCGTACCTATTATATCATAATGACGTAAGAATGATGGAATATTCACATTATCCCTTATAGACTGAACATCCTTAAGATAAGGAATTACATCTTTCAGTTCCATAAAGGATAACTTACCTTCCATCATCCTATAAAAATCCTTGAACTTCTGGTTCTCATCAAGCTGCTTCAAACCAATCAATTCAAGAGAATCCATAGTGGCTTTAAACCACTCCTTGGTTTTTCTCTTGGTAGGTATAGCCTGCACCGGCAACCCTGAAAATACTCCTCTGGCCGGAAAAGCCTGATCTCTGTTAAAATACTCCATGAGCTATATGTTTTTTCACAAAGATAGGTAAATTGTTCTACCTATCTCATTTTGTAAGGGTTATGTCTTCTTACCGTAAATCCTTTGACCTGTTCCATCTTCTTGCGCTCTCTCTTCTTTTGATTCTCCTTCTGAGTAGTACTTTCAGGCATATAACCCATATCATCATAATACTTAGCCAGAAGAAGAGCGTGGCCGAAGGCTATGATACGGTCGGTGTTGGCCCCAGGGCCGAAGGCTATGATCTCATCAAGAAGTTCTATATCAGGGATACGGTAAATACCTTTCTGTGTTATTTCATTACCATCATCATCATACCCAACAACAACATCCTCCCAGCAATATTGAATAACGGTATTGAAAAGCATGCGCTGATTGGGAACCGTAGGAGCCAAACCGAGCTTGTTGTTCTGACGGGCGCCAGCACGGATAATCTTACCGGCAAGACGTTCGCCATCTTCCAGCAACATAAGCTGCTTATTTCGTCTCGCAAGATAAAATTCATACATTCGGTCGGCATTCTCCATAAGACACTTGGCTCCATACGCTTCTTGAAGTATTTCACAATTCCTACAAAAATCATCAGAAGATGGAGGACGTGATGCGTATGATGCTACTATGCAATAAGCAAATGGATCGTTTATTTTTACATATCTTTTAAGTACATAAAACGAACCAACAGAATCAGTATCAGCCTTGTCAGATTTATATGGGTCAAGCGATGAAACATAAGTGTAATCAAAAACACCTCCTTCTTCTGGTGGATCCTCATATATAACAACAGGAGAATCTATGTTACCACCTTGAAACGGATAATCAGCAAGCTGCTTATCACTAAAATTATACCCCATTTTCATGCCGTCTATCTGATAAATATCCACTGTTTTACCAGGCCTACCTTCTTCAAGAAGACGGCTTTTGTGCTTCAACGCATCTTCTACAGGGAACCTATTTACGTTCGTATTAAGGAAACAATCATCTATAGACAAAGGAAATGCCATTCGTTCCTGGACGTATAAAGCTCTATCCTTTTTGACAAGTTCGTCAAGACGTGATTTTATTATTCCAGTATTTTTATCAAAGTCTGAAACTTTTATTTTTATCTTCTTAAGACCGGGAGCATTCTCTACTCCAAGATACTTATCAAGAGTCGTTTCTTTCTTTTCATACGCATGAGACATCTGGGCTGGAACAAAGCATCCGGATTTACATATACGCCATGTTGGTTTAATAACTCTCTTATTTAGAATATCATAATTCATTATAATGAATCCATATTCGTCCGGAGAGTTCATGATTTTCTGGGCATCTTGAGACTTTTCTACATTACCTCCAGTATTATGAGTTATAATACCATTTGCTATATAAGTGTGAGTATCTGATGCAGTAAGATTATAGACTTTTCTTTCTCCTATAAAATCTATACCGTCTACATAATCCAATAATTTATTTCCATTGTTATCAATAGTCCATATAGCGTCTCCTTTTATCAGCTTACTTGCAGAAACATACCCATCATACAAAATATCCCTTCCATTTGGATATTCGCATTTTATAGGATGATCAAAGCTGCATTCCAATGTACGATTTGATTTTGTAGTAATTCTAAAACATGATTTGAATGAAGGAGGTTTTATCCATTCTATATTTTGACTAATGATTTTATGGTTTTCAACATCGAATCCTATTATTCCATCTTCTTGTTTTAAATCCTCTATCCTACACGGTTCTCCGTTTGATTTATACACTATTGTACCAGCACAACAACATCCCGCCATCAAACAAACGCCCCTCATTCTACCATGCATCATATGAGCCGGCCTACCGGCAAGCCATGCCCCAAGCACCGGGAATTTACCTACCTCATCATATATAGACGTATATGGAGTTCCACCTGCGGTCTTCAATGAGCCTCGTGTCTTTCCATCATCAACGTTGGTGATTCTTATTCTGGCATGAACATCACGTTGATTATTGATGTTTCTTGTACCTAAAACAACTTCTTTAGTCCAGTCGTTACCGGTCCTGTTTATAGTAAGATAAGGAGGAAGATTATCAAGTCCAAACTCAAGATACTCTCCCATATTGGCAAGGTCTTCTTTACTTGCTCCAATAACATTATGCGTCAAATTGTACGTCATTGTAGCATTACGAGCCAGAAGAGAGCTCATTATGGCCGTATTATGAGTAACGATGTAATTGGTGGTCAAAAATAAATGAGAGTCATTATCAACGGTTATACAAGTGGCATGCTCCTTTCCGTATATCGATATGGATCTTATTTTTAATTCCTTACGATTCCTTGATAGTATAAGTTTGTTCCCCTCCAATTTAGCATACCAACCTAAAGCCCAAAACATACGTTGTACAAAATTTATGACATCCATGTCAATATGAGACAACGTAAGCTCTTCTTCTCCGGTTACTACGTTTCTGAAAGAACGAATGAAGTTTTCTATAAAATCTTTCTTTTGATCTATGGACGATCTTAGAAATTTCTTACAAATGTATTTATCAAAAAACATATCCCCACCATAGCCACCGAGATAAGCCGCCAGCATCGAGGCGTAGGCCGACGGCGGAACCGGCAGCTTTGCCGTAGGGTAGTTCAGGGCCTCACCTACTGGAATAGACATACTCTTATAATCTAATCCAGCTATGGATCTAAGACTCCTAACATGCCATTTTCCGCCATGATTGACACACCATTGGTGATTTCCGCAACAAATAACGTTACGACCGTCTTCGAATACGACTCTGTAGGTGGTTACTTTTCCTTGAGGATAGACACCTACGACTTCTACTAAATTCCCTTTATCGTCATATATCTTATCCCCTACAACGATATTTCCTATCATCTTTTCCCGGTCCTCAAGATAAAGTATCTCAGAGTCAAGAAGGGCTTTTCCAAAACGACGGCACCCGAACATGAATATTCCTTTATTCTCTTCTTCAGCCTGCTTTAGAAATTCGGCAAACATCCATTCATTATCACGAAGCTGAGAATTTCCAGGAATACGATCATCTCCTACGTCAATCATCATCTTCCAGAAATTGATATGCCAGTATAGCCAAGGATGGATAAATACACCATTTATGGTAACACCGTTAAGGAGTTTCATAGCCTCATTCTCCCAGAATTGCTTGACATCATCGTCTTGCTCTTCATAAGAATAAAGGTCATTCCATAACGGAATATCGTTACCCATATTTATATAAAGTTCTTTACTGTTAATATTCATGACAAAACTATTTATCGAGCTTGTTCTTAGCTTCATTCTTAACAAAAGACTGAATACCTGATACTGTTTGTCCTCCTTTTAGGCTTTTCTTGTTTTTGGCAGCCTCAAGCTGATTATAGACATTCATTATCCCACACATCTTAATATAAGATTCAGTCCATTGCATTAAGCTATCAGACAAGCTCTTTTGAAACCTAAATTCTTTCTCCCTCTTATCGGAATCTTCTATTTTATCCCAAGGGTTTTCAGATAGATAACGTTCTGCCTTATCTATCTGATCCCTTAGCACAAGAAGTTTCCGATCTACGTAAGAGACATCATCGTTAGTCGGCTTTCTTACCTTCATTATTCACTATTTTTAAAAAATACTCATACTGAGACTTAAGCATATTAAACCTGTCTTCAAGAGAAGATGGATCAACACGATACTTGCACATGTTTTTTATTCCTTCCTCAACAGATTCTTCCTTGAACATAACAGAATCAGTATTATTGTCAACGTACATAATAAAATCTGATTCTCCGTCGTTTACTATCCTGTCAAGAACCTTCTTGCTGTCATCATCTATGTTAAGATCATGACCGGCGTTAATAGATAACCTGTAAACTGCCTTTATAGAAGAAGATACTTTCAGCATCTCTTGTTGATACAAGTTGGTCATAAACGACTTTTCCTCCAAATCAATAAAGTCTTCTAACTCTATGTTGTTTTCCTCATCCTTCTTCCTAATAATATCCTTAGTTAGATCTTCCATCTCCTCTCCCACCTTATCTTGCGCAGACAGTAGATGGTTGTAATAAGAAATAAGATGCTTTATATCTGAATCAAAATCAATCTTCTTCATTGTCAAGAACCTTTTTATCATGAATAATAACGTCCATCAACTCCATTGATAAATTATAATCAGCCACTTCAAAAAGCTCGCTGTCTGTCAACGTCCTTAAAAAAGAAACAGACAATCCTCTTTTCTTTGCAAAAGATCTAAGTACGGCATAGAGAATGTCCCCGGCAGAATAATCGGGGAGATCGTCACAAGATGCCTGCAACATAGAAAATAAGGACTTCCTTTTATCCTCGCATTGTAAATGCCTTGCTTTACCACATCCACCCATAACTTAACTTTTTTGAATTATAGTACCTTCAAAATTAAACGGAATCTTTTCCTCTTTTTGAGACCCATCTTTTTGATAGTGAACAGTCATGTGCTTTACGAATCTTCCTATTCCAAATCCTGCTGTATGTATCTCTATATTGAACTTAAAGTGACGGGAGTCTATGATATTCAAATTAGATGACGTACAACCACAAGACGTCTCTGATGCTGTTATCTTCATATCATGCTTCGACTCAAGAACAAATGAAAACCTTATACTGTTCCCTTTTTCTACCGGTTCAAAAATGATTTCAAATGATTTACCGTCTTTAGAGAGGTCAATATTGTATTGCTTGTCATCTGTAGAAATAACATTAAATTCATCAGAATCCATTGTAATAAGTTCTAACCTGTTCCATCTTGATTTCTCATCATAAAAATCAATAGAATACTGACGGTCCATCCACGAAGGACGGGGAAGCCCCTCCCCAAGCGCACACTCCTCTGTCTTGCTCCAGGCCTTCTGCTTGATGAAGCACGTACATACCGAACAACGATTTTTACCTATTTTCTTGCTTACATACAAAGAAAGAGGCAACATAGAGTTAGGGACGTTCTTGGTGTTGAATTTACATCCTTCACACTTTTCAAGACGTTCCTTGTACCAATCAGGATAATCCTCTTTTTTTCTTGGAAGTTTTTTTAATATCGTATCCATAAAAGCATCGTATATAACTTCCGCTTGCAAAATCTTTTTCATAACTTATCTGTTAAATTCCTGTTCTTGAATATTTTGTATTTCACTAAAACTATGACCCTTACGAGATTTAAAGATAGATAATTTGTTGTGTTTTATCAACATATCCCCACCTTTTATCTCACCTGAGTCATAAGCATCCTTTATCATCCTTATCTTAATATCAAGACACTGAAGTTCTTTTTCCTGATACTTAGATAATTTTTCTACCTTGGATTTAAGACGCTCAAGATTGTGTTTGCGCCTCTCCATCTCAGGAAGATTACAAACCATATCGCCTACATACGGGAACGATACAGACACGTTATCTGTGTACGTACATAAGTTATTGGCATAAGAAATACTGGCTCTGAAAACGTCACGTATTTGGTTTCGGTCGTAAACGCCCCCGGTCTTATCCATCACATCATCTATAATATGTGACTCAAATGATATAGGGAAATCATTCTTCGGCATCGGATTCAAAAGTTTTCTTTCTGTAAAATAAAGAAACCAACGCACATTGATCTCTTGAACCCTCCAATACAAAAAGACGGCGCATGTTCTCTATATCCGGGCACAAACACCTTGTCCTGTAATTCCCTTCACGGTCAATCAAAATACCACGCTTCTTCATCTCCGTATCCAAAACCGATACATATTGAAGATCGGTACTGAAACAATGAGAAAACTTCTTCTTCGTTTCATACGAATATCCAAACACAAAATAATAGGCAAGAAGATTTAAGTGCCTCGCATCTATGACATTCTTCTCATTGCCGGAGGCCATTAGGTATCCGTTATAAAACAGAAGTATCTTCTTAGCCATATCTACCGTATTGGAATAAGGTACTAAAAGCCTATAAGCCCTATTACTAACATCTTTATTACCACTTTCTTTCATGAGATTATCGTTTTGATACAAAGATAAAGATTAAGAATTTATAAATTTAAAATTAACGTATTTTATGACAATGGATTCAGGATTTGTCCCGATATTTGCACTGTGACATTAAAAAAATAAGATCTTGTTATTTGATATTCATAATTTATTTCTATATTTGCTGTACGTTACGGAGCTAGGAAATAAGTAATGAATGATAAAAAAAATATTAATCGTCTTTCATTGTTTGCTTCTCAACTCTGTAACGTGGTTTTGGGATTTTCCGAACGAGAAAAGACATGAATCGGATGGATATCCCCAAAAATCCATCCGATTTTTTTACAGATTATGAAGCTACAATTAGGTAGAAATATTAACATAAGTCTTAGACTTTTGGAACAGTGGTCAGATGATTCGCTGTTCATGGAATTGTATGCTTTATACTGTATGATAAAAATCTCCCGCCGGGATTCGAGAATAAGATTCAAAAACCAGAAAGATCTTCTTCATAAACTTGGAATCGGGTATTCGAAGTTCAAGAACATGACAGGACATCCGATGTTTAACGAACTGTTCCGTATGACGGATAGTACGTTCGTTGCAAGAAGGTATCGTGTTAATGGCGTACAACTTACTCTTGGGTGCGGGAAAGTAAATATTCCAAAGAATAGGATTTTAATTAAGATAAAGAAAAATGAAATAACAAACCATGAAAAAGTCCTTGACAGGATAAGAGAGGCGATGTTTGTTAATTTAGTCAGAAACAATGAGTCTGTACTGAACAGTGGAGAGACAAACTCTCAGGCTGATGTCGTAGACGGAAGCCACTCGTATTATGGATTAATTGATTCGACGATAAGTAATAAAACAATTGCCTTGTATTTGAATGTAGGACTAACAAAAGCGAAAGAGATTGTCGGTATGGCGATAAAAGACAAGCTCGTAAAAAGGTTCGAAAACGTACAATTTATAACATACGTAGATAATCCTCGTGCTTACATTGAAGCAAACGAACATAACTACCCAATAGGTAAGCTGATTCCGGTATATAGGCACGGAGCCGTTTTCTGGCAAATAGCAAATACCTGGACCTTGTATAAAAAAGGAGCAACAAACAGATGGTATTTTGGAGAGAAGGATATAGAGAAAGGAGAAAAAGAAAAAGTGAGTAAGAAAGACGATTTCAATTTCTTCTTAAAAGACAATACTCATATCCTACGTTTCCTAAACGCAGAAGAAGTTGTTTCAGAAGATGGCGAAATCCTTGGCATAGATCGTAAAAAGACAAAAGAAGAAGAAGCAAGGTCATTGGCTTCTTCTATGGCTAAAGAAGCGCACAAAGACTTCTGGGAAGGATATGAGCGAAGTACACAAAACCAGATTATAAGAAAGTACTATCGCGCTATCATAGCAGAAGATAAGAAGCGCAGAATGGACATGTTCTTAAACTGTCTTAAACAATCATACGACAAGGTTAGTGGATGGAGTAAGGAGAAAGTAGCCACAGTAAAGGCAGGCATGGCTGATGCGGAAGCCTGCTGTGCTGAGGTGGGGACGTCCGTTGCCGGGGTCTGCGGTAGGGTAAGTAGGAGAATGAAAACCTATAACAATACCGTTCCTGACAAAAAGGCAGGTTTTAATGAGGTACGGGATATGTATGCTGAGTTCGCCGGCGAGATGGCTAAAGCGGTTGGTTCGGTAAGCGAAGACATCTATACGTATGTTAAGGCAGAACAGTTTAAGGAAAAGATAGGGAATATGGATATATCGATCCAATCATTACCTAATTACAATACAACAGTAGGTAATGATAAAGAATTAGATGGTGAATCTGTATTCAAGGATATACCATTTGAAGAACTATCATTCTATAATGATACCTATCTTTATCCTTCATCTCAGTATTCATCATTATAATGTTTGGTACTTGAGAGAGGGTCTGTTCTTAGTGGTCGCCGACAGAGCCGAAAAACGATAATCTCGTAGAACATCGACGGAAACACCCGTTAGCCACCACTATGCCATAACCATATCTATACGAAACCATATTACTGTCTGATTCAAAACTACTTATCCATCTTATTATTTCTTTTTAATCCTAATTGATTCATTTTATATTTTATGTTTTATTTCATTTTCATACTTTTGTTTTGTAAACAAATTCAGAAATAAAATGGCATCAAATTACAACAAAAAACTAATGGAATGCGTTCTTCGTTCAGTTATGTCAGAAGGTAATGTCGCACAAGGAAAGGCTATTAAGTCTATTTGTAAGTCACCAAAACCGCTGTTTATAACCGGTAGGGCTGGAACAGGAAAAAGTTTTTTCATCAAGCGTATCGTACCGGCATTAAAAAATGCGGTTATTGTTGCTCCTACAGGTATTGCTGCTGTTAATGCAGGTGGCCAAACCATTCATTCTTTTTTTAGAATCGGAATGCAACCTTACATTCCAGAGATAAGGAATGGCAAGTTTATGGACAATTGTGAAAACAAGTTCAGAGGAGAATCCGAAAAGATTTTACAGAATATAAAATATCTTATTATAGACGAGATTTCTATGGTTCGCCCTGATCTTCTTGATAATGTTGCGGACATTCTTCGTCGTGCAAGAGGAGACAAGGATCCGTTTGGCGGCGTGAAACTTATTATGGTAGGCGACCTGTTTCAGCTTCCTCCTGTTATTAAGGAGGACTTTTTTAGAGAAATATACGATACATCTTATTTCTTTAGTTCGAAGTCTCTTATGGCTTCTGGTATGGAAATGGTTTCTTTTGAAAAAATATATCGTCAGAAAGATGAGAAATTCATTAGCATCCTTAATAAGGTACGTGATGGTCAGATGGACGATGATGTGTTTACTACGCTAAACAGCAGATGTATTCAGCCTGAAAATGGCGCCGGATATGTTGAGATTGTTACGACTAATGCCAAGGCTACGGCCATTAATGAAATGAGGATAAATTCCGTACCTGGATCTTTAAGAAAATTTGAAGCTATTATAAAAGGCGATTACCCTAAAGAAGCACCTGTGGAAAAGACCCTTCTTATAAAAGAAGGGTCAAGGGTTATGATAACAAGGAACGGAGGAGAGTATGTTAATGGTTCTCTTGGCGTTGTGTCTTCTATTAAAAATGGAGAGATTGAAGTCGTTCTTGACCGTCCTAAAGATGAGGAGCATGTTAAGGTTATTATCACACCATGCTCGTTCGATAAAGTAAAATACGTTAGAAATGGATATAAGGTAGAATCTGAAGTTATTGGTTCTATTGTTCAGTATCCGATAAAAGCCGGTTATTCGATAACTGTTCATCGCTGCCAAGGTCTTACGTTAGATGCTGCCATGATGGACGTATCGAACTCTTTTGAAACAGGACAGTTATATACGGCTCTTTCCAGAGTGAAAAGCTTGGACGGTATGTATCTTCGTCAACCTATCCATAAAACAGTAAAGACAAGTGATCAAGTAGTTATTGATTTCTATAATAAAACGCTTTCAAACGAAGGAATTGTTGAACCTATTCCAATGGAAGAGCTTGAAAAGTCAATGATTAATTTGTCAACCGGATCTGAAATAGATTTTGCAGAGTTTAATTTATAAAAAATATAGTTATGAAATTTGGAGAAGCTTTAGAAGAAGTAAAAAAAGGTGCGTTGATTGCACGTGCCGGATGGAATGGTAAAGGTATGTTCGTATTCCAGCGCCCGGAAGATTGGTTGTCTACTGATATGGTAGTTAATAAAGTAAAGTCATTGCCGGATTCGTTTAAAAAATACGTAAACGATTATTATGACGTAACTGAAACCAACATGATTAAATTCTGCGCTTATCTGTGCATGAAAGATGCTAACGATAATATCGTAAACGGATGGTTAGCTTCGCAATCAGATATGTTGGCTGATGACTGGATGGTAGTTGGTTAAAAAAAATATAAACATGTCAAGAGTAGATAAAATATTTCAAGATAATTTGGCTCTTATAATAAGCCAGCCGTGGGAAGAGGTAAAGCGACCGGTCTACGGTGACGGGACAGGCGTAAAGGTGAAGCGTATCCTGCAAGTATGCAACCAGTACGATCTTCGTCGGGAATTTCCTCTTGGTTCACTTAGACCTACTAATCTTAAAAACTCCATAAAAGAAATTTTGTGGATTTGGCAAAAAAGATCGGTAGATATTAAAGATCTTGGTCTTCATATATGGGATCAGTGGGCTGATGATAATGGAAAGATCGAAGGATGTTATGGAGATATGGTGAACAGACATGTTTATATGGGAACCGGAAAAGCTCCAGAGGGTATGATAGACATCCATGATGGTCTTTACGGTTTTCTTAACCAAACAGACTTCATTCTTTGGTCACTCAAGAATGATCGTTCATCAAGAAGGATCGTAGCATCTATGTTCGATCCTGAAACCAATAGTCTTAAGCCTCTTCAAGAATGCGCGTTCCAGATTAATTTATCTGTTAAAGGAGATGAGCTGTATATGACTCTTTATCAACGTAGCCAGGATGCTATTGTTGCCGGCCTATGGAATGTAGCACAGTATGCTGCACTTATGATGATGTTCGCTCACGACGCAGGTCTGAAGCCGGCTATTTTTACGCACTTCATTCAAGATATGCACGTATATGACCGGCACGAAGAGCAGGCAAACGAGCTCCTTCGTCGATCCCTATTCGGCCCGGTTCCACAGGTTACTATCTCGTCTCGTATGGAAGGGAAAGGATTTTATGATTTTGTAGCTGATGATTTTGAGGTATGGAATTATGAACCAAAGGAGCAAATAAAATTCGAAGTAGCTAAATGAAAATAAGCATAGATAGAAGGGTTAAAATGGTTCCTATAATGGAAATCAATGCCGGCGATGAAGTTAGCGTAGGAGGCTTTGATTATATTGTTGAAAACATAATTCCATGTAGGAAAGGATCTTATTCAGATTCGTATGGGATTAGGTTGGTCATGTCTTCTTACAAACATGGCCAACTTGTAAGAAAAGTGGATAGCGTTTTTTCTATAGATTCTATTTTGGTATTTCTACCTAAAGGAGATTCTGTTGTCGTAGAATGTTCTTATAGAGAACTTGAAGAATGTTTCCCTAAAATATAATATAATGACAGGAGAAGAAAAGTGTAACCGATGTGAGCAGTTTGGACCGAACGGTCTCACTGATTATCCATGTAAAAGGATTCCATCAAGGAACTGTCCTTGGTTTATTAAAATATCGGATAAGAAATATAAGAAGATTCTTGCCGATAGGGTGAAAAGAATTAAGGATAATGAGAAACTTAAGCAGGAAATGATGAAAGATCAGGATCTTGTTGAAGAAGTAAAACAAAACACAAAAAGATTAATGCAATGAAAAAGAAAAATATAAAACCAGAAGAAGTGGAAGTCGTTATTCCGAAAGAAGTAGAAGCTATTAACATATGTGGAGATATCGATAGTTTTATAAAACACATTATATATGTCAGCTTGGATAAGGTAAGCAGTGATAGGGCGTTTGTTAATAACGATGTTCTGTATATGGTTACATACGCATCTATAAAAGGTAAAAATATACCCGTTGGTGTATTAGCAAAACAAAAAGAAGCTGAAACAGAAGATATCGCTATGCCGTTTGAGGATATTGGAAGGGACGTAAATGTAGTGTATCCTATTGAAATAGGAAAGATGTTTAAAGGCTTTTACATTCTTGGTAACGGTGCTGTGGCTATTGATTACGAACTTACTGACAATGGAGGTTTTGGCGATGATGACAACATTGGCAAAATTGACATGAATTTAAATTAGTGTAGGCATGGTATTATATATAGCAGCAGATCCAGGAAAAGATGGAGCCATAGCCTGCATCGATCAGGACAGCAAACTAATATCAAGAATCTCCACTCCAAGAATATCAGTTTCAGGACCAGTAGACTTGACTAAAGAATATGTTTTTTGCCGGGATACGATCGTAGAAAACAATCCTGATAGAGTAGTATTTGTCATAGAGGACGTCCACGCACTGTACGGGGTCAGCACGTCCTCAACAGCCTCCCTCATGGAGAACAAAGGCCAACTGCATGGGCTGTTCCTCTCCCTCTGCATGGCATTTACGGACATAAGTTGCTCCGTTAATTTCATAGCTCCTAAAACATGGCAGAAATTAGTTTGGACGCATTCTGATAAGGTCATGGAAGCCAGTAAGGTAAATACTAAGAAAACGTCACTGGCTTGCGCTAAAAGGCTGTGGCCGACAGATACGTTCGTTAAAAACGAAAGATGTAAGACCGCTCATGACGGTATAGTTGACGCGATGCTTATAGCAGAAGCAGCAAGAAGAACAATTTAATCTATTTTAAATCATTTTAAATCCAATTAATTCAAAATTAGATTTTAAAATAATACATTTGCAGTGTTAGATAATCATAATCGTAGGTTTTAAAAAATGAAAGTAAGAGTTCCTGGCATACTAATGAATGAGAAACTTTCAAACATTTCAAAGATGTTTGATAAGGTTCTAAAGGATTGTGTCACATCGAATATAAAAATTACTTTATATTTTGATCATATCCGGATACAAGCCATGAACGAACGTATAACATATACGGATGATATTTTCGATGTGAATACTGATATTTCTTGTGACCATAAGTTTTCTCTTTTAGTAGATGCCGGGACTCTTATTTCGTTTTTTAAAAATCATAACCAGGATATAGAGATAGAGATTAAAAACGATTACAGTATCGTTTTTAAATACGATAGAGGATCTTTTTCTTCTACTTGGATTGAGGATAAGGCTTTCCCTGATTTCTTTTATCCTGTAGGTGATGGCATTCGTGTTATGAACTCATCTTTCATTCAGTCTATGAAAAGATCTTTTGCGTTTGTTGGATCGGATGAATTTAGACCGGCTATATGCTCGATTCTTCTTAATGTGAAGAAGGATTATATTGACATTGTTTCTACTGATATGTTCCGTCTGTTTATAAATAGGAAAGAATGTGCTAATGCATTAGAAGAAAGGTCAATTATGATAAGTGAGGTTGCAGCTTCTATCTTGTACCGTTTTCTATCTGATAAAGATACGGAGATCAGTATTTCCACAGATGGTGTTAGGACGTTCTTATGTTTTGATAATGTGATTATATCGGATATGAACGTAGAACAACAGTATCCTAACTACGAATACGTATGTAATAAATTCGAAAAATCGTCGAGGGTTAAGTTTGATAGGGATTTGCTTATATCTGTTCTTAATTCCATGACTTTAGTGGATAATGTTGTTAATGTCAAGGTAGATGAAGAAAACGGTATAACGGTAATGTCTGAGGATTTTGGAAATAGAAAAAGGATAATGGAATCAATGCCTTTAAATGCGCTTGAAGGTCCGTGTTTTAGCTTTTCTATCGGTAAGGAAAATATACTTTCATCCGTAAAATCTCTTATAAAAGGAGATGTTATTATGGATTGGTCTGATCAGTATAAGATGATAAAGATGTTCAATCCTAAATACGAATCAACATACGTCTTAAATCAAACATTGTATAATCTATAAAAAAACAATAATATGGCTTTTAGAGAAAACAGAAGTTTTGGTACAACTTATTATCTGTATATTAATTCAGATGGTAACTTGTATGAAAAAAGTAACGAACCAAAAGAAGGTTTTGTTCAGCACATAAATCCTAATAACGGTCAGCCGGCGGGATATCGGAAAGAGTATTATAATGGAATAGTTGGGTACATCAACTACATCGGGTTAAAGACAAGTACTTTCTCTAATGGAAATACTGCTACTAATTTCCTTATCGTGTTGAAAGATTACGAGCTTAATGAAAACTATTGTATTTCCATACCTCTCGTAAATCAAAAAGGAAATATCAAGGGCTTTGTTAAGAGCTTCGTAAAATACTACGAAAATATCGATTTTAGTCGTGAAATTTATTTCAATGTCTTTAAGAAGAAGAAAGATGATGAATTTGGTTCTTCAGAACTTATTATCGCATATGCTGGAGTAGACGGAGAAAAAGATCAGCTTGTTGAACGTTTTTATAAAAAAGGCGTAAATGGTTGGCCTGATCCTGTTGAAGTTACAGGATTTGATGGCAAGAAAAGCCTCGATTATTCAGCTCAAAATAACTTTACTTATCAAAAGATTACTGAATATTCAAACAGGTTCAATGCTTCTATTAAAGACATCAGAGCCGGTATAATGGCTAAATTAGGGATAGGAGGAAATGCTCAGCAAGAGCCTACAGCCCCTCAGACTTATACCCAGCAGCCGGCAGCGCCTCAACAGGTTCAACAACCTCAGTCTGTTCCGAGTGCTATTCCGTATCAGAATTACCAACAGCCTGCTCAACAGCCTGCTCAGTATCAGGCCCCGGCTCAGCCGGCTGCACCTGCCACGGCACCTACCACAAGGAGCACCAAGCCTCAGCATCAGCCACAGCCGCAAGCACAGATGACGAACTTCCCTCCTATGGAAGAAGAGGACCTTCCATTTTAATATAAACATCAGCCCAGGAGAATAACATCTCTTGGGCTTTTAAAGATAGTGTAGAATGATGGTAGAAATAGTTACAAGATTTCCCCTTATTAAACTTCGTAGGAAAGTGACAGAAGAAAGGATTATGGCGAAGCATGGGGATAAATTATGTATGATCTACTCAGAAACCAGAGAAAAATATAAGCAAGGAGATGAGTGGGTCGATGATCCTGATGATGCAGACATAAGTACTTTTCGTGAGTGCTATGAATCAACTAAGGACATAAAAAAAGAAGGTATTGTTTATTGTACTATAAAAATATGATTATGGATAAGTTAGAAGATATTGAAAGACTTCTTTCTGAAAAAGAAGATAGCAAGAATGATACTGTTTCTGAAAAGAACAACAAACATAAAAAAGAAGATAAGGTCGTTAATAAAATACCTGAATCTTATTTGACTCCAGGTTATCAGAAGACTGTGCAGGTAGGTATTAAGAAGCTGTATCCTGATGTCGTGGTACCTGAATACAAACATGATGGCGATGCATGTTGTGATATTCGTGCATATAGAGTGGTGAAGATGGTGAATGACATGGGAGTGGAAATAGATGTTCCTTCCTATTTTGAATCAATTACCTTATATCAAGGTTATTCTGTTAGAATCGGAACCGGCTTCAAATTGAATATCCCAGAAGGATGGTGTGCGAATGTAGAAGGAAGATCAGGATTCTCTTTTGACGAGGGAGTGGTAGTTACTAACGCGCCAGGTAAATGCGAATTTACCTACAAAGGAGAGTATATGGTTAATCTTACTAAAATCAATAAAAAACCGACCGTAATCCATAAAAACGATCGAATAGCTCAGATGGAAATCGTTCCTCAATACAAAATGGTATTAGAAGAGGTGTCTGATATTGAGATAGAAGACGGAAATGAACGTGGAGAAAAAGGTCTTGGTAGTTCCGGAGTTAAGTAATATTTAAATATTTTGAAAATGAGTATGTTAGGTTTTACATTCATCACAGACAGCAAGCTGTCAATGTACAGGGAGAAAGCTATTAAATCCGAAAATCTTGCAAAAGAAATTGAGGAAATGCAGGATAAGGCTGATTTTTACAAGGAAAGGCTTTCCGAACTTAAGTCAGATATCGCTTCAAAGGATAAAGAGATTTTATCTGTTGGTAAAGATCTTTCTGAGTCTAAGGAAAAGATTGACGCCTTGAAGGAAAATCAGAAAAAGCTGATAAAAAGCGTCAAGAAGAAAACGGAAGAACTTGATGCTGTCAATGTCGATCTTAACAAAGCCAGGTCTGATCTTGATGAGGCTAATTACAAAATAAGAAACTTGGAAGAAAAGAGAGACGGTATCTCATATGAATTAAAAAAGAAATCAAATGCGTTGATTGAGGCCAGGATCAGAATCGGAGATTTGGAAAACGAGGTTTCGGTTGGAGCCAAAACAATACAAGAGTTAGAATCGAAGCTGAAATTAATGCAAGTAGAATTAAGAGGCTACCAAATAGGTATAATTGGGAAAGATAAAAACAATGTCGCTGAGCCGGAATTGGATAAAGATGAGGAGTCAGATAAGGATGTGGCAGAACCAGAGAAGTCCGATGTTGTTCCTGATACGGATGTGATTCAGGAAGAAGCCGGTGATATTGTGGAGCCCAAAAACGAAGCTGAACGAGTAAAAGACACTAAAAAGAAGAAGAAAAAGAAATAATTTAATCCTTTTTATTCTTTAATGTTTGCCATATTGTATGTTAGTACTTAACTTTGCGTTGAGAGAGTTTTTAGGATAAATTATTGGTTGATATTTAGCTGTTATATGCAGGCGTCTGTGAAGGCTCCTGCATATTTTTAAGGTCCTGTAGCTTAGTGGTGAAAGCAAGATGCTCATAACATCGAGATCGTGGGTTCAAATCCCTCCGGGACCACTGTCCAATGGTGTAGCGGTAGCACAACAGATTTTGGTTCTGTTAGCGGAGGTTCGAATCCTCCTTGGATAACGGTACATATTTTGTGTAAAGTGTTAATTATCTCGGTGTTTGCGGTGTGTGAACATAGCAAACATTAAACGGCCCATTAGTTTAATGGATAAAACCTTTGAGTCCTAATCAAAAGTTGCCTGTTCGATTCAGGCATGGGCTACATGGCTTGTTGGATGAGTGGTTTAGTCAGGGATCTGCAAAATCTCGTAGGGCGGTTCGATTCCGCCACAAGCCTCTAAAAAAGTAAGACAATGAACTACCCAGAGCAACAAATGCTTAAGATCCTTAATAGGGATCTGCTAAGTAATCCGATGTATGTTATTAACAATCTCCATATATATGATTGGGAATCTGACTTCCTGGCCATAACAAGATCATCCCATGAGAGACTGCATACTTCAGTGTGAAAAAGGTAGAATATTTAAAAACGTATTAAAATGAGCACCCCACGTGAATTAAGCAGGATAGCTAATAGGATAGCTGGTAAGATGACTGATGATGGATGGGTCAGCCCCGGTAGGAAGAATCTTGTCTCTGATAAGAAGGTCATGGAATTAATAGATTTGATCTTTAATGAAATATGGAGGGAATTAGATGATGGGAAAAGAGTCCATATCATAAAACAGATGATTTTTAAAAAGATTTTTGTCAGTAGACAAAAAGATAAATACTACATACAATGCATAGAAAAAAGGGACGCCAAATAGACGCCCCTTTTCTTTTTCTGTAAGTAATTGTTATTCCATTACTTTTCTTACCAACTTAGAAACAGCTTGCGTGATAATCCACTTTATGTTAGCATTAACATTGATAGTCTGAGGAGTACCGTTTGCATCCAAGTTAATTACATTCTTATCTATTTCCAAGAACGGATCACCTGCTGTCTGGGTAATAACCGTATTAGCCGTCTTACCACCGGCGGTCGTCACCTTAAGAGTATTTACCAGATCATTTACATTAGTATTCGCCGCAATATTTGAAAATACGATACTGAAAGCAAAGTCTCCTGTTGCACCAGGGTCGTCGGCGATAACAGCGCCGTTGTTAGTAACCTTGCCTGCCGCCTGATAGGAGGCAGGCAAGTCCAACGTCAGAGGATGAGTTTTGTCCGGAGTTAAGGAGAACGTTAACTTAGTTGAGTTACTTGTGCCGTTGATTGTTACAGTGCCTCCTTCTTTCCCTACAGACGCAGTAGGATCTATTTTTACAAACTCAGCTACCGCAGCTTGGTTTATGGTAGCACTTTTCTTAACACCACCGGATTCGGCACCAAATTCTACTTTTAACGTGCGCTGTACACGACCTTTGTATTTTTCACCTGATACGGTAACCGCCTGATCACCATCACCTGATCCCGGATTGAAGGTTACAAAACCTATTTTCATTTCTGCCATGATATGAATGATTTTTTTAGTTAATTAATATCTTTACAAAGATAGTTTTACTATATGGAAATCCTATTATTGATCTTCATAAATTAAAACTATCTTTATCCCAAAATAAGACAATCATGAGAAGAAGATTTTTTAATAAAATAGTGGGGGGGGGTAATCTCCCTACTGATAATTTTATAGTTTTTGATAAATCTGTATCAGATCCGGCTAATATAACAATAAGTGAAGATGGCGATTTTTTATACAGGTTGATTACAAGTGGATTTTATAGAGTTCTTTGCAAGAGCGCTATGGGAGGAAGAGAGGTTTTTGTATGTAGGTTAAAAGATAGCGACAGTAACTTATATCTTGATGGCAGTCCGGCTGTTCTTACCGGACCAGAAGGTGATGTGATGGTCGTTTTCTTAGAATTTTGGTATAAATGGTATAAGGTGGATGATAATAGATTTCTTTATCATTTTGCTGATCATGATATTGACGGCACTTACATCCATGTCCCGGAATCTCTTGTTGGAGCATATAAAGGATATGTATCTTTGAATGGATTATATAGCTGGAGTGGTGTTAGTCCTACAACTTCAAAATCATTCAACGATTTTGAAGGTTATGCGAAAGCGCGTGGTACCGGGTTTCAGATGATAGATTTTCAACAACATTGCGTGATTGCTATGATGTTGTATGCTAAGTACAAAACACGTAATATTCAATCTGTATTAGGATTAGGTGGCGCAAATAATAATCCGGCTACAACAACGGGAAGCAGCAACGCAACCGGCGGTGCGGATACCAAAAACGAAAGTTCAAAGTACGTTTGCGGCTTAGGTTTGGAAGGGGTTTTTGGTGGTATCTATGAATGGGTTGAAGGTGTAGAAATCAACAACCGAGTTTGGAAAATCACCGACCCAGACGGATCGACTCGCAATGTGAACGCCGGAACTTCCAATGGCTGGATAACGAATATCGCAGCGGAAAACGGTCCGTTTTTCGATGTGGTGCCGACAAATGTTGGCGGTAACGATTCCATGCATTATTCAGATTACTATAGTCAGACATCGAGCAACTCCATTGTTTTGGCGCGCTCCTATAGCGGCTCGGATACGAGTAGTGGCGTGGCGTATGCGTATGCGTCTCGCAGCGCGTTGAGCGCGAGTTCGTACTTCGGTTCGCGTCTTGCTTTCCGTGGAATCATATCCGAGGTGGCTCCAGAGCAGTTCAAAAAATTACCTGTATTATAATATCATATTTTAATTGTTTTTAAATTGTATTGTTTATATTATTGCGTATATTTGCGATACAATTTAAAAACATTATATCATGAAGATAAACTTTTTAAGCAGTAAAACCTACGTAGGTTCTAAGACAAAAGAAGCTAAAATCAGAAAGCTTTCTATTAGCAAAGATCGGATTATGACCATATCGGTGGACAATCTGAAATGGATGGGTATCGAAGATGCGGTTATTATTGGTATGGAAGAAGGAGCTGAGTTTAAAGGGGTGTTGGATTCTAATTTGTATATAGCTCCTTCTAAGGTAGAAGACGAGAGATCGTTTTTATTAAATAAACAAGGTGAGAAATATAGACGTATTTACCTCCGTGATGTACTGTCTTCGTTAGGTTGGGATATCGGTGATAATCAGTATGTGGTTTATGATATTGTGAAGGTTAAGGACGAAGATGGTGTGTTCTGCCTGGTTCCGAGAGAGATTAAGAAAAGTAAGTTTGAAAAAGGAGAATGATATGGTACAAGATATTGATATAAAATCCAAACGAATATTATTGTTTGATTTTGACGGGACGCTTATAGAAACTGCTTCTGGGAATACGTTCGCTACAGACTTGACAGATATGAGGATTAAGATGGATGTGGTGAATAAGGCTCTTGACCTCATGCAGGAGAACGGTGTTAAGGTATTTGCTATCGTAAGCAATCAAGGAGGAGTAGAAGCTGGGTTTGTTTCTGGAGCTGATTTCGTTGATGGTCGGGGACGCCAGTGGCCTACCAGGGCAGTTCTCTGATTCGGATAAGGTATGTGCTTATAATGCTGGTATTGACTATATGGATATTACCAGATTTGTTGGTAAGGAACTTGATTTAAATTATGAGTTGTCCAAAGAACATACAAGTGAAGGAATAGTTATTCTAAACAACGATCATATATATATCCTTGAAAATCCTTATGGGGTTGATCTTAATATAAAAATTAAATTACAGGATATTTATAGTGAGGAGTTTGATACTCCTCCTGTCTGTAAACCTCCTTTATTTACTTTGAAGGTTCGTATTAAAAAAGATCAATATCATGAAGGATATAGCGATATTATAAAAATAGATAAAGGGGATAATAATATTACATTTACAAGCTTATACCATGAAAGTAAAGAAAGCAGCGATAGTCTATCATAAATCGGATTTGGATGGCGTTGTATCAGCAGCCATCGCAACCATGTACGAAAACAGTAAAGACAGGGATGTTGTTTATATCCCGTATTCGTATGAAGATGATGTTAAGAAAGTTACCAGCAAAGTGCGTGACTTAGATGTTGTTTACGTTCTTGACGTTTCTTTCGGAGCCGATTCTAAAACGGTTTTCAAAAAGTGGCTTGATGAAGGAAAGAGCCTGATGTGGATAGATCATCACAAGGGAATTATTGAGGACAGTAAGACATGGGGATTCACTGTTCCAGGGCTTAGGAGAGTCGGTGTCGGTGCGTGCGCACTTGCCGCCGACCTGCTGATGGGGAAGGTGCCGGCGATCGTCCGGTGCTTGTCAGACTACGATGTGTGGAATAAAGAATCCGGCTTAGGCTGGGATACGGTAGTAGCTGTCCAGTATGCCTTGAGATCAAAAATAAGACTCAATGTATTGATTGCATTGTCGTATTTATATGATCATTTTAAAGAAAATATGAAAGACAATGAAATTGATCTTATTTTTTATGATCTTGCCAAAGAAGGACGTGCTATAATTAACTACGTAGCTGGTAAAAACGAAGATGAGGTAAGTAGGTACTCGTTCGAAGCGCACGTCGATGAGGTGAAGGTTGTAGCGATGAATACCGCTGAATCAGGTTCTAAGGTATTTGATTCTCTTACACCGGACTGGTTAGACGGTAGAAAGATTAAAGCTCTGATGCCATTCTGTATCATGCCAGGTGGAAAAGTTAGGTTCTCTCTTTACAAATGCGTAGAAGACGGCGTAGATTGCTGTGAGGTAAGTAAGAAATTCGGTGGTGGAGGACATGCTGGTGCTGCTGGGTTTGTGCTTGATGTATCAAGCTACCAATTTAAGGACTTCCTTGAAAACCACAAACTTACTTCAATTCAATAGATAAATAAGGTTATGTTTTAAATAGGATTGGTTTATATCAATCCTATTTTTTTTGTGTTGTGTGGATAGGTGGGTGTGATGGGAGA